ATAATGAAGGATAGTTAAATGCCATGTACCCCACTACCAGAATCTAATGTTGTCGCCCCCAATGCTGGGACATTCCCTGGTAGCAGTGGATTTTCCGTTGCATTGCCGTCATATAATATTCCATTCGTTCCCTCACCAGTAGAAGATTTAACATCCATATTTAATCAAATAAGTTTTATATTGCCACCAGGCACGCTAAAACCTAAAATGGAACCAAATGTTATTATTGATGTTTATGGTGCCGTAAATGATTTATTACAAAAGTTCTCTCCATTTTTAATGTTGTATAAATTTTTTCTTCCAGTATTAAATTTAATTCTATGTATAATTGAAGTATTGTGTTCATTACTCAATCCGTTTACACTTGGTGGTGCAATAAGTAATTTATTTCGTAATTGCATACCGGAGTTTCTTTCAATTTTTCCAGCATTTGCAATACCAATTATGATAATATCATTATTATTGTTGATTCTATCTTTAATAGAATATTTGATAACTCGTATAGCTGGAATGATTGAGGTAATAATTTTTAATTTGAATTTGTTAGGAAAAGCAGCTCAAAGGTTAGACAATGATAGTATCATAGGTATAACCAAAAAAATTGGTGATTTATTATGTTCACTACAAAATCTATTTGTAATTTTTGGTGTATTTACTATTATAATACAAATCATAAAAGCAATTCTAAGTTTAGGTTTTAGAATACCTCCATGTAGTTCAAGTGGTGGTAATCCCAGTTCCTGCTGCACTCCTGATGTATGTCCAGGATTTATTAAAGATAATAGTGATATTAAAGGTACAGGATCTTTCTTATATTATAATGAAGTTGGTATAGATTCTGGATTAGAATTACCTGCATCCTTCCCACCAATAATATCATCAATAAGATCAGAAAGCTGGCAATTCTATGATGCATCTCTATCAACGCATCAAGCATTTATTAATATAACTTCACCATACGACTTAACTCCATCTAATACAAAAGTGTTTTTCCCTGGTGGTACTAATTATACAACTACTACTTCGCCTCCGTCAACGCCATATGTAATCAGTTTCAGATTTTTTTATAATCCTGCTGATTTTGCATTTAATCCAACGGATCCAAAAGGTCCAAGGTATATGAAAATAGCTAATGCTATTGTGCAAAGTCCTCCAACGGTTGGAGTATCATCATATAATAATGATTACGTTGCTCCGTTTAATGGTACACTCAATTTAGTCGGTGGGGTTATTACTGAGGATAATGGAGCACCAGTATTAGATGCCCATGGTAGAACGACCCCGCTAAATACTTTTATTCATCAAAAGCCAATAGGTATACCAGCAAATGGAGAAGTATATTACCCTAATGATGGATACTTGTTTTCAGATGTAGAATATACTTTTACAATTAATCATGAAGTTTTAGTTGGAGAAAGCCTAATAACTCTTGGGTGTATTCCAGAAGTAGCGTTAAATAAAGACTTCATTAACAATACAATTGGTGCTCAGTTCAATGGCAATGCGGCTGCTCTTGCTAATATTGTACTACCTGATGTTGGTGGAACCCAAGATGCCATTACAAATGCTATAACATTGTATAGACAAAGCGTTTCTATTGAATCAACAAATGCATTTCAGGCAACAGTTCTTGGGTTGTTAAATAATCTGCAACAACAGACCAATAGTTCACTGGCTGCAGTTATTCCTGCATCTTATGATCAATATACTAGCTCATTTAGTTTAAGTCCAGTCATACAATTTATTACACAACCGATAATCGTATCTGTAAATATCAATGAAAGCTCGTCTCAGCCGTTAACGAATAATCTATCTCCACAAGTAGCTGAATCAATAGCGGCACAATTGAATGCTAATATTTCATTAGGAACTATTAGCTCATTTTCCTATGATGGATATCAACTATTTACAGCAGAAATATTAAGTGATATTCCAGGAAATGGAACCATCAAAGTTTCTTTTAATAATAACTATATAAGTATTCTATCTAATCCATCAGATATTACTCAAACGCCATCCGTTGCAGTAACAGAGTTAGACTATACATTTGTATATTCACCAGCTATATCCTCATCTGGTTCCTCAAGTACAGATGGAGGAATACCAAGACGAGATTCTGGAGATGTTTCCAGAGATGAGTCTAATGATAGTGGAGCCAGATAATGGATAATAGCTCAAATAATAACTACTATAATAATAATTCATCAGAAGATAATTCTCAATCTCAATATCAAAATAATCAAGATATATTGAATATTGATTTTGATACATTATACAATAATTTCATTTCACCAGTTGACGCATTACGCAGTCATTTTAATGCATTAGTTCCTAACTCACAGGAACTAAATACGCCTCAATATCAGGAATCAAGATGTCATGCGTTCTATCGTATGTTAGGATTCCCTGTTGTTGCCGATAGTAGTAATTTTTATAGTCCAGGGTATGATCCTAATCTAAATTTAGATAAAACTGCCACCGCAGCATATCAGAAAATAGCAAGTAGTGTAATAGACAATTTAGCTTTAAAATCACAATTTGCGTATAGGGAACAGCAAGTACAGTTATATTTTAATACCATATTTTCTGGTGGTGGAACTCAAGCCCAACAAATAACTCTCGGCTCATTATTTATAAGATCGTTCGAGCGACAGCTTGGAAGCACCGCCCCATTAGTTGATGATCCAAATAAAAATCAATCGATTGATGAAAGAGTTCAGGAATTGAATAAAGTTTTCGCAATTACTCCCTCTATTTTAGTTACTAGACATCCAATAAAACCATTTATAGTTGATCCAAGGATAGATTCATCGGTTAGACCAATAGTGAATAGGATTTGTGCCCCATTTTTAAAAGATAAAACACAAACTAAGGTATTTGGTTCTGCAACAGGTTCTACTGATAACCTAAAAAGACCGTATATTGAAAAAGTAATAACAACAAGATTTAATAATAAAAATCTTACTCTAGATCAAGGTAATGATGTCATTACTGCTATTTTTCAAAGTATAACTGATGACCCATCACAAACGGATCAGGATTTAGTTGCAGCAGTAGCCGATCCATTAGGACAATTGTATAGTTCAGAGGTAAAAATATTTAGTGATTATGTTAAAATTATGCAAATTGTAGTAGATAAATTAATTGAATCAATTAATGAAATACAAAAAATTAGACAAGCAATGAATTTTCAACCAATGCCCAATCCTATTGGTGGAATAGAAAATGGTGGTACGGTAAATGTACCGATTGCTAATGATCTTAATAATCGATTATTAGAAAATGAAATAATTACACGAACACAAAAACAAATATTAAATGATTTACAATTTGATACTGGGCTTAATGGAGTTCCTGATGTGGGGGATTTTGTATTTTCTAATCTAGATGATTCAGTATTTTCTATAAATAAAAATATTGCTAAATCATATCAACAAAATCTAGATTTATTAAATGAAAAAAGAAATAAGTTAGGTAATGATGGTATAAATTTTTTAAAAAATATTGAAATAATAATGGGTGAGTTCAGTGGACTTGGATTAATAGATATGATTGCAATGCAAGCAGCATTATGGATTATGGATCCATTAGCATTATTAGGATTGATTGATACTAGAGCACTCCAAAGAATTAGAAATTATAGAAAAGATATAAATATTGGTGATATAGGTAATACGAACCTGCCAGCACAAGATCAGCAAAATGTACCAGATGTAGTGACAGCATTAGCATCATTTGAAAGCACACTGCTGAATATTTACCAATTTATACAAAAATACTATGATAATGTCAATAATGGAACAGTTGTAATTGCTCCATAGGCTATTTTTGCTTCAATAATAATAATTTGGCATATTTAGTAGGTGAAACTATGTCTTTTGATCTAAAAATACTTAATGGTGATTTAGTTATTTCAAATTCTGATTTTGCTACGGTTCAAGGAAACGATAAATTGGTGCAAGATTTGCTCAAAATAGCCTTAACAGAGGCTGGTGCGAACGTATTAAATCCTTGGTATGGAACACTAATGTCTAAGTCTTTAATAGGATCTGTTCTAAATAGTGATATATTACTATCAGTTGCGCAAACTCAACTAGAAAATGCGGTTCAAAATTTGAAAAAACTACAAAACTTACAAGTTCAGTCTGGTCAATCAGTTTCACCAGATGAACAAATCGCATTTATTAAAAATATATCAATAACGCAAAGTCCATATGATCCGCGCTGGTATATAACGACTATAAATGTATTGAGCAGAGCATTTGGTAAAGTAAGCGCGACATTTCAAACTCCAATAAGTAATATTTAAGGCTACATAATGGTAACGATCAGATCAACTAATGATATTATATTAAGTCTAATAGACTTTTTTAATACAGCTCAGCCAAATTTGGATTTAAAGCCGGGAACGGTCGCTAGAGATCTGATTGTAGATGCTCCGGCATCACAGATTGCATTGTTATATGATGAACTTGGTAAGATATCTAATCTTCAGTCATTAAGACTTGTATCCGGTAGTGACCTTGATAAATTAGCACAAAACTATGGTGTCACAAGAAAAGTAGCAACCAAATCTTCTGGTACGGCATTATTGACATTTAGTTCTATCCCAGCTATCATTGCCATCAATGTTAATTCATTAATAACTTCTACGAGCGGCTCTACATTCGTTGTATTGAATGGTACAAGCGTAGATCCAGCAAATGCTAATTTTTATAAATCTATCGCTACTAAATATCAAAGTGCATTGAGTTTTTTGAATATAACAGATCAATATGCGGTAGAAGTATCGGTACAGGCAACTACTGCTGGTAGTGCCGGAAATGTATCACAATATTCATTAAATCAAACAGCTATTGCTGGTGTATCAAATGTTACGAACACATTTCCATTCACTGGTGGTGTGGATCAAGAAAACGATGCAACATTTAGGAATAGAGTATTAGCAGTATTTAGTGGTTCTAATATAGGCACAGCCCTCGGATACAAAAATCTAGTAGAGTCAAATTCAGCCGTTGAAGACGCAGTGGTAATTGGTCCTGGTAATCCACTAATGACAAGAGATGGAACGCAGGTAGTAAAAAATTCAGATGGTAGTTATACGATAATATCAGAAGGAACTGGTGGAAAAGTAGATATCTTATTACTTGGAAGTATATTGACTCAATTTACGGATACATATATCTATATAGATCAGAGTAATAACAATGATCCAACTAGTACTGCTAATATAATTGTTTTAGGTCAAATTCCAGCAGATGTTAATAAAACAGTTACTCAAAAAAGAATTGACGATATCGCAAATGGTACATTACCAGCTCAACCTGTAGAGGCAATTTTACAAGTTACAGGAACGCTTAGTGGCGGTAATTTTATTCCAAAAACTACAGATAGTCTTGGAAGAGTGTCTGGAAACTATGAGTTAATAAAAGATACTGGAGTATATGCTGGCAGTCCATGGGGATTCGATAAATTTCACTGGATATCAAATAAGATATCGTTATTTCAAGAAGATAGAATCAAGTCAAAATTTAACGGACAAGATGCTACAACATATTCGGATGTTATTGATATATCAGAAGTACAACAGAGTATATCTATAGTTAGTGAAAATAGTAATGTATCAACAAGTGATAATTCTATAATTCAACTATTACACACTCCAGCTACAAATGTAACCAGGGTATTCAATGTGAATACTGGTGAAACATATCAAATCACTAATCAGAACTTAGACAATACTGGAAGCACTAATACAACTGGCAGAATACAAATTACTGGTAATACATTACCGGCATCAAGTAATATCCTTCAAGTTGATTATACCTGGATAGTTAGCTATGATCCATACAGCGATTATGATGGTAAATTCTTAAAAAATAATCCTCGACCAATAACTGATAGCGTTGATTGGGATATGTCTAATGTTATTAGAGATGAACGGGTTTTATTTTCTATGAATGCCACTAATAATTTTTATGTTGGAACGGTAAAACATCCGGTATCTACAATAATAAGTGCTGATTATTTTAGTTTTACGCGTGGTACTGTTGTAGCTAGTACTGTGCCGAATTTTCCAACAAGATTGCAGGTAGTTCTATCTCCCATTGATAACCCAATTAGCTCCATAGAAGATATTAGATTGGCTGATTCGAATGAAGAAGTATACAATACTGCAGAAGGCGATGGAATTATTATTAATAATAGCATCGTAGTTGGTATAGAACTTAAGTATAGCGTTATTGTAATTTTGCCAACAGACACAACAGCGATACTTGGTAGTTTGATATCAATTACATATAATCAACAAGATGCATTTAATGCCACTAATTCAACCGGAAGTTTTTCATCCAATCAAATAACTGTTCCAGTTGGAAATGTTCCAACAACAACTCAATCTGTATATTTGGATGTTACATATCTAGCTGCGGTACCAGATTTAATGTCTGTTGGTATAACTGGATTACCAGTTAGTAGATCTGGTAATGGATTTTTACTAAATACCAGCACTGGCGCAACCAATACTATAAAATCAAATGTAATTAAAAAAGAAAATCAAACTATTCAGGTCAACGGTCTTTCCCAAAATTATATTACATTGAGTATACCTTCTTCTGATTTCTCATTATTACAATCACAAGTAGTATCAGTAATAGATTTAGTGTCAGGTAAAGAAATATGGAATGCTGATTTTCCAGGTACTGTTGTAAATACAGGTACTGCATATCAGTTGATTTTTTCTGGATTTAACTCGCCAAATATTGGTGATAATGTTCTTGTGTTATATTTTGCAGATGATATAAGAAGATTTCAACCATTTACATACAACAACACAATACTAAAAAACGATTTTCAGAACTTATTATTCAATTTCACTAATAATAATTATTATGTACCAATACATAATTTTATTGTTGAAAATAATATAACTTTTAATATAATTGATAATACGACCGGTATAGCAATAGCATCTGGTACAGATGGATATATACAGTCTGTGAACGCTAATTCTACAGTTGCAACTTTTTCAAGTATATTATTTAGTTTTTCATCAGTAGATGATTTATTAGGTAAGTCGATAAGACTAATTAATACATCTAATGTAAATAATAAAGGAACATATAATATAACATCATTTAGTTCTTCAAGTAATTTAATAACAATACAATTAGCAGTAGCTAATCTAGCAGTGAATCAAATAAGTGTAATTAGAATTGCGGATGGTAAGGATTTATGGACAACTTCTGGTATAATTGATCCGGTAAATAATATTTTAAATTTACCAGCAAATGCTGTTGCCTCTCAAGGTGATGCAGTGGTTGTAATGCTATTTTCAAATAAAAATTTGCATCAGTCACCAACTAAGCTATCTATAACAGTCACAGATCAAATATCTAACCAGGGTGTTATAACTGCAAGCGGAACAACAGTTACCCAGGTTGCAAGCGTTATATTCACTGCTATAAATAATGGATTAAAACAAAATGCTCTAAGTGCTTTTAAAACATTTTTAGGACTTACATCTAATTCTACGATACCATCAAATGCTTATATTGTTAGAGTAGTTAGTGTAGAAAAAGTAAATATTACAACTGGTAATCAAGTATTAAGCACCGCAGCAACATACGATGTATTCGGTACAAGTATTAGTAATAATATATTGTATGCAAATGAAATGATTAATGATACAACATTACAAAATACAGAATTTACATTACCATCAACAAGCAATAATCTAGCTAATGCACCAGTAATTGGTGATGCATTACAGGTTACTTTTTATTATGCAACAGATAATGATTCAGAAAATGTATATTTCTCAAAAAATGGTACGCTGTTCACTAATAAAAAGTTTGCGTTTTTAGATAGATTTTATGCATCAAGCGGATTTAATTCGTCACAGTCTGCTAGATTTACTGTATCATTTTTTACTCAACCGGCAACCGGCTCAAGGTACACAGCTGTGTATGATTACTTAGCTCCAAAACAAAACGAAAGAATTTTAATTCAGTATAACTATAACTCACTAATAAGCACAACAACATTTACGGTTGAAGGAGCTAGACCAATAACAGCGGATGTTTTAGTCAAAGAGGCTCAAGAATTACTAATAGATGCAACACTAAATATAGTAGTAAATTCAAATTCAACCAACTCAGCTGCAATAGTAATTCAGAATGTAAAAAATGCAGTTACTACAACAATTAATACCGGAAAGCTAGGTGATGTATTAAACGCATCAACATTAATTGCAGCTGCACAAGCAGTAAGCGGTGTTGAGCGAGTTAGAATAGTATATTTCAATGTTGATGGGCAAGCAGGGCAAGTGTTGACTATAACCGCTCAACAAAATCAGTATTTTGTTGCTAACACTGTAACGGTAGCACAAGAAAGTATTACAAGTGGCTAACTTAAGAATCATAACTGTATCGGTAGTAACTAGTACTACTATTACTGCTAAATTTTCAGAAAATTTAAATGAAAATATAGATACATCAAATATTACAATAAGTTCACAAACTCCCGGGGTTTCTGACTCATCTGTATTAATTGTTAGTGTATTAGGTAATACATTAAATATTACCACACAGCCATTAGTTCCACAAGCCGCATATTATATAATTTTTCAATCAACCAGCCAAGTGCCATTCAATTCACTTAATGGCGATGCATTCATTTTGAATGACGGTGTAACGAATAGACAATTAATATTAGGTCCACTGGATGCTGGTAATCCTGTGCTAATATATCTAAACAATTTTTTACGAAATAATGTTTATGATTTAGATAGCCCTTCGATAATATCGAATTACATCAAAGGACTATCTTCTGTACTGTCGCAATCATTGTATGCTGTGCGACAGTCAAAAAATGAAAATTACTTAAGTACTACCATAATTGATGAGTCAAAAACGAGAGGCACTGGACCATACGATAGACTGAATGAGGAAAGCGCATATGAAATACTAAGAGTTGGCATGAACCCAACTAATGATCCAGTACAAAATATAACATCAATATCAACTTTTCCATCATATCCTGTATCATTACAATCTGCAAATTACACAGAGAGTTTACCAGTGGTTTATGTTGATAAATCCGGTTCATTTAATATGGATACTTTTACAATTAATTCTACTGAACGATTTGTAATAGTATTAAATAGCGTAGTGTTTGTATATAATTCATCAATGCCACCGTATAATTATGATATACCAACATATGGATATCAGATATTAGATTCGACATATGATCCTGATAACGCATTTACTTATGTATTACTTGCTGATAATCAATTAAAATTGAATCAAGAAGTATTTAATGATCCTAATTTTTCAATAGAAAATCTTGCATACATTCAGGTTACATACCAGTATAGAGATACTGGAAAAGTTTTAGATCCATCATCATTAGTTATTGATACGGTAATATCATCTGGTCGTGAAATTGTTCCACCATTAGAAAATACTTTTACACTAATGCATGCTCCAATAGTAACAGGCTCAGATGCTATAGGAACTATTGGTGATGTGGTATTTATAGATCCTAACGCATTTCCAGGATCTGGTACTCCGCACCCTGCATTTTTATATGAAATACCATTTAGATTTGATTACTTACCATCACAAGTAGGCGAATATTCAGTTGATTACAATACTGGTAATGTGTATGTGTATGGACAAGATAATAAAACAGGAACGGGCGCGTATCCTCCATTAGCTACATACAGTTATAGATATGTTTTTAAATCTCAGATAGATTATGTATATGATTCAGATAGTTTCGAGTTAGTTGCATTACCTAATGGAAGTCTAACTGGTTCGTCTGCTAATGTAATATTTAATTATGAACAAGTATTGGCACAAGGAATAGATTATGTTGTAGCCTCTCATATAGAAGTATTGAGTGAATATGTAGATAATAGATTAATTGCAACAAATACTATCCAGCCATTAAATTTTCCAGTTACAGATGTATTTAGAATATTCAATCAAACAACCGGTGAAGTATACAGTATACTCAGGTGGACTGACAATCAAATATTTTTTAGCTATATCAAAGCTCCTAATATTGTTAGTACGACAGGAGAACGAGCAACATTTCAAAATATTGTAAATGAGACGCTGTCTGTTGCAGCAGTAATGACATTAGCTGGTGGTGAGATATTTCAATTTTTTCTAAATAATAACAATATTATTTCTACTTCACAGGATGAAATAGGATCATCATTCAATACAAGTGTATCATTTTCAAACACTAGTACATTTCAACAAGAAGTATATTTTGATAATTCGTCAACAAACACACAAAATATAGCTAGACTTCAAAATATAGGTGATTACCAAATTGATTATGTTAACGGGGTAGTATGGTGTTATGTTCCAATTGAGCAATCATATTCAGTTGGATTTATATCATATAAACGAGGATACATATCTCCAACAAATCCGCATCTAATTTCAGTTGATGATATCTATTACCAGCTAAATATTTTAAATCAAAAAACAAAACAATTTTCATATACAAATTTTAGTGATGGTAGTATATTACCATCAACATTCGATGTTGCGAATGAAGGATTTTTAAATGGAAATCCTGAATATCCATATCAAATATATAACAATCAAGTTGGAACATTTATAAATACTGTATTTTCTCCCGGAGTATCCAGTTATATTGGATATGTAAGAGGATTATATGAATATGAAGACTTGTTGAATAATATAAATCCGATTAATTTTTCACAAGCTACAACTTTTAATGGTAAAAATATAACCGTATCTTCATTACCATTTACTGAGTATCATTCAGTACAATTTGATGGAACTAATTATTATATTTTAGCAAACACTTCTTTATTATATTTGTCTCCAAATATTACATTAAATATTCAGATAACAAGACTCTCAGATAACGCCACATTATGGAATAATTCTGGTACGCTAGTTTTTGGTAATCCACTTAAATTGATATTGCCAAATATTAATTCACCAAATGCTGGTGATGCAATACAACTTTCGTATTCTTATACAATAAATAATCTCTATCGAGTAGTTATAGATTATGATAAAGGCGGATATTATATAGACTATACATATTTAGCTGATGAAATAATTATTAGCTACGAGTATGGTGATAATGTATTAGATTTTAGCAAATCAATGGCATTGAGTCAAGGTGATACATATTATGTTAGCTATAAAGTTGGTGCATTACGAGACGCGTTACTTAAAAATTTCGGAACGCTAATAAATATACCTATCCTAAATAGTTTAGATGTTTCATTTGAGAGAGAAAGATACAGAGACGCGTTGATAGCGGCAATGAGTTCTTTTCCTGAGGGACCAACAATTACTTCTATGAGCAATTTGGTTGAAACAATCGTTCATGCACCCCCACAAATAATAGAATCTGCATTCCAAAACTGGTCACTTGGAAGTGATCTACTCAATCCACAACCAATAACAACAAATGGTTCCTTTTCATTAGTACAAGCGAAATATGATAACGGTGTTCTTATGAACACGCCTGGTCAAGTCATTAAATTTCCAACAGTTTCTAATTTGAGATTAGAGCAAGGATCTTTTGAGTGTTGGGTTATACCAAACTGGGATGGCATTGATAATCAATCAGTGCTACATTTTACAATAACTAAAAATGGTCAGCCTGTTCTACCACAAAATGTATTCATTGGACCATCTGCCTATCATCCGGTTTTTGATGGCTATGCTTCATTTACTATTACTAAAAATAGTAATACATTGGGGATTCCAAATAAAAGTAAAGATGGTGTTTTTATATATTGTGCAAATGATCCATATACTAATTTTAGTAGGTGGTATTTCGATGTTTTAGATGGGTACGCAGATGGTTATGGAATAAAAAACTATCAAATTTCAGTAAAAACAGATGGAACATTTTATAATGTAAAACCAACAAGAAACAATCAACTATCTTCTGATAGGATATTTAGTGGTACAAATAATATATCATATAGTATTTCTGGAATTAGTAATGTAAATCAAGGTATAACATTTGTAGCTGATTATAATCATTATGTTTTTGATTTTGGTAAAGATCAAAATCATAATAGATTCTCTATATATAAGGATGAAAGCGGATATCTAAATTTTAGAGTTTTTGATAAGGACGGTAGAAATTCAACAGTGGATACTGATATTTCTAGTTGGAAGGCTGGACAGAAACATCATATTGCGGCGTCTTGGTCACTAAATACAAAAAATAGTAGAGATGAGTTGCATTTATTTGTTGATGGTAAGGAAGTACCAAATATAATAAAATATGGTAGTAACATAGCGCCATATCTACATGAAAAATTCAGAACAGTTGATCCGGAAGAAATTGTTGGGGTAATTAATTCTGCAATAGTTTCATCAATAGATTTGGTAACAACTATTGGATCGAATATTGTAACATCGTCATTAAATTTTAGTGCATATGGGGTTGTAAATGGTGGAATGATTTATATCGAAGAACCAGGTTTTTCTCAATCGGGTTATTCTATAGTAAATGTCAACGGAAACACACTTACATTAGCGTCGGTTATGCCATTGTCTATGACTGGTGGATATTTCTCGGTAAATAAAACTTCTTTCAATGTATTAACTGAAATAGATTTGTATCCAAATATATCTGTATCATTATTACATTCATTATTAAATGGAAATGACTTACAGGTAACAGATGGTTATAACATAGTAACATCAGCTTCATTTAATTTTTCAATAAAAAATATTTTACCAGGATACATAATCAGAATTGCTGAAAGCGGATTTGCTGAAAGTTATATTATTTTAGCTGTCAATGGTAATAACCTTACTCTTAATTCTAAAATGCCAGTAAATTATTCTTCCGCTGCATTTTTTATATATTCAAATGCAGCTCAGGAAATACCTGGTGTACGAGCATTGCATCCAGCATATAGTATAACGAGAAATTCAAATGATACTATTACATTAACTATATTAGATAAAGCATTGCCAAATGATATAGTTTTAATAGAAACTCTTGGATTAAATCATAGATTGATCAATCATAAATATTATGTATGGGGTAATGCTTCTAATATAATAAAAACAAAATTACCATCTCCAATTTTACTCTCAGATGTTAAAATTACACATATCTTATTGGATACAATTAATATTGGTCCAAGCAACTCAATGCTAGGTGGCGGTGTATTCACATCTAATAATATAGTAATGGACCAGCCATCAATATCTGATAATGGTAGAACGCTATCTGTATATGTTTCTGGTACGAATGTAGATTATTCAAGCCCCGTAACGGTTTCAATTTATGGTACAAATAATACATCATCACCAGAAGTTTTGACTTTTAGTGCAAACGGAACACAATTAACAGTATCACAATTTATTTCAGTTGACTATGCTGTAGTAACTTGTAAGCCAATTGATCCAACTAAAAACTGTGTTGTAATTTCAATACAAGAAGCTAACCCTATAACTGTCGCAGAAAATAGTACCGTTGTTCCAACTATAAGGTATAGCTACCAAACAGCTGCTGGTAATACGCTTACCGGTAGTGGTAATACAGTTTCCGATGAAAACGGATTCTTTTCTTCACAAAGTGTTGGAAACTATTTGATGATTACATATCCAGCAATAAATGCTGGGCAGTATCAAATACTATCGGTATCAGCGGATCACTCAAGCGCAATGATATCCCCATCATTGTCATCTCCAATTGTTTCTGATGGAATATATGAGATACTAACTGTTACAACATATAGAAGCGGTCTTCAAAACGGATTTTTTATACTAGAAAATCTATCAACGCCGGGTCAACCATATAATCTGGTTCAAGGATCATATAATTTTGAGTATTATACATACCTGTCTGTTCCAATAAATACAGGAAATCTGTACTCATATGTTGGTACTGATTTTACTGGTAATAATATATTTAATGGAACAATCGATGAGCTAATGATTGTATCAGAAAAGCTTACAGATGTAAGGGTCGGTGAAATGGTTGGGGCTAACCAAGAAACGATCACAAAAGATTTTAATTCAATCAAGGCATTGAAGCCAACACAAAATACATTGATGCTACTTCATTTTGATACCTTCCCATTCACCAATGACTCATCAATTTACACTACAGCATCAAATCAATTTATTCAATCTTCTATAAGCGTGAATGATAATTTTGGTAAAAGTATAGCCATAACTAATACTCCATTGGTAATAAATAACACTGGTATATTGACAAAACAGCAAGGAACTATCGAGTTTTGGGTTAATCCTATGTATGATACAAGCAATGATCCAAACTACAGATTTTATTTTGATGCCTCTTCTATCGTTAGTGAAAAAATAATCAGTATTAACAATGCTACTGTAAAGGTATCTGGAAGAATATCTCAAATACAAAATGTAAAACTTCAAATAGGTAGTCAAAGCGTAGACTATTTTGCTGGTGGAGTAATTGCACCAGATATGCAAACTATATATCTAAATCGACCACTGCCTAATCAACAAACTCCAGTAGTTGTTAATTACGTACCAACAGGAACAAATGGAGACAGAATATCTATTTTTAAAGATCCAGCTGGTTATGTGACATTCAATGTTAGAGCCTCAGGTATTGACTATCAGATTAGGAGCCCTGCGTTATGGTCAAAAGGAACCTGGCATCGTCTTAAGGCAACTTATATAATAAATACTGGTCTTGGATCAGATGAAATTAGATTTTTTGTTGATGGTTATGAGCGAAGTAATACATTATTTGGTAACGGATTACTCTTCGGTCAAAATCAAGTTTTTGGATCATCATCCTCAGGTCCAAATACGATGCAAGCAAGTATAATGTTTAAAGACTCAATAAATGAGTTGTTCATTGGATCGGATTTTTCCAGAGTAAATGGAGCCTATGCGTTGATAGATAATCTTCGTATTAGCAATATCTCTTGGCCATTATTTATGCCATTTGGCGAGTCATTAGATGTAAATTATAGCACAAATACCAATATAATATTCCCTGTAACGCCAGATTTGTATACAACACTATTATTAGATTTTGATACATTGATTACTAAAAATACTAATTTTGCCACACTAAAAAATAGTATGACAGGATTAAGTGATTTTACAATTAATGTTTATGATACTTTTGATATATTAGCAGATAATATTGTCGTGAAGCAAGTATTAGAAGAACTGATTAATATTTTGAAGCCAGCTAATAGTCAGGTGTATATCAACTACTTCTAATTATTCAGCATATTAGATAGGAATATATAATGCGAGTACCAGTTTCAGCTCCTCAAAATCTTTTTTTCGATACTCAAAATGTCGATAATTCCAATCTAACATTGGAGCAAACTCATGATAATATTATACAATCAGGTATAATAAATAATCATTTTGGGTCTGGCGTTCTGCCAGACTCGCTCATTCAGCGAGTATTATTTGATTCAGAATCGGCTAATGGGTTGTTAGATGGAAAGCCTATAAATATTCAATTTCAACCATCAGATAGTAATAATGGTAATCAGTTAGCAATAGAGCTATCTGATTCTCAGGCATCCGGAAATAGAACTGTTAAAGTATTAGTTATAGGATTAGACTTCCAAAATAATTTACAATATGACAGATTTACTTTTGATAGAAACGAAATACAGTTAAGTTCAAAACATTATAGAACTATATTAACATTATTATTCAATGATTTTATTGGAGCCGCCGTTCAATCACTAAATCTTGGTGGTAGAATAACAATCAAAGAAGCTAATCCACTAACTCTATCAAGAGACTGTATAATGATATCGCAAGATATCGAGCCCAATTTGTTTTTTAGAGATTTTTTCGTTAGTACTAATACTACATTGGCAAAAACTTTAATGTCAGCATTGCCAAGTTATAATATAGACAATTTAAATATCAATATTGCACCGCTAACATATGCTAGTATAGTCGAAAACGATGTAAGCTCACAGGTGGCACAAAAGTTTTTAGTAACTACAAATAATATACAAAAAATTACACTTCTTCTTTCTATAATAAATAATACTACGCCAAGTAATTTAATATGGACTGGCGATCTATTGATTAGTTTGTATCAATTGCAATCTACGGTTTCTTGTCCAACAGACATTGTACCACAATTAGCAATAGATTATGATCCATCTAATATCCCAATAGCTCAATTAAGCGTAAATTATTCAACATTATTGGCGTCTGGAATACAACTAAATACTGTACCACAACCAGTTGATTTCATATTTAGTAATACGCCTGTTGGTTCTGGATTAGTTTTACAAGCCGGTAGTTATTATGCTGTTACAGTAAAAAGAGCAGGTTCGGCTGATACTTGCCAAGTGCAGTTTGCAGTTGGTAGTAATAGTGCCACAAATACACGAGAAACATTATTTAATGGAAGTGTTTGGGTGGATGTGCCAGAACAGTCATTATGGTTTCAGGTATGGACTGATGCTGCAAAGGTATCTGATGGTCAAGCGTATGATTCCGGTAATGGAGCATTCGTTCCAAAAACACAAATAGATCCAACAACCGGGCTTACAGTTGATTATGTATTAAATGATATTCAGTTTGTTAGAAATGATTTATACTATGCATTATTTCAGGCTATTACAAAGGATAGTGATCCAGTACAAAGCGAACGAACTGGTGAGCCGGTATTTACTGAGCAACAGCTCGTACCATCGATTACATTGTTAAATGCAACAGGGTTAGCGAACATACAAAATGTTTCATCACCGTTAATATTAGGTACAATATCAGATCAAAATATAAAATCATATAATGCATTCGTTTCTACGACCACCGCTGCGTTTCATGAGTTTGGAATGGTTGGTAATCAAATAGTAATTAAAGTAATTACGGATCCAACTGATGGATATAGATATGATCAAAATATAATAGAGTTAGTATCATTATTAGTAAACGGATCGTTGAATGGTGCAAAGATAATACCAAATGTATCTAATCCATCGCTATATTACAGAATATCAAAAGCTGAATTAATTTCTATGATATATGGAGATATAAATGGTGATGGTGTTGTTGATAATAATGATTTAATCTTAGCTCAACAATTAGAAGTTGCTAATTTAAATGTAATACCAAGTTATAGTCAATATATTCAGCAAACAGAACTATTTGTCGCTGATGGTTATTTACATTGGCAAGTACTAAGCCCAACGATGACTGTTATTGCGTCTGGTAGTGATGGTATATTGGTTCCAAATCCATCAAATGGTGCACAAGCTAATTTTGGTAGTGCTTCGGCAAACTTCAATAGTATATTAAATCTTGGATCCAATACTCTTTCTATCACTAATTCAGTGACAAGTCCAGGAAATAATGGATCATTTACTATTATAAATCTAATAAATAATAATGATATATCTATACAAAAACAATATTATACATCAGATACAATACTACAAGTTATGCGATCAGATATAAATGGTGATATGATATTGAATGCAACTGATATTAGTTATATTGAAAATTATGTTAATGCTGTCGCGCCAATACCAGCAACAACATCTCCTGCAAATAAAATTGGAACATCATTTAATGCTATTCGTTTAACATTAGAAAAATACATAGATAGAAATGATGACTATCCGGCAAATGCTACCAACAGAGGTACAACATTACATATGCTACCAGATGTATTTTTAGATGGATATACAGCATTTGCAAATCAAAATCTACAATATAACCCACTATCATTTAGTGTAATGCAACAGCTAATATGGGATCAGTCCTCAGTTGTTGTTAATTCTAATCCTAGATTAGTTTCAGCCTCATTTAACTACCAAACAGGGTATGTAAATCCTAAATGTTTTGTTCCAGGTGTTACATCTCAAGTTTTCCCCGAAGCTAAGCCATTTGATCCAGGTAGGAATGATTTTTTCATATCAAATAACCTAATAGTAAATGATGGCGGTCAGTTTTTACGACCTGACGGTTATTTTATGAAAATGGATTTTGAAATGTCAACAATACTAATCGAAGTACCAAATGTATCATTTGATACTGAACATAGTGTTAATTTATTAACTGATTTTATTGCTGATGTATCTGGAACCGGATATACAAATCTTGGATATAGAGCTATGAAATTTGCTGATTGCACCACAGTTGGAATCAATGCATTAAATCTAAATCAAATTAGATTTGCCGCATCAGTACAATCATTTTCTCCAATGATAAATGGTATTGATCCTCAATGCATAACAGGTATTATAGTTGATGGTAAAATCGGTGTTTCTATAAATTATTCTACTGGATTGTTAACATTGAATTTCACAAATCTATATCAAGATCCTGTAAAACAAACTTTAAATACAAAGGTGGAAATAACGGTATATCTCAAAAAAGCCGGATGGAATAATAATCCAGTGTATGTAAACTCAATTCAGGCACAAAATATTCTTGGTGTTCCTAACCCACCACTAACAAATACTGTATGCCCAGATCCATCAATTGTTATTATAAGCTAGGAGATTATGACATTAATAATAGCATTAGGTGATCCTGTAATAATAAATGTTTTAGTATTGTCCCCCGGAATACTATTAACTCCAACTGGTACTGTTATTTTACAAGATGGCAGACATACAGTTTCGGTTGGAAGACTTGGTAGTAATGGTCAATTTACATTTAATTTGTCATCTACTGTATTAGGTCTTGGCGTTCATGAGATGACGGTGTACTATGCAGGTGATCAAAACTTCGCAGCTGGGTTGTCAAATGTATTGGAAGTAGATATAGTAAATCTGACCCAGTCTGTTACTACAATAACTCCGTCGGCTACTGGTATAGCATTCGGTACTCCTGTAACATTTTCTTCTACTGTTACTGGGGTAGGTGGTACTCCAACGGGTACTATTACATTTTTAGACGGTGTAAATGTAATAGATACTGAAACTCTGGTTGCTGGTTCGGCAACATCTGTTCCCGTAGTATTGAGTGGAGGAATGCACGCCGTTATAGCAGAATATAGTGGTGATAATATATTTGGCGGTAGTTCGTCATTTCCAGCGCTGATTACAGTAAGTGAGTACGCTTCATCCATAGCTGTTTTTTCGAATAGCAATCCATCTAATTATGGTGGTAGTATTATTTTTTCAGCAGCAATTACTGTTCCAGTTGGTGGGGTTGCAACCGGTACTATTACATTTTATGATGGCGCGATGGTTATTGGAACATCAGGAGTTTCATCCAATTCAGGCTCAACAACAATATCTACATTGACTGCCGGAAGCCATAATATAACTGCTCAGTATTCTGGTGATAGTAATTTTAGTTCATCCACCTCTCCTGTATTAATGCAGACAGTTAATAAATTAACAAGCTCAACAACACTAATAACATCTGCAAATCCTGTAACATTCGGTACAGCAGTATTACTATCTGCAACGGTTTCATCTGCATTTACTGTACCAACAGGTACAATTACATTTTATGATGGTGTTACTGCTCTTGGTAGCGCGGTTCCTGTAAATGGTTCCGGGTTAGCAACATTAAATATACCATTATTTTCTGCCGGAGGATCTCCGCATTCTTTAACTGCAATATATAATGGTGATACAAACTATCTAACAAGTACGTCAAATGCAATAAGCGAAGTGGTGAATAAAGCTAATACGACTACAACGGTAATATCATCTGCTCCAACATCACCAGCAGGTGTTAGTATAACATTTACCGCTACCGTTATAGGATCTAATGGTGGCCCGGTAACTCAAACAGTACAGTTTTATAGTAATGCATCACCTCTTGGTGGTCCAGTTACCGTAAATGGTTCTGGTATAGCAACATATTCAACTAGCAGTTTAACCACTGGCAGTTATACTATAACTGCAACATACAGCGGTGACTCAAATAATAATACTAGTACATCTACTCCAATTACACAAGTAATAACAGCCGAAGCATCAACAACATTATTGACATCTAATATGCCAACCGTACCTTACGGCACAACTGGTGTTATATTCACCGCTACTGTTAGTGGCTCATTGGGTACGCCAACTGGTACTGTACAATTTCAAGATAATGGTGCAAATATAGGGACGCCTATTACAATAAGTGGTGGAGTAGCTCAATTTGCATTAGCACCAACTCAATTTCTTCCAGGTAATCATCCAATAACGGCAGTATATAGTGGTGATTCAACATATGCTCCTGATACATCAAATACTGTATTTGAAACTATAAATAAATTAACTCCAACATTCTCAATTTCATCAAGTGCTAACCCATCTATTTATGGTAATAGCGTTATATTTTTCGGAACAGCATCTGGAACTCAGGGAACTCCTACTGGTACTGTACAATTCGTAATTGATGGCACTAACTACGGTGCTCCAATTACATTGGTAGCCGGCTCTTCTCAAACATCAACTTCGGCATTAATTGCTGGTACTCACACTGTTTCTGCAAATTATAGCGGAGATACAATTTATAATTCAGCAACTTCATCTCTATCACCAATACTAACTGTTAGTAAAGCAAATACAACTACATCAATTGGCTCTTCAATTAATCCAACTGCTAAAAATCAATTCACAACATTTAGCTCAACTGTAACATCTGCTACAACCGGTACGCCAGATGGTTATATACAATTCAAAGATGGTGTAACAAACATCAGTGGTCTTATACCACTAACAAGTGGTAGCGGAGCATATGCTTATTCAGGTTTAACAACTGGTTCTCACACAATGATAACAAGTACATATCTTGGTAATGCAAACTTCAATGCAAGTGTATCTATAAATCTAACTCAAAATGTTACTGCTGCTCCAAGCTTAACAGTATTGGTATCTAATCTACCATCATCAACATATGGTCAAACTGTTACGTTTACTGCTACCGTAACAGGTTCTAGTCCAACTGGCACATTAACATTCAAATATGATGGTATTACATTTGCCACAACTACATTACCAGTAAATACTGCGTCTTATGGATTATTAACAGCTGGCTCACATTCAATTACAGCAGTATATTCTGGTGATTCTAATAATGCTGGTAGCACATCAACTCCAATCACACAAACTGTAAGTAAGGCCAACACAACAATTACTCCGTTTTCAGCGTCACCATCATCTGGTGAAACGATATTTAGTACATTTGGTCTAAGTGCCACGGTGAATCCGCAATATGGATTAAGTCCATCAGGAAGCGTAACATTTACAATAGTATCACCATTTACTAATTTAGGTTCAGGTGTTATAAGCTCAAATGTTGCAACAATAAGCGGTCTAAATATTGCAACATCTGGAACATACCAATTACAAGCAAATTATGTAGGTGATTCTAATTTCAATGGATCAAGTCAATTTATAAACGGATTTGTTATAAGTAAATTGACCCCTAGTATTTCTCAAGTATTTACTCATGACCCTACCACAGGTAATCCTAATACAGTTGATTCTGTACATCTTGTAGGTGATGGAGTTCATCATGTAACTGGTACTGTTACATTAATAATAAATAGTATAACAACGGCATTGACTGGTGGTCTTGCTCACCTGGGTGGTGATGATAATACTGGTGGTAGTGCTATATGGATTTCTGGAACTTCTTTTGGTGGCTCGGGTCATGAAGGATATAAAACTGTACAAGCATCATATGCTGGTAGCAGTTCATATAATGCCGTTACTTCAAGCATCGTATCGTATTTCTATCAAAGAGCGACGCCAACAATTACAATAACCGTTAGCCCTAGTTCTGTAGATTCTGCTGCACCACCACCAGTTAGTGATATTACAATTACTATTACAGTAAGCGGATCATTTCCAGAAAATAGCCCATTCACTGGTGCTCCAGTTGGTACTGTAAGTCTTAATATTTATGGCACAGCAACCGGTAATAGTTTTATGACTGGACCACTGACATTAACTTTTGGTTCTGCTACCGTATTAATTAGTCAAGGTACGGCTGGACGTTCACCTATATCAGATGCGGTTTTTGGTGATCGTATTGTGCCGCCAGCAGATGGTAATGAAACATTTACTACCAGTGCATTATATAACGGTGATGATACATATACTCCGGGTGGTAATTCTGGACCATCATTCACTATACTTGGTACTCCTCCAAATTAAAATTTTACTATAAAAGACAAGTGATATAGTATAAGTATGCGCGTACTAATACGTCAATTCTTAAATGCTAATCATTCTTGGGCACATGTAGGTCGTGGTATTGCAACAGCATTAATATCGCAAAAACACGATGTTGATTTATTTTCAACTGATGGTGGTAATAATATACCAGATAATTTAAAATCTCACCTCATAGGTTATTCAGAAGAAAACAAATTAGCATTTGGTAAATTACCAGATAATCATTATGATATGGTTATATCTTATACAGCATTAAAAAATATGCAACCATATCTTTCTCATGCACCAAAAAATAGATTTGGTATTTGGACATATGAGTTTGCTGGTAAAAATGCATTACCTGATGGTTTCGCTAAATGTTATAGATTTGCAGATCAATTACTGCCACCATCTAATTTTGCAAAACAAGTTTTTCTTGATTCAGGTATACCTAATTCTGCTATGACAGTGATTCCACACGGTGTCGATTTTGAACAAATCAATTCCGCCATACCATTTAAATTGAAAACTAAAAAATCAACTAAAATTATGGTTCAGCCACTTGGTCAAATACATAGAAGAAAAAATATAGATGGTCTTTTGGATATGTATGGAAAAGCATTTGATAAATCAGATGATGTGTGTCTCGTACTAAAAATACAAGAAAAAACTCCAACTCAACCGTTTGAACTATCATTTAGAGATCTGTATAATAATTTCAATAACAAATATAAAAATCATGCAGAAGTAGAAATAATAAGAGAATATATCCCAAATATATATTCATTATATAAGGCTTGTGATATAGTATTTACTGCAAGTAATACAGAAGGTTTTGGTATGTGTGCGTTGGAAGCGAATGCATTAGGATTAATTAATATAGCGCCGAGGTATGGCGGGTTCTTAGATTTTCTAAATAGTGATAATTCATTACTGATTGATGGAAAAGAGTTTATGGTTCCCGCAAATTATTTATATTGGCAAGGGAAAATCGGAACAAAGGCGTTCAAGCCAGATCTAGATGATGGTGTGTCTAAATTAAGATTTGCAGTTTCTAACAAGGACGAATTATTAAAAAGATATAAATGCAATATAGAGGAAACTGAAAAGAATTATAACTGGCTGACGATAACCAATAAGATATTAAAATTGGCGGTATGAAATACGATCTAAGCATAATAGTACCAGTTTATAATAAATATAGTTTTACAAAATCTTGTGTTGAAGATTTATTATATTTAGATATCAATAATGAAATAATTATTGTTGATAATGCATCAACAGATGAAACACAAAAAGAATTAGAAAAAATAACTAATTCTAATTTTGTCTATATTAGAAATAATGAAAACTATTTTCATTCCAAAGGATGTAATATTGGATATATTGCATCAAAAGGTGATAGTGTTTTGTTTCTAAATAATGATATTAAGGTAAGAGGTGATAGACGCAGTTGGACTAACCTTATTATAAAATCATGTAATGATGGTATCATTGGTCCGACAATGGGTCAATTAGATGATAAGTTAAATTTTGTTCGTGAAGCAAATATGCATCTTCATGGTAATTCATATATGTCAGGCTGGTGTGTTGCATCATCAAAAGAAAACTGGAATAAATTAGATCTTGGTAATGGACAGATATGGAACGAAAAGTACCCTATGTACTTCAACGACACGGATCTTTCATTTAGGGCAAGAAAGCTCGGCATACCATTTAAGGTGGTGCCAGTGTCAGTGGCTCACTATGGAAAAAAATCAACCAACCCAGTAAATATTCCTAAATTATACAATGATGGCAGAAAAGTTTTTATTAGCGACTGGGAAAAAAATAATTCTATTTAGTTTTAGTTGCGAATATTATTTTGATTCATAAATTGGTTGTATAGGAGAACGAATATGAGTTTAATAACAAAGATAATTTTAGCAATTGCCGGAGTACTTGTAGTAGGTGCAATTGGATTTATAATTTACCAACAAATCGAAATGCATAATATGCAAACGGCAATCAATCAATCGGTAATAACACAAAAACAATTAGCAGATCAAATAGTTCGATCACAATCATCATATGTGTCAAAAGATGATTTAAATAATTTCGCAAAACAAAACGACATAAATCTTAATACAATTAGTAAAGATTTGAGTACGCTTGGTGCTTCACTTACGGGTATCAATCATGTTACGGTGAATAGCGGTGGAACAGTCGCAACGAATGTCGGTTCTACCAGTACAACGCCAGACACACATCCATCAACGGTTCCAACGGTAAAATGTAATGGACAAGATATACCTTGTCCTAATGCAGACCCATATGGTTATACAAGCAATGTTCAACATTTGGAGCTAAATGAACAATTTGCTGGTGCCACAGCAACATCTACAGTTGCAGTTCCAATTGGAAATGTGTCATTTGATGCATCAAGCTCAAAGCCATGGAGCGAAGATATCTATCCACGAACATACTCAGTAAATAATGTACTCGGAACAACAGCTGATGGTAAACATGTTGTTTATAATACTATTCAAATTACATCAAATGGTAAAACGGTTCCAATAAATGCTACCACTGGTACATATGAAGAAACGCTTCCAGCAAGTTCGTTCACGTTGTTTAATCCTAGGTTATTTTTAACTGCTGGCGGTGGAGCAGATATAACACACTTGGCAGGAAGTGTTAATGCTGGTGTGACGCTTGGTATAGCTTCTTATGGAACAACTAAGGTTAGCCCATCCATATCAATTTTACAATTAGGTGTTGGCTATGAATCAAATACTCAAACAGTTGCAGGTATATTGAACCCCATATCGTTTAATATTTCTGGTCTATTACCAAAGGGAATTGTAGACAATACGTTCATTGGTCCATCATTTCAATTAGATGCAAAGGGTCATATGTATGGTGGACTTAATCTAAGCATAGGGTTCTAAAACTATGAACATATGTAATATTATTTATATATTAAAAAATAACGCTAATACTAAAGTATATATTGGACAAACATGGCAATCTATAAAAGATAGATGGTATGGTGGCTATACAGGTTGTACGCATCTTCAAAGAGCGATTGATTTGTATGGAAAAAATAATTTTTATTATGAATTCATAATGTTATGCGGAACGCAGGAAACAGCAAATTATTGGGAAGATTATTTTATTGATAAATATAAATCCGATAATCCTGAATTTGGATATAATTTAAGGAAAGGTGGTTCACGCGGTAAACATTCGTTGGAAACTATTGAAAAAATTAAAGAGTCTAATAAAAAATCAGCGCACTGGCTTGGTATAACAGGTGAAAATAATCCAAATTTTGGTAAAAAAAGAACAGAAGAGCAAAAGAAAAATATATCTGACGCACATAAAGGGTATATTTGTACCGAAGAACAAAAGAAAAAAATATCTGATGCGGTAAAAGGTGAGAACCATCCATTTTATGGTAAACATCATACAGATGAAACAAAAGAAAAAATATCTAAAACATTGTCTGGCAGACCAGCTCCTCCGAAGTCGGAGGAAACGCGTAAAAAAATGTCCGTAGCAAATATGGGTGAAAATAATCCAATGTATGGTATTAAACAATCACCAGAAACAATTGAAAAAAGAGTTCTTAAGTTAAGAGGGCAGAAACGTTCAGACGAGGTACGGGAAAAAATGTCCGAATCTGCTTCTGGTAAAGGACTAAAATTAAAAAAAGAAGATGTTCTTATAATAAGAGAAAAATTTGCTACAAGAGAAATTACAAAAACGGAACTTATGCACTTATATCACGTTTCATTTGCCACTATATGTGATATAATAGAGCGTAGAACTTGGAAAAAAATATAATGCTACATATACTCACACTATCTTGGAACGGCAAATCTAAATTAGAAAAGCTTGCACCAACACTAATCAAATCATTAAATAATATTGAATATAAATGGTTAGTAAAAGAGAACGGTTCTAATGATGGTTCTATTGAATATCTAAATGGATTAAATAATTCTAATATAATTCCAATACAATGGAAGAATAATTTACAAAACTTCGCAGAAGGATGTAATGTATTATTCAAGGAAGCATCACCGAAGGAAAACGATTATATTCTATTATTGAATAATGATATTATTTTTAATGACTTCTCATCAATAAAAAATATGATTAGAATTATGGATAATGATGGTAGCGTTGGTATTGTTGGAGCAAAACTAAATTATACAGATACAAGAAAACTCCAACATGCGGGAATAGAATGGGACAAGAATAAAGACATGCTTCCATGGCACTATCGATTAGGTGAGATGGAAGATGCACATGCACGAAAGAACAGAGAGTTCGATGCCTGCACGGGAGCGGTTCTTTTGGTCCGAGCTGGGTTATATGAAAATGCATGCAGGACAAATAAAAGCGGGCTGAATGGTTTTGATGAACAATTTATTTGGTGTTTTGACGATATTGACTTATGCCTTGCAATCAGATACAATTTGAATAAAAGAGTTATATATTGTGGTGAAACAAATATTTTTCACGAAGAATCCGCAACATTGAAAACCACAAAAACAAATCGATTATTTATGCAACATAATGTAAATCTATTCCGTAAAAAATGGGGCAATACAATAAAAGAAAATCATACATTGTATGTAAGCAATCCTAATTATAACTTATACAAGAGTAAAAAATGAAACAACGATTACTAATCACAGGTTCCTGTGGATTTATAATTTCTAATTTTATTCGTAAAGCAATTTATGATAAAACACCATATGATATAGCTAGTATAGATAGAATATCTAAATCATCATTGCTAAATAATATCTACGAACATAAAAGCCATTCATTCTATCTTGCAGATATATGTGATGAACATATTATGAATAGGATATTTGAGTATGTAAAGCCTGAGATTGTTCTGCATGCTGCTGCTTGTAGCTTCGTTGATGATTCGTTAAAAAATCCTAACGAGTTCATTCGTTCCAACGTGCTTGGAACCCAAATAATTGTAAATGCTTGTGTAAAATATGGAGTAAAAAAATTAGTATATACTAGCACAGATGAGGTTATGGGTTCATTGAAATCATCAAATGATCTGCCTTGGACAGAAGACGCGCCATTGGATCCAAAAAATCCATACTCAGCTTCCAAGGCATCAGGCGAATTAATAATCAAATCCGCTAACAATTCTTTTGGATTACCATATGTTATAACTCGTTGTTCTAACAATTACGGACCAAGGCAATCAGAAAAACTCATTCCAGTTATTATAAAATCAATTATAAATAATCAAAAAATACCAGTGTATGGTAATGGTTCATTTCTTCGTGAATGGACTTATGTTGATGATAATTGTGATGCATTACTATCTATATTAGGATCAGATAAAGTAAATACAATATATAACATATCATCAAATCAAGAGTATTCTAATATAGAAGTTGTTCAAGAAGTATGTAATGCTATGGGTGGTGGTCATAGCTTAGTCGAACATATAACTGATCCTCGTGGCAGCGGTCATGATTTTCGTTATTCGGTAAATTGTGATAAGATCAAAAATGAACTAAATTGGAAGCCACAAGTTAAATTTAAAGATGGTATTGCCAGGACAGTTCAATGGTATAAAAATAATCCATGGTTCATAAATTAAAAATAATATTGTATGTGTTGGCGGAAAAGAGTTAGAGGACTAAACTATTATGAGCAGCGGATTCATATGGATAAAAGGAAGAACTAAAATGGTTGCACAAACAGTAAGACTAAATGTAGTAGAAGAAACTATTGTGGATGACATAACAAATGAGAAACCAGCTATGGATATAGATCAAGAAAAACTTGCAAGATTAAAAGCAAAATTAGCAGAAAAAACTAAGGATATTGATATAGTAAAACAAGAGGAACCAATGAGTGTAAAACCGGTAAAGAAAGAGCGATCAATTAATTTTGGAATAATTGGATCGGGACAAGCAGGAAGTAAATTAGCCCAACAATTTCGTGAATATAACTATGATTGCATAGTTTTGAATACAACGCAGAATGATCTTAAATTTATAGATGTTCCCGAAAGTAATAAATTATTACTGGAGTATAATTCTATTGGTGGAGCCGCAAGGACGCTTAGTATTGGTCGAGAGGCAACGGAAGCCAATGCTGATGCCATAAAAGAAATGGTTAGTAAACAGTTAGCGGATGCACAAGTGTTCGTTTTATGCTCATCATTAGGTGGTGGTAGCGGAGCAGGCAGCTGTGAGGTATTAGTCAATATTCTAAATGAATTAGGGAAGCCTATTATAATTATAGGCGTCTTACCTATGCATTCGGAAGATCTTAAAGCAAAATCAAATGCTATGGAAACGCTTGCGGTACTATCAAAAGATTTACAGAATAAAAAAGTAGCTAACATTATATTGGTAGATAATGCGCGAATAGAGGCAATTTATTCTAATGTTGGTCAAATGGATTTTTATTCAATTGCAAATAAAGCAATAGTTGAACCATTAGATATGTTCAATATGTTGTCATCATCACCATCATCAATTAAAAGTCTAGACAGTATGGAGTGGCTTAAAATTCTAATTGATTCCTCGGGGTATTCTACATATGGGTCAATGGAAATCGAGGATTATAGTTCGGAGACTTCGATCGCAGAGGCTATAATTTCAAATATGAATAATAATCTACTTGCAAGCGGATTTAACATAAAAGAAAGTAAATATGTAGGGTTCATTGTGGCAGCAAATAAAACCGTCTGGAAAAGTATTCCAGCAGTGGCAATAAATTATGCCAATGCGCTGTTAACAGAACAATGTGGAACCCCTGAGATATTTAGAGGTATTTATGAGATAGATGAGCCACGAGATGTTGTCAAGATTTATTCATTCTTTTCCGGTCTTGGTATTCCGGCAGAACGTACCGCGCAGCTAACAGAAGAGATAAAAAATCTTTCAAATGTTGTGAAGGAAAAAGAGACTGCCCGGAATCTAAATGTAGCGCTCAACACAGGAAAAAATACAACGATAACTGATGCACAAAAAATCAAAGACAAGATTGCTGCCAAAACAAGTACATTCGGAAAGTTTGTAGGCGGAAATGTAGTAGATCGTAGAAAACAATAACATATAGTTATATAAAATGAAAAATTGGAAAAAATTATACCAATGGTAAAAGGAAACAATAAATGACTAATTTTTACAAGGGATACGATATTTCAGTTATTCAAGGAGTGGTTCAATTTGATCTTCTTGCACAACAAGGAACAAAATTCATAATCAGTAGATGTGCCGTTGGAAACAGCGGAACAGATATAAACTACACTAAAAATATAACAGGAACAAAAAACGCAGGAATGCTGCCGATGGCATATAATTTTGCGTTTCCGTTGCCAACAATTCCTTCACAGCCTACACGAGACCCAGTGATTCAAGCACAACTTCATTTTAAGGCTGCCGCAGGAGAGCTAGCGAGCCTGGATATGGAGTGGCCCGTGGAAAATGATTGGAATAAGTGGGGGTGCTCAGCAAAACAAATTGTTGAATGGACGCTTACATATCTTCAAGAATATGAGCGGTTGAGTGGTAAAAAAATACCAATTTATACATATCCTAATTTTATGCAAACTATCGGAAATCCTGCACAATTCGCAGACTATCCGCTATGGATTGCCTCATATCAAGCAAATAGCCCAATGATTCCAAAGCCTTGGAACTCATATGTGTTATGGCAAAACAGTGGCGGAACCGCAAAGCTTCCAAATGGCGTAAATGTCGATACCGACCTTGCAATTGACCTCAGTCTGTGGGGAGTACAAACCCCTCAACTCACCGGAGTAAGCGTTCCTACGGTCAATACGGCGCCGCAAACGCCACCCGCACCAGCAGGCACACCACTCAACACAATGCTCGATGTTCAACACGCATTAAATCTACTCGGAGGAGCAGGAACGCCACTAACCGAAGACGGCAACAACGGACCAAAAACCATATTAGCCATCGAAGCATTTCAATCATCACACGGGCTTACAGCAGATGGTATTGCTGGACCGGCAACAAAGACGGTTCTACAAGGTGCAGTAGCATCATTAGCGTCATCACCTGCGGTATCACAAGCATTACCAGCAATGGTATCATTAGTAGGTATTAACCCAGTTAATCCAACGCCAAACCCAGATGCAGTTGCGCCTTCACCAGCAAGACCGCCTCATCCTACATTACCACCTAATTTTTGGAATAGTGTTCTGAGCGTTCTAGTTAATTTTGCGAAGAATGTGTTGCATATATAATGAATTGTCCTCAATGTTCGTATCCGCTTATTGAATCGGAATCAAAAGATGATTCGGCACAATTGGCTACTTCCCAAAGCTTGTATATTCCTACATCAACATATCCGTCAACATATCCAGTAGGCTCAGGATATTTAGTTGGTACCACTGGATCTGGTACATGGTCTCAATCTACACCAGTAGGTAAAACATATAATTGTCCTAAATGTCATATTTCTATAAAAATAGATGATGATAAGAAATCAAAAGAGAAGAAAGAATTAATGAGGATAATTGAGGGGCTCGTAGAACAAAAGAATAGATGTGATGAAAGAGTAAAAGCCTTCAATGCGAGATGGGGTGATAATCAGAGTATTGAAAGATTAGAAGCGTTATTGATATTGAAATGAAAAATCCAATAACTAAATGGTTGAATAGCGGAAGTGATTATAGCGCGGTTGTAAAACTTGCATTCATAGGAGTGGGGCTATATGTATTATTTTTTCCTATAACCATACCTATGTCAATCTATCAAGCGCTTACTGAAAAGCCTTATACACCGCCAGATCCAATACAAGAAACTGAGGAGCAGAAATTAAAGCGTGAAGCTAATGCGTCCAGATTTAAGTTTCGTAAAGATCAGCAGAAATAATATAAAAAAGAAATCCTGATTAAATTTCATAAAAATGATCATTACAATTCTCGACAATAAATACTGCAAAATCACCGCCAACGAAGATGAAACTCCAATCATCAATCAGCTTCGTAATTTTCTTTCATATAAATTGGCTGGCGTTGAATACACTCCGGCATACAAAAACGGCTGGCACGGTATAACATTCCTCCTAAATAAGCAAAATGTATTTATGTCAGGGCTCCTACCAAAAGTTGAACAATGGCTAAAACGAAAACAAGCCACATATATCATAACCGATAATAGAATAAAATCTATTGCTGGCAATGAGCTCATCATAACCGATCGTCTAAAACTACTCGACAAGGTTCCCCGCGATTACCAAAATCGTATCCTCGAAGCAACAACACTTCACGATAAAGGTATCATTCGTGCTTGCACTGCTTCGGGTAAAACACTTGTTGCAGCAATGATGACGGCAAAGTTCAACAAACCAACAATCGTCTATGTTATTGGATTAAATTTGTTAGATCAGTTTCATAAAACATTCACCGAGATATTTGATGAACCAATAGGTAGGATCGGTAATGGTGATTGTGATATAAAACGAATTACTATTGCATCAATTTGGACAATCGGAAAAGCATTAGATATAAATACAAAAAAGATGTTATTGGAATCAGATGAGTTTGATGAAAAAGAAAAGTTCAATGGTGATACTAAAGTAGATATTCTTCGAGCATTGAAAGAATATAAGATTCATATGTTAGATGAGTGTCATGTATCTACAACAGCTACAATATCAGCAATATATAAAAACATAAATCCTGAACGCATATATGGATTAAGCGGAACGCCGTTCCGTGGTGATAATAGTGATTTATTAATCAATGGCGTTCTTGGAGAACAGATTATAAATATCAGTGCATCAGAACTAATTGAAAAAGGTATATTGGCAAAACCATATATAAAGTTCATAACGGTTCCAAAGATGCATATTCAAGATAAAACATATCAGGCAATATACAAACAGTATATAGTTGAGAATGAAGTTAGAAATAATTTAGTTGTTGAATATACAAAAAAGTTTTTGGAAAAAGGTTATGCTCCACTTGTATTGTTCAAGCAGATAGTGCACGGCAAGATTTTATTAGAGATGCTTCAAAACGCTGGCGTAAAATGTGATTTATTGTATGGCAATGATAAGCTGGAACGACGATTAGAAGTAATGCAAGATTTCAATGATGGCAAGATAGATGTGATAGTGGCATCAGTCATATTTGATTTGGGCGTTGATCTTCCAAAGATATCAGCGCTGGTGAATGCTGGTGGTGGGGCTAGTGCAATCAGATGCCTTCAAAAAGTTGGCAGATGTATTAGACCATACCCCGGCAAAAAACATGTTGCAATTTGCGATTTCTTCGACCAAATAAAGTATTTACGCGACCATAGCAAGAAAAGATTTAAGATATATAGTAGTGAGGTGGGGTTCGAAGTAAGTCCTAGCAAGGAAATGTTATGAATAAAACAATAATGGTAAAGCACGTTGAAATTGAATTATTTGTAAATGATGGAAATGATATTGTTATAAATAATCCATTAGCTCAATATCTACATCAATCAGTAGCGTGTCCAATTGATTTGATACAAAGAAAATCAAGTGTATGGGATTTTATTGCAAAGCGGTCAGAACTTACAGATGAAGTAAAAAATGAAATCGAACGATTGATGAAACCTGAGTTATTACAATTACTATGAAAAACATAGACCCACAACTAACCGACGCCGTCAGCACCGCATACCAAAAATGGTTCGCTCAATTTCCAGAAATTGAAACCCTTCCAACAAAAGACTGGCGTCCCGTCCATGTGATCGCTTATTGGGTTAAATTATACAAAAACCATTACGGCGTTGATTACACATTCAAGTTCAATCATACGGCTCCATCAAAAAGCTGGGAAATACAAAACATAAAAAAAATATCACAACAATTGTCAAGCGATCCTCAAATCCTCAAAGATTATTTAGATTGGTTCTTTCAAACAATAATTGTGGCAAAACAAAAGAGAATTACCAGCATTGCAATATTGGCAAACCCGATAGATGTTAATAAGTATAAGTTTCTAAAACTCATACCAAATGCGAACATTGATCGTTCCACGCCACTTCCACCAAATTATATGACAATTATAAAATCATTCAATGCACCAATTAATAATTATGGAGAGCTTGCATTTATTAGGGAGAGTGAAGAATATAGGGGATTGATGGATGCGTTGGTTGGGGCTGGAATGGATTTAAAAATATTGGATAGGGTAAAATAAAAATGAACAACGCACCAACCCTACGACACGACTACATATCCTGTATAAAACTCGCACACGAAACCGATTCCAAAAAAGAAGAAGCATTTCTAAAAGCCGAAGCTAGCAAGGCATTAGAACAATTACGAAAAGAATGCCAACACACTCACACAGTATGTTTACGTTCAGAATATGGTGGATCATATTTAGATGATTATTCCGATCGGAATCCAGAATCTAGGATTTGTTTATGTTGTGGTATAAAAGAAAATGCTTATGATAATAAGTTTAAATTGTTAACAACAAAGCCGTTTTCTAGATTTGAGAATAAGTATCCAGATCAAATTAAAAACCCACTTAGTTATTTATTAAATGATTGCGTGGAGATTGCGGAAAAACAAGGATATCATTATTTTGGTAATAGGAAATAAATAAAATGACAATGACACCAGAATTACTTGACGTTTTAGCGGAAATAAGATCAACGGGAAAAGAGTGTCTTCCAAAATATGTAGATGCGCTTATGAATTATTATAAGCATAATCAAAATAATAGTACAGCCATTGTTCCAGCAGTATCTTCAACAGATATTGTTCCAGCAGTATCTTCAACAGATATTGTTCCCATAGTACCTACGCCTTCACAGCAAATGAGCACGTTACACAATATAACGCCAACTAAAATTAAAAATGTATTTAAATTTAATAAAAATAACTTATTGAAAAATGATCCAGAATTTAAAAAACCTGAGGGATTTGAAAATAAGAATTTTACAAGTGGTCGTTTAGCAGAGATGGCAGTACATAAAATGTTTCCGGAACTGACATGGAACAATGCATTTTCAAATACAATTAAACCAGATTTTACACATGGTCTATTAAAAATCGATGTAAAATCGGTAATGACTAAATATAATACATTGGTTCTTAAAGAAAGAGTTATGAATAATTTATGCGATATTTATATATTATGTGATGTATCAGAAACAAAAACAGAATATATTGTAGAGGTATATGGATTTATTGTAAAAGACAATGTTATTAAATGGAAAAAAGAAAATAAACCAACTCCAATAGCAGATGTCGGTTATAAAATAGAGAGAAAGTTTCTAACTCCTATATCAGAAATTAATAACTTACTTGGAATCCAATGACAAATATACCCGCCCACTGGACAAGCGAAACCGATAAGAAAATAGATAGACAACAAGAAATCAATACATTGCGAGAAGCCAGCGGTCATATAGAGCGTGATAGTAAATTGATTAGTTTTCTGTATGAATTAATGCGAGATCACTTACCGCCCGGAGTTGTTGAAAAATTAGTTCAAGACTCGCAAGTATCCGAATGCTTATATACAAATGGGTGGCTTGCGTTGTATGCAGAAAATTTGGCGAATAGGTTGAAGTAATGTTCATAAAAGACGAATTAAGTTTTTTAAAACTTCCCTCAATTCATCATACGCTATATGATACAGATTTTACCGAAGTGATTGAACTAGAAGACCATGGAGTTCCATATACAACGGGATACTTGAATAAGTTCATTGCAACATATGAAAGTAAGGGAATGAATCCCGTTCCAAATGTAATTAAGTTTATAACGCAAGAGATATTATATGATTGGAATGTGTGTTTTCAACATATTATTAATAACTATCCGCATTACGCAGATGAGATGAGAAAGTATATAATGTTAATATGATACCGCCAATAAACTCACAAATTACAGTATTTTTTAGAAATGGCGTTCAAGTCAGCGGGCAAGTAATATCTTGGAGCGATACTAAATCAGCCATAAAATCCCTAACAAATAATAAAATAACCGTCATACAAAAGACATTCGATGATGTCTTATTTTTTACGTTTAGCGAAACAAATATTCACGAAGAATACAATGAGGTTGCTGAAAAAACAATTAAGTCTGATAATGACATTAAGACGCTCGCTGAATTGAAAGCAGAGCTCAATAAGGCAGAGTTAGAAGAAATAAAAGAAAAACTAACATCACATGAACCATCAGGAAATGCACCAACAAGTTATGGTTCATCGCTATCAATGTTATTCGGAGTAAAAAAGAAATGAAAAAAGTAAAATATCAAGTGCACGGGTTATTTGGATCATTGCAGGAAGGAACAATTATAGATGCATACTTAGTATCACAAGATAAACATACTAATGATGCATTGATTTACCATCCTAAAAGCAAGAACGGTTGTGCATCAGTAGATATATGTCGTTTTGATAAAACGAATAACTGTTTTATAACAGTTCATCCAGACGCATATATTAATATTGGTGCCAAAGATATATTTAAATCACTAATACAGAAAAATAAATGAGTATAATTAGATCGACAGCATTAAATAACCTACCACAGCGCAAGGTAGAAGGAAAAATATTGTCATTGGTTCAAGGTTGCGAGACTTGTTCTAAAAAGAACATAACACGAATAGAGCAGGCGTATGACGGGTTGTGTGAACGTTGTAGTGTTATGTTAATTGCAATGAATAGATATGCTGAATCAAATATTCCAATTATTTATTGGGATTTAAATATGGACAATTTTAAAGGTGCCGATGTTTTTAAAAAATGTTATGAACAATATGTAAAAAATATTTCTAATATGTATAATGATGGAATTTCTATATGTTTATGTGGAAATCACGGAATTGGTAAAAGTATGACGGCAACTAATATGTTAAAAACAGTGTTGCATAAAAACTATTTAGCATTATATTCTACATTGGAAGATATCGTAAATGCATTGCTTAATTCACAGGAAGATCGATTTGTGGCCAGGAAAGAGCTTATGATTGTAGATTTTTTAGTCATAGATGAGTTTGACAATAGATTTTTTAATAGTGAAAATAGTTCAGAACTATTTGGGAAAACATTAGAATCAATTTTTAGAACACGAATGCAAAATAAATTACCATCAATTATGATTTCTAATAGTCCGAATCCATTGGAAGGATTCACTGGTAATTTTAAACAAAGTATAGATAGTTTATTTTCTAATGTAAAAATGATATCATCATTTGGAAGTGATTTTAGAAAAAATGCCAAATAGAAAATTAACAAACGAACAATTCGTATCCAGATCTGTTATTATTCATAATAATAAATATGATTATAGTCTTGTGTGTTATATTGGTGGTAGCGTACGAATAAATATTATTTGTCCAGAGCACGGAGTATTTCTTCAATTACCAAAAGACCACTTACGTGGTAGCGGGTGTCCATTGTGTGGAGTAATTGATATGGCTAAAAAAAAGATATCTATCGCCTCTAACTCATTTATTGAAAAATCAAATAATATTCATGATTTTATATATGACTATATAACAGTTAATTATATTAATAATCAAACTAAAGTAAAAATTATTTGTGATACGCATGGCAGTTTTACTCAAACGCCCGCATCACATTTAAGTGGCAGTGGATGTCCAAAATGTTTTAGAGAACGGTTAGTTAAGACATTAATAACTACCCAAGAAGAGTTTATTTTTAAGGCAAACATATCCCATAATAATAGATATGATTATTCTAAAATGATTTATAAAGATTCTTATTCTAAAATAGAAGTTATATGTTTTGAACATGGCTCATTCTTGATAGACCCAAGAAATCATATTTCTGGGCATGGGTGCCAAAGATGTGCAAGGGAGAATCGAATAAAGTTAATTTCTTTAACTAAAGAAAGTTTTATAGAAAAAGCAAATTTTATTCATAATTTTAAATATGATTATGCGAATAGTGTATATAAAGGATATTCGGAATACATTGATATTATATGCACGCAACATGGGGCATTTTTACAAATTGCCGGAAACCATTTGTATGGAAGTGGTTGTATAAGATGTTCGACTGGCACTTCAAAAAAAGAGGTACAGTGGTTGGATTTATTAGGAATACCAAATGACGATGAGCATAGGCTTTTAACACTTAAGATTGCTAATAAATTTATAAGAGTAGATGGGTATGACCCAGATAGTGAAACTATATATGAATTTTATGGTGATTATTGGCATGGTAATCCTGCCGTTTATAAACCTGATGATATAAACAAGAATAATAAAAAATTATTCGGATTATTATATAATAAAACATTAGAAAAAGAATTATTTATTATATCTAATGGATATAAATTAGTGTCAATATGGGAAAATGATTTTAACAAATTGGGTATTAAATAATGAACGACCTAGACCTATCCATAGATTTTAGAAAGACACAAAAACAATGAGTTTAGATATAGAACAACACATAAATAGTTTTATTGATTGGTCATTCTCACAAGGTCGCCCAGAGTTTGCTGATGAGTTCGGAACAGAAGAACATACACAGTTTTGTTTAGAGTTTATAAAACGTGTAACATCCCAAAATGGATACTATGGATTAACTGGACCAATTGCCGGATTTTTTAGAGATCTTGCAACCGTATCGGATTTAGATGGGCATCAAGATATTAGATTATTAATGGCATATTATGTTTATATGAATACATTACGAGATAAAGATTGGGATACATTTATGGAAATTAAAATTGATTCGGAAAGAATAAATAAAATTATGGTGATGGCATGAACGACCTAGATCTATCTATATTAAAAACAATTCTAACCAATCGTAAATACGCATTGGAGTTTGCGCACGATTGCAATGAGAAGTTGTTTGATCCGAGCGCTTGGCGTTTTGCTAAATTGGTTATTGAATATATTCGTGTATATAAAGATGTGCCTACTAAGCGTGTAATATTAGAGCGTATTGATCCTGCTAAAAATAAAGCATTCGCTGAGCACACAGATCAATTATTCGATAGGATAATGGCATTCAATTATGATGATAAAGAATATAAGCACGATTTAGAAAAATTAAAGAAGAGGTATTCGGAAAAGCTTATTCATAATCTAAAAGACGGACTAACAAGTCAAGCAGATAATTTAGATTTAAAAAAGAGTATTGGTGATATTCAATCAGTATTAAATAATATCAAAAATATAAATCAACTCAAAGCATATGAACAAAATACATTAAAGGGCGCTGCTGATGATTTTAAGAATAGGTATGTAGCAAAATTAAAGGATCCTAATTTTGGTATTGGTATGCCAACAGGATATAGTTTTTTTGATTTTACAACGGGCGGCATGCGCCCATCGGAAATGTTATTGATTGGTGCAGATACAGGCGGCGGCAAGTCAATGTTGCTAATGAATATGGCAATGAATATGTGGCTTCAAGGTAATACAATTGATATGGAAAGAGATTTCAGAGAAGGTACTGATATATTATATATAAGTCTTGAAATGCCATTCAATGATATGCAAGAACGTATATTAGCAAGATTAGGTATGATACCGCAAAAGGGTATTCGTGATGCAAAGTTAACCGATGATGAGCAAAAGAGACTGACTAAATGTTTAAAGTTTGTAAAGCAGTATCCATTTGATTTTGAGATCGTTGATATACCACGCGGAGCCACAATAGAAACCATTGAGCTGATATTCAATGATATAGTTCTTACACGTAAGAAACCAAAAGTTATGGTAGTAGATTATTTGTCATTGATGGATTATACCAGAGATGAAAATATGGATGACTGGTTGAAACTTGGTAAAATAAGTGAGCAGTTAAGCGAGTTCGCCCGTGTTCATGAAATTATTATGTTGAGTGCGGTTCAATTAAATGATATTATGCAAGGTAAGAAGGCAATGGAAAATCAGATTGGGCTACATCGTATTGGCCGCAGCAAAATGATAATGCATAATGCTAACTTCGGAATACAAATAGAAAAACGCCCGCCAGAAGAACCAGATATCACGATGCATATTATAAAATCTAGACGAACAGAGCTTGGTAAAGGAAAGGCCTTAAAAAATTACGCATGTTGTGCGTTAATAAATGATCCAAGCTATAGCAACAGTGTTACAAAAACCGATCCTGATGATATATCAGATCGGATAGGAAAAATAAAGGAATAAAATGCCAGTATATGAATTTAAACATGAATCGCCAGAATGTAATCACGAATGGGAATTAGAACAATCAATAAAAGCGCCTGATCCAGACACCTGCCCCAAATGTAATGCCAAAGGAAACATAATACATTTAATTAGTCTGGGCGGGAGGGGCATTGTTGAACTAACAGGACATGAGCTAACAGCAAAAACAAAAGAAGACGCTCAAAAGTTTCAGAAAGAATTATATAGTTCAGAAAAAGTATACTCCAATTTCATAGGTGAAGCCAAGTATGAACAAATTCAACAAGGACTAGATCGTGGAAAAAGAAATCGACCCCGATAAAATCTATTACGGCGTAGCAGACAAGTTTCTTTTTAATAAAAAGCATCCTAATTTTGTTAATGGAAAAATAGAAAACTATTATACTAAAATAGTTCATACCATGATGGATGATAAAGGTGATCTGCTCGATTATATTCGTAGCATAGATAGACAACAAGCAAACCTAATAAAATTAAGTGATAAATCAGATTTTAGCGAACGATATATTGTTTCATTTACCAAGATTGATTATTTAACAATAAAAATTATTGAAGTAGAAGAACATATAAATAAGTTTTTACTCCTAATATAGGAAATCAAAATGCCAGATGATAATAAAAAACAAGTAATTGATTTCGCCATCAAAGAATTGAAAAAAGCATTCGATGATGTGCAACAAGGCAAAACGCCAAAGCCATCGCGAAATCTAAAACGTATTCAAAAAATACTAACCGAAGTAGATAGCAAAGTAAAAACAAATATAATATCAGAAGATGAAGCTAATAAGATAGCGCAAGACGTAATTAATAAGATTATGAATAAGGGAAAATAGAATGGCAACCTATTGTTATTATTGTGAAATTTGCGATAAAGAGTTCGAGGCAGTTCAGTCAGTTCATGACGAGCCATTACAAGAGTGTCCTACATGTAAAGAAAATAATAAAATTAGTCCGCCGCCTAAGCGTTTGATTTCACAAACAAGTTTCACGCTGGTTGGGGGTGGATGGGCAAAAGATCGATACTCAAAGTAAGTTTTCTATCACTAACAAGATATATTTTTTACTACAAACACAAAAATAGTCATCCAATACCTTGACATTCTTTTTCTATGTCTTATATTGGTTAATTGTTGGCGCTAATGCCATCAAAAGGCTGGTAAGAATGATATCTATTGAAGAAGCTCAAAATCTCATGATGACATTAATTCAACTACGAAATAAAAGTGAGGAAACAAAAAGTCAGACGGATATAGCAGAATACAAGAAACACGAACAAATATGTATAGATAAGTTTTTTTACCTGATATCGATGCGAACCAATAAGTATAAGGGGTTCTCAAATTATGAAGATTTGAACCAAGAGGGATTAGAAGTCTTAGTACGAGCAATGAATAATTATGATCCTAGTAAAGGAAATTTCTTTTGGTGGGCTCATAAGTATATAGAAACTAGAATAACTCGTAGCGCAAACACTCATACAGTTATTAGATACCCGTTGAAGTTTGCAAAAGCTAATGTGCCTCATAGAGAGACGAAAATGCCAGAACTAAAAGAAGAAAAAAATATACCTGAGACGCTTACGGAAGATTTAGAAATAACTAAAGTAATTGGTTCAGCGATGGATCATTTAAATGAGGAGCAAAAGAAAATAGTAAATCTTGTATTCGGAGTTGATGGCGATAAGCCGTTGTCAATAAGCAAAGTTTGCAAGAAAATGAAGCTATCACGTTTTTATTGTATGAAAATGATTGACGGCGCGTTGGATGTTTTGAAAAAAAATATTCGACTATAAAAAGATTTTAGTTTTCAGCGTTGTTGTTGAAAACGCAGTAAAGAACTATCTTAAATGCGAGAAGGATTAGGAATGAAAAAATATACGTATGAACAAGTTTTAGAGGCTAGTATCGAATATTTCGATGGTGATGAATTAGCAGGTAAAGTATTTACAGATAAATACGCCCTTCAAAATGAAAAAGGAGAATATCTTGAGTTAACTCCTACTGAAATGCATTGGCGACTTGCAAAAGAGTTTGCAAGAATAGAAAGTAAATATCCCAATCCCATGGATGAAAAAGAAATATTTGCGTTACTAGATAAGTTCAAGTATATTGTCCCTCAGGGAAGCCCAATGTCTGCTATTGGGAACTCATATCAAATTCAAAGTTTGTCTAATTGTTTTGTTGTTGAAAGCCCATATGATTCTTATGGGGGTATTTTAAAAACAGATCAGGAACTCGCTCAAATATCAAAACGAAGAGGTGGCGTTGGTCTCAATATATCAACATTACGACCAAAAGGAGTTGCTACAGCGAATGCTGCAAAAACAACAGATGGTATTGGTATGTTTATGGAAAGATTCTCTAATACAATTAGAGAGGTTGGACAGTCTGGGCGAAGAGGCGCGCTCATGATAACCTGTTCTATTCATCATCCAGAAGTACGAACATTTATAAATATAAAAAAAGATTTAAAAAAAGTAACTGGAGCAAATATATCATTGCAATTGTCAGATGAATTCATGAAAGCAGTAAAAAATAACGAACAGTATCAGCTTCGTTGGCCGGTTGATTCTGATACCCCTGAAGTGTCTAATTATATTAATGCAAAAGAAATATGGGATGAAATTATAGATGCGGCTCATACAAGTGCTGAGCCTGGATTATTATTTTGGGATACTTCCTTGCGAAGAACGCCATCAGATATATATAATGATATGGGGTATAAATCAATATCAACAAATCCTTGCTCCGAATTGATTTTGTCAGCATATGATAGTTGTAGATTGTTGTTAATAAATCTTACATCATATGTAAATAATCCATTTACAAAAGATGCTGATTTTGATTTTAATCTATTTTTAGATCATTCAATTAAAGCGCAGCGATTAATGGATGATATGATTGATCTTGAAATTGAATCAATTGATAAAATAATAGCAAAAATAAAAAAAGATCCCGAACCCGCAAATGTCAAAGCAATTGAATTGGAGTTATGGGATAAGGTAAAACAGGCATGTATAAATGGGCGAAGAACCGGAACTGGTATAACTGGCGTTGGTGACTGTATAGCAATGCTAAATATAAAATACGGATCTAAAGAATCAATAGAGATAACCGAAAAAATATATAAACATTTAGCAATAGGATGCTATCGTTCTACCTGTATTATGGCTGGAGAACGAGGGACATTCCCAGTATTTTCTTTTGAAAAAGAAAAAGGTCATGAGTTTTTAGAACAGATATGGAAAGCTGATAAAAAAACTTATGAAATATATAAAAAGAATGGCAGAAGGAATATAGCATTACTTACTACGGCTCCTGCTGGCAGCGTATCAACATTAACTCAAACAACTTCGGGTATTGAACCTCCATTTCTTTTGGAATATAAACGAAGAAAGAAAATTAATTCATCAGATAAAAATGCTAAAGTAGATTTTACCGATCAGCTTGGTGATAAGTGGCAGGAATTCAATGTATATCATCATGGCGTAAAAAAATGGATGAAAATTACAGGCGAAACTAATATTAAAAAGTCTCCTTATTGGCAAGCAACATCAAATGAAATTGACTGGGTCGCAAGTGTAGATTTGCAAGCAGTTGCTCAAAAGTGGACTTGTCATGCTATATCAAAAACTTGTAATCTTCCTAATTCAGCAACTAAAGAATTAGTATCTGAAGTATATATGAAGGCATGGGAATCTGGAACAAAAGGATTTACAGTATATCGTGATGGGTGTAGATCTGGAGTATTAGTTAGTATGGAACAAAATGAATCAAAAGAAAATCGTCCAAATATAATTCACACAGCTATGGCTCCAAAACGACCAGACATCCTTCCATGCGATATTAAGAAAGCCAAAATAAAAGGTGAGCAGTGGACAATGTTTATTGGCTTGCTAAACGGACAGCCATATGAAGCATTCGGCGGGCTATCAAAATATGTTGATATACCAAATAAACATAAAACGGGTCAGATTCAAAAGAATGGTAAAGTAGATGGTATATCCACATATAACCTAATTGTTGGCGAAGATGATGATCAAATGACAATCAAAGATATTGCAAATGTATTTGAGAACGCTAATTTTGGTGCGTTCTCAAGAACCATATCGTTGTCATTAAGACACGGTGTTCCAGTACAATATATTGTAGAGCAATTACAAAAGGATAAATATTCAGATATAACTTCATTCTCAATGGTTATGTCAAGGGTATTAAAATCTTATGTTCAGGATGGCGCAAAATCTGCTAGCGAAAAGGTATGTCCGTCTTGTAAACAAGAAAATACTCTTATATATCAAGAAGGCTGTCTTAGATGTAAAGATTGTGGTTTTTCAAAATGTTAGTTTAGATTTACTATTTTTTTCGTATTATATTAAGACAGTATGCGTTATACCATCTTACTTAAACGAAACGAAAATACTAAAAATATAGAAACGCAGGAGCAATCCCGTTTCATCAAGACAATTTTAGAGGCTCTCGAAGTAGACATAAACTACAAATCCGAGGAGCCTCTTTCTATTGAAGATAAGATAAGAACTCGAAAGTCATTGGAGTTTTATGGGATAACTATTATTGAGTCTCACGACGGTTGCTTGAAGATTTTTGCAGAAAAAGAGCTTATTGCGGAATGGAAAAAACCAACATATAAAATGAAAAAGGATCTATCGCAGGTTGATCCAAACAAGAAATTATATATGGAAATGAATATTGAATTTTGGACAGTTTTTGAACAAGATAACGGAAAGGAGTAATAATCAATATAAATTAGTTCTATGTAAATAATTTCTTGCAAACGGAGATAACAGTGAAAAAAATCTATATTCTTGATACATCAGTTCTCGTGTATGATCCTATGAGTTTTAAATCTTTTAGTGATAATATAGTGGTTATACCAATTACAGTCTTAGAGGAGTTAGATAAACTAAAGAAGTTTCTTGATGAAACTGGTAAGAATGCAAGAACAGTTATTAGAACATTGGATGGATTATTACCAAATAATAAAGATATTGAAAAAGGTATAAAGTTAGAAAATAATATTCTATTAAAAATAGATAATAACACCGAGGAAGATAAATCACTAGGAACATTTTTATATGGTGATAATAGAATATTGTCTTGCGCATTAAAACTTAATAAACTAAATCGTACTGAAAAAGTAATACTAATTAGCAAAGATATTGCATTGCGCATACGCGCAAAAGCTCTCGGGCTATCAGCAGAAGACTATACAAAAGATAGATACAAATCTGCTGATGAAATATATAATAGCGTAAGAGAACTCGAAATAGATGGTGAACAAATGAATGAGTTTTTTGGCAATCATTCCATAGAAGTTCATGATGTTTTTATAGAAAAACACGAATTACGAGCTAATGATATTTTAGTATTAAAGTCTTCAAAAGAAGAGTTGCTTGGATATGGAAGATTTCATGCTAATAAAAAAGAAATAATTGAAATTAGAAAACATAAAAATGTATTTGGTATTTCTCCGAAAAGTTCAGAGCAAAACTTCGCATTAGATCTTTTGCTGGATAACTCGGTTAACTTAGTTTCATTGGCTGGTCCGAGTGGAACTGGTAAAACATTACTATCGCTTGCTGCTGGATTGCATAGCGTTTTAGAATCTCAAGAAAAACGATATGAAAAACTAATAATAATGAAGCCAATAGTTTCAGTTGGTAAAGATCTTGGTACCCTTCCAGGCGATAAGGCAGAAAAACTATCACCGTTCTTAGCATCATTTAGAGATAATTTGAATTTTCTAATAAAAAACTCAAGTTCTAAAATGAATAAAAATAATAAAGAAGGTGTAGATCCATACCTATCTCTAATGATGGAACGCGGGCTTATTGAAATGGAAGCTCTTTCATATCTTCGAGGGCGTTCATTACCAAATGCATTTATTATTATTGACGAAGTACAAAACAGTAGCCTTCATGAACTAAAAACAATGATTACAAGAATAGGCGAAGGTAGCAAAGTAGTACTGTTAGGTGATTTAAAACAAATAGATAATATGCAATTAGACTCTGCTAATAATGCGCTTATACATGCTATTGAGAAATTCAAAGGTTATGATATATGCGGAAGCGTTTTACTAACAAAAGGTGAGCGCTCACCGCTTGCTACATTAGCCTCAGAAATACTATAACATAGCTAAAATAAAAATAATAAAAATTGTTGACAGACAAATAATCAGTGATATATTGTTTACTGAAAGCCCAGTATACGGGTAAAGGAGAACAATTATGTCCGATCAAACACCAGATGTATCAACACAACCAGCACCAACTCAACCAGTAAGCGTTCAAGTTTCTGAGCGCTTAGAAGACGCTGACAAAGCAGCTCTTGATTTGGCAAAATCAAAACGAGAAACAGCAATAGCAAACGCTAAACTTGCTGTTTCTCAAAGTGAAACAGCAGATCTAACGTATAACAACTTAGTACTGCGTTTTGCAGTAAAGTACCGCCTATCAGATGGTGATCTTCTTGGCGAAGATGGCACTATAACAAGGAAGAGCTAAAATGAAATTATTACAAGATATTGCAAATCTAATTACAGTTAGAAACTTCATGGCAACTTCAGTCAATAACGAAAGTATAAAGCTAACACGAGAAGATCTTAAGAATGTTCAAAATTGTGTAAAAACATTTGATCAAACAATTGTTAGCCTAACATTAAAACTAGACCTAACCCTTGTAGGTAAAGAACCAGTAGTAAAAACCGAGGTTCGTCATTTTTCTGCTACCTCAACTGAGGATACAGAAGCAGTGATGAAGAAGTTTTCAGGTATAAAGAAAACATCAGAACAGCCAGCACCAAAAGTTGTGGTTGATGATAAAGGAATGACGGCAGTAGAAGCACCAGCAGATCAGGAGTAATTTATGCACGAAAATACAATAGCTATAGTTAAATCGATGACTGTTGGGGGATGTTCTTGTTATGTACAAGGCGGTTCATATAGTTTTGGTACTGATTTAGAAACAGGACAGCCAACACATAGTTTTACACCTGGTATAAAAGTACAATGTATGCGTTGTAAAGCAAGGGAAGCATTAGATGCTGATGGCATAGAATATGAAAAAGTTGATCATGTTCCATATAGTATATTCAATTCAATAGGGCGTAATTTTGAGATTACAATTGAATAATAAATCTTCAATTAGCGATTTTATAATATTGCAAGATAATACTTGGCTGGAACGACAACGTATTGCTGGCAAAGTTGTTGCTGGCGCCCTGCAATTACTGGAGAATGCGGTAAAAGAAAAAACAACTATGACTATGCTTGAGCTAAATAATATAGCTGAGGAGTACATAGAAAAAAATGGTTGTACGGCTACGTTCAAAAATTATAAGGGATTTCCGTGTGGAGTGTGTATTAGTGTAAATAAGCAGTTGGTTCACGGAATACCAAATGAATATATCTTGCAAGAAGGCGATAAAGTAAGTTTCGATCTTGGCGCCACCTATAATGGTAGTATTGCAGACAGTGCTATTACTTGTTTTTATGGCGCAGCTGAAAAAGAATATACCGATCTATCAGAAGCTACAAAGCAATCACTATATGCTGGAATAAAATCCATATCAATAGGAAAGAAAATTGGTAGTATAGGTGATGCAATTTATAAAACACTAAAAGATAAATACGATGTTGTAGTTAATTATGGAGGTCATGGGATCGGGTATGATACTCCTCACGCTCAACCATTTATACCAAATCGTTCATCAATTAATGATGGAGTCCGCGCGTGTGCTGGTATGACGATTGCAATCGAGCCTCAAGCAACAATTAGATCAAGTAATTTTTATACTAAAACAGCAGATGATGGTTGGAGCGTAATGACGCCAGAGGTTGGAAGCCATTGTGAGCACTCAATGTTCCTGCATTCAGATCATTTAGAAATTATAACTCATCGTGATGGTGAAGGAATAGAAAGAGAAATATATTTTCAATGAAAATTCAATTCAAAGATCATTCCTATATAGAAGTATCTAAATCTTCATCTCCAAATAAAATCATAATAACGATCGTAGCAAAAAATAATGATAAGCCATTAGAAACTATTGCTAATTCAGTCGAACTAACTGCTCAACAGTTCAATGAACTAATACAAATAGGCTAATTTTTTCGTATTATATTGATATGAATGTTTTTGCTTACAGAAAAAATCCTACTGATATTACATTTGTAGTGCAAAATATTACTACCAGATGGATTAATATATTCAATAATCCAGTCGGTCCAGGCGCTTATATTGATCTAATGAAGATACGCGGTATATCAGAGGAAGAAATAAAATCATCCTTAATAAAAGGCGAGTTATATCATAAATTTCGGACAAAGAGTATAAAAGCGTTTCAGAGTAATGTAAACTTAATGTCATTCGATCCGGTATTCACTGGATTTTTAAATCGTAATGGTATAACTAATGGAACTGGTAATCCATTCGAACAATCTGGTGCAGTATCAGGAACATACGCTTGTTCAACAAATGTTAATGTTAATGATGTTGTGTATTTAACTTCATCAGATTATGTAGATCAGGCATATGCATTCGAACCATTTGCTCAACCAGTAATTGGCGTTGTTCAATCTAAGCCATCACTAACACAAGCAGTAGTAATGTATTATGGAGAACTAACAGGGCAATCAGGATTGATAACAACGGCAACTTATTATTTAGATGTAATCCCAGGAAAATATTCTGCTACCCCGCCATCAAATCCTGGCAATATAGTTCAGAAACTTGGGTTCGCAAAAGACGCAACCACATTAGTATTATTAATTGATAGAGATTTCGTCGTATTATAAATTAGAAAGAAAATAAATTATGAAAGTTTATTATGTTGGTGCCCAATCAACAGGCAAAACAACTCTAACTCGTTATACATCAGAAAAGTATAAATTACCTATACTTCCTGAATGTGCTAGACAAGTGCTAAGCGAACGAGAACTTCAAATTGATTCACTGCGTTCCGATATTGAAACAGTTAACTCATATCAAACAGAGGTGTTCAACCGTCAATTACTAGAAGAATCTAAACTAACATCATTTGTGGCTGATAGGTCGCTTCTTGACGCAGTTGCCTATTCGGCTCAACATTCAACAATAGTAAACGAACTCGTCAAACGACCAGAGTTCGAGCAATACATAACAGCCCTAAAAGACGCAACCATATTCTTCGTTCGACCATCAAAAGCAACACTAAAAAGTGATGGTGTTCGTGAACAATTAAATTGGGATGCGGTAGTTAGTATCGATTCTATGCTTAAATTATTATTGGAAATGTTTTCAATCAAATACTATAATATAAGTACAGATAGCGCTCAGGAGCGTATTAGATTTATTGATGCCGTTATGTCGCTTATAGTTGTATAATCCATTTAGCTTCTATTGCTATATCTTGCAAGCTACTTGTACCGCATCTTGGACCCGTATACATAGATCCGTCAATATCGGGTTGATTTAATACTACCCAAGATACATATGATAACGATGTGCAGTCCGGATCTCGTGCAATCATTTTATAGTATGTAGCAATGTTGCCACAAGGTTCTCCATTTATAGTACTGCATCCCCAAAATGTTCCAATGAATGGAACCATATTTCCATAACTAAGAGTAAATTGATCATCAATTAGTGATTCAGCACTGAATGGAGATATGATCCCTTCAACTAATGTAAAACTTCCATCGGATAAACATTCTGCGCCCATTGGTATTCCTTACTAAGAAAAACATCCTACTTCAAATGGTGTTATGGCGCTTGACTCTTGTGAATTAAACGATGACTCCGAAAGTAATTCACATAAAAACGGTCGTGTTGTCGTTGATTCAATAGAGATAAATGATGAATCTAATAATGATTGTGCTAAAAACGCCTGAGTTGAAGTTGATTCAGTAAAAAAGTCACTGACTAAATCCTCGGCAGAATATGGTTTTAATCCATATACAGCAAAAGTGAGTATAGCGAATGGTGTTACATAATCATTTCCAACAACCATATTTACCTATTATATGCTTGGGTTAACATTATTCCATGGAAAAGTGGAATTACCAACAACGATCCTGTCACCAGGCGTTACAACTGAAAGCATGTCTGTCGTAGTTCTAGCAGTGCTGCACCATTTGACAAGTGATGCAACCCCCTTATAGCCTGATGGTTGTCCAACGCTATTCCATAATGTTGGTCTAGCATAAATCATTGGCAAGAGATCGTCTGTTCCATTGGTTGGATTAGATGGTAATCCGCCTATTAGTGGTGTATTACCGCTGTCTGCACAGAACATACCGGCTGCTAAATGATCAAATGTTTCACCAGTCATACCTCTCCTTAGAAAGCTCAACGGTGCAGTTGTTTGACCTGTTATTGAAAGAATTTTAGCAAATGAGTTTGTTGCGTGATATACGACATAAGGATCGGTATCACCACCAGGAAATGTTCCAGTTGCAAGTGGGTCAAAACAGAATCCTGATGATATACTGGTTGTTGGTATAGTTGTGCAGAACCAATAAAATCCATTTGGTGCAGTATCATCTGCCATCATATGCATTCTGTATGTGCCGTCTAATCCGAATAGCGCTGCTCCAAGTGGGGAGGCATCTGTGCCTATTGCAGAACCAAGGACTACTCCGGCGTCTTCAACTCCGGTAAATGAACTTGTGTTTGCCGTTGGGGTTATTGTTGGACCTCCACCATTTATGAATCCTGTTGGAGAATATTTTACCCTCCACATTGCAGCATTTGGGCTAGCTGGTGGTGCGTGAACGCCTATTGTCTGAAAGCAAAACTGTCTTGTTGAAGCAGGCTGTTTGATAACGAACCATGCTCTGGTATTTAGTAATCCACCAGCTCCTGTACCACCTGATGTAATAACATCGCTATTAGCGTTTGTCGTGCCATCAGAAGAGGCAATAACTGACCATCCAGGCGCTCCAACCATGAATTGTTTCCATAAGAAAATAGCATTGCATCCGTCGGTTGGTGTAAGATTTTGATTAAACTGATATGTCATTGAAACTCTCCGTTATGTTATTAATGCTGTATTATTCCAAGGCAGTACGACGTTATTTACTATAACATGATCTCCTGGTGCAGCTAATCCTATTACCCCTAATTTAACGCGTTGAGTACCACACCATTGCATTAATGAAGATACTCCTTTATATCCAGCTGGTGGCACAGGAGGCGTGAGTGTTGGTCGAGCGTACACAATTGGGAAAAACTGATCCTGGAATGTATATGAGTTGCTTCCAATATTATATGGAACTGAATATCCACTATCATAATTAGCAAATGTTAATCCTGGAATCTTGGCAAACCCTTCTCCTGGTAATCCTTTGTATAACCAGCCGCCAGGACAATATGGAGCGGTATTGTCATTCAGATCTGCTACGCTGAAAGTATTTAATGTATTACCGGATACATAAGTTATGTATGGTTCAATATCACTAGGATCATAACTTCCTGTTGCCATCGCATCGAATACAAATGCGGTTGGCGGTATAACCATTTCATTAGTATGACAAAAGAAACATACCGCATTAGTCGCAGGGTCTCCCATAATTTGTTGTGTGTATGTTCCGTCTTGTTTAAATAATGTTCCGAATGTTGGAAATGTATCTGTACCACCACCATAGATAACTTGATCATCGCCACTGGATGAATGTGGAGTTGCAACGAATGGTCTAAGATAATTTGGTGTATCAAATCCAAAATAACTATATTTTATTCTCCAAGTCTTATTTGTGAATATATCAATTACATTGTCAACGTGTTGGAAACTAAATTGTCTTGTTGAGCCGGCGACTTGAATTGTGAACCAAGCTCTGTCATTTGCTAATCCGTTTGGTCCAGGATGATAATGATACAATCCATCACCAGAATATACCGTTGTTCCATCCGATGATTGAATTACAGTCCAGCCCATAACGCTAACAAGAAAAGTCTTGAATTGAAAAATTGCATCCGAGCCAGTAGTTGGAAGATAGTTAGTTTGAAATTGCATTGTCATGTTGACACCACTGTATTATTCCAAGGTAAATTAACATCTCCAAAAATTACCCTATCACCAGGTGATGCTAATTGAACAAGCGTTCCGCATGGTCTGGTTGTTCCGCACCATTTTAAAAATGATGACATGCCTTTGTATTGTTCACCTCGTATACCAGCAGATGCAGATAGTATATAAAAAATCGGAAACATATCATCATTACCATTTATTGGATTTACTGGTAGTGATGCCGGTATTACTGTTTTATTTGCGCCATAATAGTTAGCCGCAGGTATCCTGGTAAATAATTGTTCATCTGTCCCATATCTAAAATATCCTCGTGCATGTGAGCTGAATGTTCCGTTTATTCCCTTATTCTTTAAGGAATAAGTTGTGTTGTCAATATATATGATATAAGGATCTTGATCCTGTACTGGTATATTTATTAGTGGGTCTAACATAATCACATTACCAAGATAAGGAGCGCTGCTTGGATAAGTTAGAAAGTAGAATCCAAATGGCATAGCACTATCTATTGCGATTTGTATTGTATTTATTCCTGCGCTAAAATAACCATATACTGGTACTGAATCTGTTCCTCTTCCGAATATGATATTCTCGTCATTTGTATTACCGTCTGGTACATGTATTGCTGATGGCGATCCAAAACCAAATCCTCCAACGCTGTATTTTATTCTCCAATAAATATCGCCAAATCCTCGTTGGAGACATAACGATCTTGAACTGGATGGTTGTTTTATTACGAACCACGCACGCTCATTAGCTAATCCACCTGGTCCTGAATTGGAAGATGTTATGACATCGCCAGTATTATACGTGCTTGCATCGGATGATTGTGGTATTGTCCAACCGTGGGCAACCATAATCTGTTTCCATCTAAATATAGCATCCGTAACGCTTGATGGATTTATATTCTGAAAAAACTGTAATACCATTAGACTAAGTCCAATCTACTTGTAATTTACACATTTCGCAAATTGATTGATCTAAAGCTGTACCAATAATTGTCTGTCTAATTCTAACTTCGTATTGTGATAATTCACTTGATAAAAGAGATGTAAGATCCTGTGATGTATATAACGTTGGTATTAAATCTGCTGATTGAAAAACATCTCCGCCGCCAAGAGAAACTAACATTCCTGTTCCAAGATTGTATAGTTGCAACTCCATTGTTACGCCAGTAGTAGAAAGTATTGCTTGAAGAGTTATTGTTCTTGTTCCACCGGTGCTTGCAGGTGAAAATCTTGTTGGATCAACTGAAAAAGATCCTACTGTTTGGAATGTTGTCAATGATGTGTTTACTGTGGTTCCAACTGCTGTTATTTCATACGATTTGATCGTATTACCGCCGTTGTCGACTGGCAAATATCCTGTAATATAATTCGCGCCTCCACCAACATTTATTGGTGCTAAAACCATAGTTCCACCAAGAACCTGAAACGCATATCCGTTTGGTGCTAGAGCAAATGACACACCGGCTAATGTTCCTGTATGATTTGTAATAACGGCGGAGTTTACTTGTAATGGAGTTGCCATATTGCCCGGCAATGTTTTTGGCATCCAAGTTTTGCTTACTTGATCCCAGGCAAGTACTTGTCCTGCTGTTGGTTGTAATTGTGAAATCGGGTTAGTTTGTAATCCAATTACAGTTGGATTTGGAAAAGTCCCAGCTAAATCGCCACCGGCATAACCAATTACCGGACCGGCAGTTCCATTTACACGCGTTGGTATAGAATAATCTAATGTGATATCGATAAGTTCTGCTGGATTATATTCAGAGAACTCACCAGTGTAATCAGGAGCATTTATTACCGCCCAAGATACATACCCATCCGGCAGTGAAGTTTTAAATGCGCGCATAATGTAAGAAGTTGCCATATTGAAATGCAATAATATCGATATTGTTGCATATTATTGAAGCATACCTATGGCAACTAAATTCCCCGCGCAAATAGACAGTAGCATTACTCTACCTACGATATTGGATAATATTACTCCTGTAAAAGCAGGTTCGGTTAATATTTTGCGCGATGCAATTTTAGCTATAGAAGCCACCCTTGGAGTAAAACCTCAGGGTATTTATTCTACGGTACGGGCTAGACTAGATGCATTAGAGGGCGTGCTATTCAATACCAATGGCGCTGGTAATATTATATCTTCTGGTATTCCAGAACCCGGACAAACAATAATCTGGAATGGAACTTCCTGGGGACCAACTCCAAACGGATCTAATAATTTTCTAGCGCAAAATATATCCACAACTGGCGGTATCGTATCTGGTCCAATAGACAGTGCATCAGAAACTACAGGGCTATTAGAAATTGATGGGAAGATAATCGTTGATGCCATCGATGCACCGTTAGGAAATGTGTCTAATCCTGGTCAAGGTATCATATACTTTGATGGCTACTCAAATCAGTTTTTAGTATCACAAGATGGATATGCTTATGTTCCATTAATAGGTAATAGTTTTATTCCAGGCGGAGATCTTTCTGGTACAGCTACAAATCAAATAGTTATTGGTATATATACAGTACCAGTCAGTTCAACAACGCCAACAGCAAATCAAGTACTAACATTTATAGGTGGTGAGTGGACGCCAAGCTCTCCAAGTTCAACGCCAACTGGTTCTGCTGGTGGGGATCTTTCTGGTACATATCCTAATCCAACTGTTGGAAGAATAAATGGAGCATTCGTTCCAGCTGCTGGCAGTCTAACTGACGGATATGTATTACAGGTATTTGGTAGTTCGTTTCTAAACTATGCTCCAATAAATCTCGCTGGTGGTAGTAATTATGTTGAAGGTCTATTACCAGCAAGTAATCAAGCACCACAAACACTACTTGGTGATGTTATTGGAACTGCTACAACCTCACAGGTAGTTAAAATAAATGGAGCAGCAGTTCCTGTTAGTGGTAGTCTTGTAGTTGGTAATGTTTTACAAGTTAGTGGTGGTAGTGCATTACGATACGGATTAGTTGATCTTACATTGTCCGTTACTGGCATATTACCAACGGCTAATCAAGCAGATCAAGCAATGTCTGGTGATGTTACAGGATTTACTAATACATCAACTGTATCAGCATTACGTGGTATTCCGGTAGCGCCAATAGTTCCAACGACGGGTCAGATATTAGAGTATTCTGGTATTGCCTGGCAACCAGCAACAATATCATTTACCAGCACGCCAACCGGACCAGCAAGAGGTGATCTAGATGGTTATTACCCAGATCCAACCGTAATTCAAATACAAGGAGTTCCAGTATCAAACACATTACCTACGGTTGGTCAGTATTTTGTATATGATGGATATGAATGGTCTGGGTTAAGTGTAACGCCAGCATTTACTGCCGGTGGTGATCTATCTGGTACTACTACAACCCAAACTGTAATAGGTATACAGGGATATCCTGTAAAGTCAATTGCACCAACAGATGGTCAATCTCTTGTGTGGAGTGCAACAGATACTCTATGGGAGCCAACAACAATTACTATTCCAACGTCATTGCCACCAACTGGATTGGCTGCCGGAGATTTAGGTAATACATATCCAGATCCCATTGTAACCGGATTGCAAGGGAATCCTGTAAATGATGCCGGTCCTGTAGTAAATCAGTTTTTGGGTTGGGATGGAATGACATGGGGACCGATGAATGTAATGGCAGTACCAACTGGTGCTGCTGGTGGTGATTTGTCGAATACATATCCTAATCCAACCGTGGCAAAGATTAATGGAGCAACTGTTCCTATATCTGGTAGTCTTGTTCCTGGAAGTGTGCTGACTGTTACTGGAGTAGCATCATTGGGATATGCTGCAGTAAATCTTGCTGGTGGAAGCAGTCATGTTACCGGAATGTTGCCAACAGCAAATCAAGTACAGCAAACAATGCTCGGTGATGTTACCGGAACAACTGGTGCTAATACTGTTTCCAAACTATCTGGTAATCCTATTTTGCCAGAAGTATTAGGTGCTGGCGAAGATGGTTATGTATTGACGTGGGTTAATGCAGATAGTGCGTGGGAAGCAAAGAAAATTGGGAACTCGGGTGTTGTACAAAACGTAACAGTTATTACTAATAGTTATGGCGTGGTTGCAACGGATTCTGTTATATCTGCTGGTGTATTGACTGGTATGATAACTGTGACATTACCATTGATTCCAACGATTGGTCAGACATTTGATATTAAAGATGGGCGTGGAAGTGCAGCAACATACAATATAACAGTTGATGGTAATGGCAATATGATTGATGGGGCTGCCACGTATATAATAGCTGTGAATTATGAGGGAATTACAGTTGTATGGGATGGTGGTATGTGGATTAGTGTGTAAGGTTTATAGGGAATAAGTAAAATAGAGAAATCCAGATCCACCATTTCCGCCGATAGCAGATGTAGTACTATTTCCTCCGCCACCGCCACCGCCTCCTCCAGTATTAGCTAGCGCGCTGGTACCAGCGACAGGAGAGGTTCCACCAGTTCCACCGTTGCCACCTGGACCATTAGGGCCAGATCCACCGCCTGCTCCACCACCGCATCCGCTAGAACCCACCGCTCCGCCAGTACTGGTTCCAGTAGGTGCAAATGTGATGTTAGAACATCCAGGGCTCCCTGCTTCGCCATTTGTAGCAATACCGCCTCCACCAACGGAAAGAAAGCCAGTTGTACCTTCAAAATTTGTAGTACCTGTAGCAATGGTGTTTGATGTACTTGATAATGTATTGTAAAAATTTCCCGAAGAAGAAGCATTTCTGATACATAATCCGCCAGAACACGTTGTAGAGGGCGAAGCCGCTCCGCCGCCCCCGCCGGAGGCACCAAGAAAAGTATTTATGTAACTTATGTTCTGAATTATGGTATCACCACCCGCAGTACCAGGATTACCTGGTTGATTAGGAGTGACGGCAGCTCCGCCAGTTCCACCAGCACCAATAGTAATAGAATTTGATGTACTGGGGATAACAGAAAAAACTGTTGACGACTGAATAGTCCCGCCACCTCCACCTCCGCCACCAGCATTGGCGGCTGTAGAAGTCGCACCACCAGATCCTCCACCCCCACCACCTCCAAATGCACTCACATTAAGAAAAGTAACTCCTTGAGGTGTGATAAAAGTACCACTAGCCGTGAATGAGACATATGTTAGCGTCCCATCTCCTCGGACATACCAGTTAGCCCCATCACTCACTAAACGCAAAACTCCATAATTGGCAGCAAAGGTTAAGCTGTTAATAGTTCCAGTAGCAGTTGCATTAGTAGTACCAGCATAAGATGAAGCTAAAGTAATTCCAGTAGTACCGTTGAAAGAAGAGATGATATAGCTCTTAGTATCGGTGCCAAAAACAACACTCATTCCGGCTGCCAAAATACCTGCCTTGGTGGAGCTAGCTGTAACTGAAGTGCTACCATTGGTGATATTGAAAGTGCCAGACATAACATAACCCGAAGAAGTGTTAAACTTTTCAACAGCATGAGGAACTAAGAAAACATTAGAGGGAATAGAGCCATATGTGTTAATGGAACCAGTAATATCTCGAAGGAATAATTCTCGTCCGGCAGTCGGAGCTGGCATGACATAAGAAACGGTGCCAGTATTATTGTGTAGAATATGATAATCGCTCCCACCACCCGTGCTATCAATAGTATAAATAGTATTAGTTGTATTAGTTCTAACTTGGACGGTGGGGACGATACCGCCAGTGGTACCAGTGCCAGTAGCAGTGCCGCCTTTTAGAACAAGACTTCCACCATTGTTATTGCTACCGGCTGCGTTCTGTGCTTGGATAGTAAGATTTGTACCAGCACCTGAGCTAGTAATTTGGTAAATACGAGGAGAGACCAAAGAAGAGCCTATTCCTATCGTTTCCACCAAGCCGTCCGCATCGAAGTCAGTAGCATTGAAGGTAATGATGTTAACTAAAGAAGTAGGAGCACCACCTTGAATATTAACGTTACCGGTACCAGAAGCGGTGGGGGCGGTGCCAGCGGCTAAATTGAGATTGCCAGCCGTAGATCCCGAACCAGTGGTACTTTGTGCTTGTATGGTAAAGTTTTGCCCAACAGCGCTGACATTTGTATTGGCTGTTTGAATAAGGGTGGGAGATGAAACGCCACTATTCCACTGAAAAGTAGGGGATGAAATAGGTAGGGCAAAAGAACTATTAATGGAGATGATTATATTGCCATTATTAGTTCCTACTACATCGCCATTTAGATTGATCGTTAGAGACATTATTGAACCTTAATTACATTGGCATAAGAATATAAAGATAACCTGAACCACCAGCACCAGCAGAACCGGGAGTACTATAGTTTCCACCGCCACCAGCACCACTATTTGCGGCTGCTGAACCGCCAGTACCGGCACTAGCACCATTACCACCATTTCCTTGTGGTCCTGCACCACCACCGCCACCGTTGTTGGTAGTCCCACCAGAATAAGAACCATTACCCATTATATTATTAAATCCGGGTGTATTAGCGGCTAAAAATGATCCCGCACCCATGCCCATCATTCCTGGCATATTGGTTGGTGTTATAGCTGTGGCTGCAGCAATAGATGATACACCTAAACCAGATAAAGCATCACTATAAATATTAGTTGCTGATCCATTGCTAACTGGATATCCACCGGAACCACAGGTGCCCCCCGCGCCCCCTCCACCACCAGAACCTCCATTAAAAGTCGCTGAGCTACCAAAGAATGTAATACCTCCGGTTCCACCGGCGTTTCCGCCACCCGCTCCAATAGTAATTGAATAGGCGGTATTTGGAGTAATACTAGTATTTATAACGGATTGTAGAGCTCCACCACCACCACCACCAGTAGAGGAGGATACGCCTCCGTTATTAGCACCACCACCACCACCACCGCAACCAATAAGTGTAGCGCTCGTGCTTCCAGGAGAAGGAATGAAAGTTCCGGTACTACCAGTTATATAAGCGCGTAATGGTTTATTGCTAGAAGCAAACCAGTTAGTCCCATTACTAATGAGTGTTAGTGTACCGTAGTTAGCATAGTAAGCTAAGCTATTCATAGTAGCGGTGCCTGCGGTACTAGTATTCCCAGTGTAATTGGTAGTGAGAGTTAGAGTAGTTGCATTAGAAATGGAAGAAATTATGTATGAGGCGGTAGTAGTTGCAGTACCCCCTACTGGTACAATGCTCATTCCGGGAGCCAATTCTGTGGTAAATAAAGAACTGGTAGCTGTGACAGTAGCAGAGTTGTTGGTAAAGTGAAAAGCAGATCCGCTTAAAGCATATCCAGAACTGCCATTAAATGATTCGACAGCATGAGGGGCAATAAAGATAACTTTACTGGATGTTCCAGTACCAGTAATATATCCACCCGTATTGGCTGTTTCAATGCCACCAGTTATGTCACGAATAATAATTTGGCGTCCAGCAGTTGGAGCAGGCATAATATATGTGTATCCAGTAGTGCTAGCAGTATAATTGTGTAAAATAATACCGTCAGATCCTCCACCTGTACTATCGACAGTATAAATACTGTGAGAAGAATTAGTGGTAATTGTTTCGGTTAAAGGAATAATTTGTATACCAGCGGTAGACACAGAAGCCCAAGTTCCATTTTGACGAGTATAAATAACCGAACTACTTGATCCGGCAACATTTAGATAAAGAGACCCATTAGGTTCGGTAGACGATGGGGTTCCGGTTCCACTGGTAATAGTAGGAGAAGTGCCAGGAGTAGATCCGATGCCAAACCCAGCTCCGCTAGCGTTAGTGGTAACGAAAGCTTGAGTCGTGCCGCTAACCTGAAAGAGGATATTACCTGCTGTTCCACCACCACCTGGTGTAGCTGTATTGATAGTGACGTTTCCAGAAATACCGGTGGTAGAGGAAGACCCAGAAGTCAAAACTAAAGAGCCTCCATTATTAGTAGTTCCACCAGCTGATTGAGCAGTAATGCTTAAATTGCCGCCAGCAGCCGAAGCAGTTGCTTGAGTAAGGGTAGGTGAAGTAATAGTAGAACCAAATTGCAAAGAACCGGTAGAAGTTAAAGATAAATTAGTGATAATACCAGATTGTAATTGGACGCTTCCTGCAGTTCCAGATGCAGAGGCTCCAGAAGCTAATACTAAGTTACCACCATTGGTACCAGATCCAGTACTACCTTGTGCTTGAATTGTTAGAGCTTGTCCAGCAGCCGTGGCTGAAGCAATTTGACCTAAAATAGGGATAGTAGTACTAATTGCCCACTGTAATGCATTAGGAGTTATGTTGATTGGAGATGTTCCGCTAATAGAAATAACGAGATTAGAGTCGCTACTTCCTGCAAGATCACCAGCTACCATTATGCCATTTATATTCATTTACTCATTCCTCATTACATATACATTAATAGATATAGATATCCGCTTCCACCTGTTCCACCAGTAGTGCTGGCATTACCGCCACCACCACCGCCACCCGCTCCCGTATTAGCATTAGCAGAAGAACCGCCAGCTCCAGAGGCTCCGCCTGCTGCACCAGCACCTTGAGGTCCGGCTCCACCGCCACCGCCACCAAAAGTACCACCAGCTGCTCCACCAGTATAAGAACCATTACCGACAGCATTTGCCAAACCAGCAAAAGAAGTAACGCCAGTGTAAGCCCCAGATCCGCCCATTGATAATTGTCCAAGTAAATTGCTAGAAGTGATACCGGTACTGGCATTAATTGAGTTTGTTCCAGTTCCTGCATATGCTACGGAAGAGTAGACGTTAGTAGAACCATTGTTAGTAAATGGATACCCGCCACAAGCGTAAGTGGTAGCGGTAGAATTGAATCCTCCACCAGAAGCACCATAAAAATAAGCTAAGGTACCAAAAGAAGTAGTTCCACCGGCTCCGCCAGCGGCTCCTGTAGCTCCAGCTGCTCCACCAGCACCAATGGCCACGGTATAAGAAGTATTAGCGGCTACAGTAATATTAGTGGTAGATTGAATGGATCCTCCGCCACCACCACCGCCACAGGTAGTAGTTCCACCGCCTCCACCACCGCCACCGCCAGCAGCAGTGATAAAGGTGTTAGTAATGCCTGGAGAGATAAAGAAAGCTCCGCTACTTCCAGTTAAATAAGCACGAAGTGGTTTATTACTAGAAGCTAACCAGTTAGTACCATCGCTGTATAGTGTGATTGTACCGTAATTAGCATAGTAAGCTAAGCTGTTCATAGTAGCAGCAGATGTGGTACTAGTAGTACCAGTATAATTAGTAGCAAGTGTCAAAGAAGTATTGGAACCAATCGCAGAAATTATATAGGATGTACTAGACTGAGCACTAAAAGTAATACTCATACCTGGAGCTAATTGAGTAGTAAATGAAGATCCGGTAGCGGTAACAGTGGCAGATCCATTTGTGACATTAAAAGTAGAGCCACCAGATAAAGTAAAACCAGAGTTTCCGTTAAAAGATTCTGTTCCGTGAGGGGCGATAAAAATTACTTTACTTCCGGTACCAGTTCCTGTTATGTAACCGCCAGTATTAGCGGTTTCAATACTTCCAGTTATATCTCGAATAACAATTTGACGTCCCGCTGTAGGTGCAGGCATAACGTATGTATATCCAGTAGTACTTGCCGTATAGTTATGTAAAATGACACCATCATAACTACCAATCGAATCAACTGTATAAATGGCGTGAGAAGTATTAGTATTAACTAATTGTGAAATAGGGGCTGTTAATTGACTAATATTAGATGCTCCAAACTGAGACCAAATGCTGCTCTGTCGAGTATATAAACCTCCGCTAGTATTTAGATAAATAGACCCGCTTGTTTGAGTGGTAGATGGAGTACCAGAACCAGAAGTAATAGTAGGAGAAGTGCCAGGAGTAGATCCGATGCCCAAACCAGAATTAGTAGTCAGTCCAGTAACGAAAGCTTGAGTGACACCGCTAATTTGGAAAAGAATATTACTAATAGTTCCACCATAACCGGGCGCGCTGGTATTGAAAGTAACGTTTCCAGAGGTTCCAGTTGTAGTAGACGCCCCAGAAGTGAGAAGTAAAGTTCCACCGTTATTGGCAGTTCCGCCAGCTGATTGGGCAGTAATGTTTAGATTGGTTCCAGTGCCAGCAGCAGAGGATTGAGTAATACCAGCTGTAACAGCTGCTCCAAATTGCAAAGTTCCAGTAGCTAATAGTGTAAGACCAGTAGTATTGCCGAGTTGTAATTGAATATTACCAACGGTCCCAGAAGAAGTAGTACCAGAAGCTAAAACTAAATTACCGCCATTGGCAGCCGTAAAACTGCTTCCTTGTGCTTGAACGGTAAGATTTTGTCCTGCCGTATAAGCGTTAGTAAATTGACCTAAAATTGGAGAGGCTGTTGTATTTAACCATTGCAAAGTAGCGGCGCTAACAGGAACTGTAGAGGTTGGCGAAATACCAGTAATAGAATAAACAGTATTGCTACCGCTATTACCAATTACATCACCATATAAAATTATATTACTTTGAGCCATTTATTTGACCTTTACATCCAAGTATATACATAGAGATATCCACTTCCACCGTTTCCGCCAGCGGTGCCAGTACTGGCAAGAATACCACCACCGCCACCTCCAGCTCCAGTATTAGCGGAAGCCGATGATCCTACACTTGAGGCAGCACCAGCGTTGCCACCGTTGCCTTGAGGTCCAGCACCGCCGCCGCCACCGCCGTTGCTTCCGCCTCCGGTACCAGCAACATAAGCCGTTGCTAGATTCGAACTGGTATTGATCATTCCAGCAACACCGCTTATACTATTTGCTCCGCCAGACCCACCCATGGCAATAGATCCTGGCGATGTACTTCCTTGAAGTTGAGTAGTTGCGGCCGCAAGAGACGCAGATCCAGTGCCAACGGCAGCGCTAGAAGAAGAATACATATTTGTACCACTATTAGTAAAAAATAAACCACCGGGAGAATTAAAAAGACCTCCACTGCTGCTACCACCAGAGGCACCATAAAAATATGCTAAGGTACCAAAAGAAGTATTATTTCCTGGATTACCAGTAGTGCCAGCTGAGTTAGCGACTCCACCTGTCCCACCAGCACCAATTACCACGGTATAACCACTAGCAATATTAGGAGTAAGCGTGGTTATCATAATCGATTGAAGTGCGCCGCCGCCTCCGCCACCACCAGAAGTACTAGTTCCACCACCACCAGCACCACCTCCACCACCTCCGCAGCCAACTAAATAAGCAGCAGTACAGCCAGGAGAAGGGATAAAAGTACCGTTAGCAGTTAAGTAAACACGCATGGGTTTATTGCTAGTAGCGAACCAGTTAGTACCATCACTTGTCAAAGTAAGAGTACCCCAGTTAGCATAGTAAGCTAAACTATTCATAGTGGCAGAAGAGGTAGTACTAGTGGTACCTGTATACACAGAGGTAAGTGTGAGTGAAGTTGCTGATCCGATGGAAGAGATTACGTAAGATACACCAGATTGAGCGCCAAATGTGATGCTCATGCCGGGTGCAAGTTCAGTGGTAAATAAACCAGTGCTGCAAGTGACGGCGGCTGAGTTATTAGTAACGTGAAAAGTAGAACCTCCAGTTAATATATAGCCAGCACTCCCATTAAAAGATTCGGTACCATGAGGAGCAACAAAAATAACGTTGCTAGTAGCTCCGGAGCCAGTAACATATCCGCCAGTTTGATTGGTAGTTTCGATGGCACCAGTAATATCTCGAATAATGATTTGTCGTCCGGGAGCAGGGGATGGCATTACGTAAGTTGTAGGACCAGTGTGAAAATGAAGAATAACTCCGTCATTACCAGAAGTGCTGTCGACAGTGTATACTGCAACGGTATTAGTATTAGTGGTAGCTGTAATTGGAGCTATTAAGCCTGTGTAGGCGTTGATTGGTAGCCAGCTGGTAGTGCGGGTATAAACACCGGTAATTGTTGAACCGCTGGTATTTAGATAAAGAGAGCCAGTCGGTTGGGTGGAAGTTGGAACGCCAGAACCAGAAGTAATAGTAGGAGAAGTGCCAGGAGTAGATCCGATACCAACACCAAAGCTATTAACGAAAGCCTGAGTAGTACCACTAACCTGAAATAAGATATTACCAGCAGTACCACCACCTGGAGTAGCCGTATTAATAATAACATTACCAGAAGTACCAGTTGTAGTGGAAGCTCCTGAAGTCAATACTAAAGCTCCACCGTTGTCTCCAGCGCCACCAGCTGATTGGGCAGTAATGCTTAAATTAGTAGCGCCTCCGGTAGAGGCAGCTTGATTGATGGTTGCTGTAGCGGTAGCCGGAAACTGCAAAGTTCCAGTAGATAATAAAGTCAAACCTGTCGTAGCGCCTAATTGAAAGATGATATTGCCGGCACTGCCAAATAATGAAGTTCCAGAAGCAAGAATTAAATTGCCGCCTGCTCCACCTCCGCCAGTACCTTGAGCTTGAATGGTTAGATTTTGTCCGGGATTAGCTGAAGAAGCTTGAGTTAAAGTAGGAGAGGTAACCGAGCTAAGCCATTGTAAAGAGTTAGGTGTAACGATGACTGGAGATGGACCGCTAATAGAAGAAACATAGCCGTCAATGGTGTTGCCGGTGATATCACCACTCAAAGAGACTAGGTTTATGTTATTTACAGTTACTGCGGTGCCTTGAGACATATATTTTTCCTAAATAAATACCAAAGTTTTAGTATATTGAAAAAAGTTTTAGATATTAAGTTACTTGAACGCCAAAAAGATGGAAGGTAACGTTGGCTGTATCTGATTGAACCTTAACAATATCACCAGTAGCAAGCGTAATACCCAAAGTAGCCAAAAATGTATTAGGTCCTGATAATTCTAAACCTCCAGCAACCGAACCTCCATATAAATAAAGATCGGCATTGGCACCAGCTACGCTTCTAACCGTTACACTAAAAGCAGCAGTACTATTATTTTGATTGCATACCGCCAAAGTAGATATAGTTGTAGAAGTTGTTGCTGGTACTGTATACAATGTTTGTAGTGTTCCAGTAGTTGTTATATTTAGTTGCCCTAAAACTTGAAATGTATCTGTCATTGTATTTTCCTATTAGCAGCCCATAAGCATAAATGTGCGAGCAATACTTGGTGTAGCTCCCGTTACTGTTTTTGGTTCCCATTTTCCATCAGCTGAAACGTATGTCAGTACTTGTCCGTTAGTTGGAGCGGTTGTTATAATTGGAATTGTTTGTAATGCTACAACTGTTGGGTTAGGAAAAGTTCCACTAAGATCTCCGCCAGCCGTTCCAGTTGGTCCAGAACTACCAGGAGCAGATTCAGCAGTCCAAGATGATGTTGCATTCACCCAAGTCAGTACATATCCATCTTGTGATGCACCAAGAGTTTGTGTTGCAACCGTGTGTGTATTAATTCTTATTACTATTGGAGATGCGGCTGTGCCAGCAAGATCTCCGGATAATTTGATTAATCCAAAGTCGGTAGTTAGTGCTCGTGGTTCCTTATATGACAATGATTCTCCTATTATTATATATTATCATTAGTATAAATCGATTGATTACAATACGCTCCATTGAGCTCCTGTAAATACCACTGTAATACTTGCATAATTCATATCTATAACAAAGTTACTAGCTCCATCAATGTTGCCGGATGCTGGTGTAATCGTTATATTATTTGTATTTGCTTGACCAGTTATATCTTTAATTACAAGCGTATCACCTGTTGTTGGTGAAGACGGTAATGTAATTGCTATTGTATTACTGGTTGGATCTGCTGCAATGATATCATCAGTGGCTAGTGCTGTATATGTTGAACCACTAACTGTTGTTACATTTCTTCGAATACCTTTTGATGTTATTAGTTTATTAGCAGTAATACTAGCAACCGTGGTTCCATTTGATTGTAAGTTTCCAGTTCCACCAGTGAAGTTTAGTGTTGCCGCAGATATTGCAATAGGTGAGCTGCCACTAATACTATTTACAGTTGTAGCGCCAGTCGCGCTTATTGTAACATCGCCACTTAATGTTGTCCAAGTTGTTGCTGGTGTTCCATTGCTCATCAAAACTTGAGCAGAAGTTCCTGGAGCAATGTTTGCTACGGGAAGATTACCAGACACATACGAGCTAGATGCAAGATTTACTGTGCTCCAAGATAATGCACCGTTGCTTGCAGACTGTAATACGCCTTGATGTTGTCCCGGATTTGGAAGCGCATAACCATCTATTGATGATAGAATGTTTGATGCGGTTGTTCCGGTTACATCTCCACTTAATGTAACACTGGTAAGAGCTTGCCAAGATGCTGCGGTTGGGCTTGTCGCTTCTAATACATAGCCAGCAGCTGGTGTTCCAGTAATTGCAACGCCTTGTATTTTTGCAACCGTTGTGGACGCTGATGCTGTTGTTCCACCTGAACTTGTTACATCACCTGTTAGAGTGAGTGATTGTGCTGCTTGATTTGCAGTTGGAAGAACGCCAGACACATAAGTTGATGATGCTAGATTTACCGTACTCCATACAAGATTACCGCCAACTTCTTGCAAAACTCCAGGCGTTGGACTTGGTAATGTATAACCGTCCAAAGATATAACTGTAACACTACCGGTAGCCGAGATCGTTGCATCTCCGCTAACTGTTGTCCAAGTTGGAGTAGGTGTAGAGTTATTTAGTAATAGTTGTGCAGCCGTACCAGCAGCTAGTTTGCTAACTGCGATATTAGCTGTAGCCGAAACTTGGGCATTAGCAATTTGCTGATATGTAACAGTATTACTGGCTGTTACAACCGGAACAGTATTTGTGCTTGGGCTTGCTGGATATACAACTCCATCAACCTTAGCAACTGTTGGGTTAGGATAAGTTCCACTAAGATCTCCACCAGCACTACCGCCTGGAGTACCGCCTGCTCCGGATATTATGCTCCATGTACCAGCTTCTCTAATATAGATGGTTGATGATGCGTCACCATCAGTTCGTAAGAAAAGGCTTCCATTTGGTTGAGTTGTGGTTGGAATACCAGAACCACGAGTAATTGTTGGATCACTTCCGGGTGTAGTACCAATTCCAAGTCCGCCAGCAGATGTTGCATCGGCAGACATAATAAATGCTTCTATATTACCGCCAGCTTCTAAATAGATATATCCATCATATCCGCTACCAGTTTTAGCACCAGATGTTAGGATTAAATCACCACCGTTATAACCACTTCCACCGGCATTTTGAGAGCTAATAGTAAATGATGTTCCATTATTTACTGCGGCAGCTTGATTGATTACTGGTGTAAACGCGCTCTGAGCCCATTGTAGTTGATTAGTCGTTAATGTTAGATACGTTGACCCGGCATCTTGTAATGCTATACCGGTGTGACCATTTATTGTTAATAGTCCAGCGCTTGTTGACCATGTACTTGCTGCTGCACCAGTTAGTGTTAGTCCGCCGCTTGAAGTTGTAAAACTTGATGCCGCATTACCAGATAATGAAACTGCACCGTTTGATTGAGTTAGACTGCTATTTAGTGTAGTACCTTGCTCGACAGTCAATGTTCCGTTTACCGTGGTAAGTATTCCTGGCTGAGCCATGTTGATTGCAAGGGCTGTAGTTTCACCAAGGTTTAGATATTGTGCTGCATCCACATATAAAGTTCCTGAACTTGTTGACCAGGTTGAAGTTCCACCAGATGTAATTGTTAATGCGCCAGAACTTGACCATGTAGATGCTGCACCAGCTGTTATTGTCAATGCGTGAGCCGAAGTAGTTGTTATTGATGATGCACCATTACCAGCTAATGAGAACGCACCACTTGATTGATTCAATGCACCTGTTACTGTTGCAGTACCAGTGCTTATTTGAATAATTGTTGATCCGTTGGATTGTAAATCACCAGTACCACCAGTCCAGTTCAAAAGACTTGGAGTCAATGCAATTGATGTTGTTGTAATTACTACTTGATCGTTGCTACCGCCAATTGATGGCGATGAACCAGCGGATGAACCAGTTTGTAGTCTTAGTGTTCCAATACCTGATGGACCGTATCCAGCGCACAAGTTAAGATCTGCACCAACGTGACCAGAAGCAGATGAATCTCTTGCTCTTACAGTTAGTGTACCGCTACCACCAGTTGAAGTGGTTGCCTGTGATAATACACAAGCACCGACCGTTGATGCCCATTCTAAGAATCCTGAATTGATCGTTACAAGATTTCCTGTACCACCAGATCCACTCAATGATGAGACATATGGATTTGGATAGTTTCCATTTAGATCACCACCAGCAGATATAGCAGTTGTTGATATTACTCCGCTTGTGCTAACGGTAACGAATGCCTGTGATCCTCCGCCAGACAATGATGCGAATGTAACAGCAGTTGGTGATACAGTTAATTGTGTTGTACCACCAGTTTGAATAAGAACGTTTCCAGCAACAGTTGTACCAGTACCTGATGTTAGATGTAATGCACCACCAGTGCTTGTACTTCCTGTAGCGTTTTGTGCTTGTACTGTTAGTGCTGTTCCAGTTCCAGAAGCAGCCGTATTATTTGCTTGATTAAATGTTGGTGATGTGGAAGCCGTATTGAATTGAATTGTACTTGTGGACGACGCCGTACTAACTGTTCCGGTAGTACCAGTCAATGATATTACTTGTTGGCTTGTTGCTGTTCCAGATAAATCTCCACCAGCAGTAAATGCAGTCGCACCTGATGTAATTGGGAATGTGGTACCATTAGATTGTCGTATATTTAGTACGCCACCTGATGAATAAAGTATTGCGCCGTTTGATGGATTAGTTGTTGGATCCGTTGTTGCATTAGTAAATCCGAGTACTCCAACTCCTCCGCCAAGTGATTGTGATCCAGAGAATAGTTGTACTCCATTAGTGCTAACATCTATTTGAGTAGATCCGTTTGCTTGTATAAGTGTGCTAGCATAACCATCAATAGTCAATGCGCCTGAACTAGTTGATAATGTGGATGCTCCATCTCCGTTTATAGAGAATGTTCCGCCAGTAGCACCGATCACTGTAAAACTATAACCATCAGCAACCGTTACGTTTCCATCAAATGTTGCAGCTTGTTGGAATATGCTAGTACCAATAATTGTTTCAGCGCCATCAACTTGTAAGTTACCAAGTATTTCGGTTGTGTTACCACTTGTACCAATTTGTACCTTGGTAGCATTGGTTGTTCCAAGTGTTAGTGTAGATGCACCAGATGTATCAACTGATGGAGTAATAACTCCACTAACTGCTGTTACAGTTGTATTTGATGTAATAGATCCGGTACTTGTTGTTGTTATATTACCAGATGTAGTTACATTTTGAGTTCCAAAATTAGGGCTTATTTTTGTACCAGCGATAGCAGCAGTTGCACTAACTTGAGCGTCAGCAATTTGCTGATATGTAACAGTATTACTTGCAGTAACAACTGGTACTGTATTAGTGCTTGGGCTTGCCGGATAAGAAACTCCATCAACCTTGATTACGGTTGCACTTGCGGTTGTGCCTGAAACATCTCCACCCATTGTTTGGGCGGCTTGATTAGCAGTTGGCAAAATGCCGCTTACATATGTGCTCGAAGCAAGATTGACTGTACTCCATACAAGACTACCACCTACTTCTTCTAGAACGCCTGGTGTTGGGCTTGGTAATGCATAACCGTCTAATGATCCGATAGTTGGGTTTGGATATGTGCCAGATAAATCACCGCCTGCAACTCCACCTGGAGTAGTTCCAGAGATGGTAGTATTGCTTGCAGCGGTTAGACGACCCTTAGCATCAACGGTAAATGTTCCTACTTGTGTAGAGCTTCCATAACTTCCAGCAGATACGGCAGTGTTTGCTAATGTAGTAGCTGTACCAACAGTTGTACCACTTCCGGTTATATCACCGGTTAGTGTAAGAGATTGGTTTGCTTGATTCCCGGTTGGAAGAACGCCCGTGACATAATTACTACCGCCAGCAAGATTGACCGCAGCATAAGTAAGACTACTGCTTCCATTGACTTGTAGAACATTACCAGTTGTTAATGATCCTCCTGCTGGAACCGTTGAACCATTTATTTGAATTACAGTTAGTTGTCCAGGGGTTGTAGCGCTCTCGTTAACATCTCCGGATAATGTTGTAGCTGCCCAATTACTTGTGCTTGTTGCAACGAAAAATTGCCCCTTAGTAAGAGCGCCAGATGTTATAGTATTTCCTTGTATAGCAACAACCGTAGATGAAGCAGATGTACCATTTACATCACCATATAGACTTACCTCAGATGGTTTTGGCTGCCATTGGCTTGATGCGTTGACCCAAGTTAGAACATAACCGTCTTGTGTGCTGCCTAAAACTCCGGCTTCAACTGCATTACCTTGAATTGCTATTACGGTTTGATTTGATGATGTGCCAGAAAGATCTCCGCCAGCGCTAAATGTTCCGCTTCCAGAAACTGATACCCAAGTTCCGCTCTGATATGTATATAATCCAGTGCTACCGGTACCATCAACTCGCATATACAGCGAACCATTTGCTGGTGTTGTGCTTGGAACTCCGCTACCACTTGTTAGTGTTGGTATTGTAGTTCCATTATTTGCGCCAAAGGCTGTTCCTATCAATTCACCGTTTATTTGTATAGCAGTGGTAGACGCTGTATCTATATTATTACCAGTTAATTTACCACTATAAAACTCGGTGCCATCCCAAAGAATTAGTTCATTAGCATTAGTTGGTTTTCCAGAGAAAGACATTTATGTTCCTATTGAATATGTGAAATTATTATACGCTATACCAACCAATACCATCAAATATAAAACTTGCCTTACCATTATTGGTAGAAATTATATAAGTACTTGCTCCATCTATTAAAACTCCACCAGCAGAAGACTGTATTGTTATATTAAACGTTCCGGCATTACCTGACTTGTCTTTTACGGTTTGAACTGTTCCGGTTATTGGGTTATTGACTAATTGAATAGTTATTGATGAGCCAGATGTAATTAATATAACTGAATCTTGTTGAGTTGTTGTATAGTTTGAGCTCGTATTTATTATATTACGAATATCAGCAAATATATTTACATAAGGATTACCGTTTTCAGAAATCAATAGATTATTTGTATAACCATCAAAGTAAATTATTGCTTGACCAGCATCAGATATAAGAGATGTGTTGATACCGTTTACAACCATTTTACCGTCTAATGTTAGTAACCCAGTGGTTGCAGATGTTGATAAATCAGGTCCGCTAGTTACGCTACCGGTGGTAAAGATATCTTGAGTTATAAAATTAGTTCCAGGTATCCATGTATACCCATCATATATTAGTGCTTGCCCGGCGATTGGTGTTATTGGATTTACTGGAATGGTTTGAATTCCAACTACAACTGGATCTGGATAATACCCATCTAAATCACCGCTTGCAGCTCCACCAGAAGAGCCACCAATAAGATTTACATATGACCCGCCATCTTCGGAAACTTGAAATCTGTTCAAAGTTGAATCATAATAAATAATACCTTGACCCATATCAGATGTTGATGATGACGATATGTTTATACCATTTACTATAAATTTACCATCTAATTCTATTAGCCCGGTATTTTCAGATGTTGATAAAATTGGTCCGGTTATAATTTCTAACCCTAAAAAGTTTGTACTTGGATTCCATTGATATCCGTCAAATATTAATGCTTGTCCCGCAATGGGCTTAACCGGATTGACTGGGTTATTTTGTAGTCCAATGACTATCTGATGGGTTGATGTTCCCATTAGATCGCCAGCAAATACTACTGACCCGCCACCTCCTCCGCCACCTCCACCACCAGAAATTATAGAACCAATTATTACATCTAACGCATCTAGTCTTGCCCGAACTGTTGTATAGACGCCTTGAGGTTTTACGCCTAAGGTTTGCTCAATAGCTAAAATAGCATCACGCAAAATATTAACAGTTTCTGCCTTGACAGGGGTGATATTGTCATAAGCCGTTGGCAAAGTACTGGTATTGTCCAGAGATGCTGGGTAAAGAATTGAAGATGGCATTCACATTATATGCCATCTTTTTAGCATCGACCGCTGCCAATAATCAATTATAATTATAATAGGGATTAAAATGGATATCAATACATTACATAAATTGGCAACAAAGTTTGAAAAACAAGCACAAGCTGTTATGTCTGCTCAATCGGGGGAGATTTAGACTGTTTTAGAAAATGCAAGATTATGGCAATTGTCTACTAATGTAGCACCAATGCTTAATCAAGCTGGTGTGCCAGATGATGCGGCTGTAACAATTTTTATATTAGTGAACAAAGGACCGGTAGCTACATTTAAATCAGTTTTAGCCCCAGCCAATCCAAAAGTAGCAATAGGACTAGATACGCTATTAAAACAAAAGCTATCAGCTCCTATGACTAATGCACTAAAAGCAGCAAAAATAAATATTAATGATACCGTTACTGTAAAATAGCTGACATTTTAATTTTCAATTTATTTTAGTATGATATAGATATCTTGAAAGGTATCTATGCCAACTAAATATGATATTGCGATTATAGGTTCAGGTGTTGCTGGAACATTTGCTGCATTAAAAATAGCAAAAGAGCATAAAGGTAAGAAAGTTATTCTTTTTGACGAAAGCTCTGCCCCCGGCAAAAGGCGTTCGCAAATGTCAGGATTTCTTGGTCTTCTTCCAACTAGTGATGGTAAATTATATCTTTCTGATATTGATAAAGTTTCACCTATAACTGGCAATCGCAAAGTCAATGCATCACTCAAATGGTTTAACTCTTATATCAAAAACATATTCGATCTAACGGTTGTAAAAGATCTTGGACCAAAAGTCAACTTGGAAAAGCGAATTAAAAAAAGCGGTTTCGAAATTGTCAAGAATGATTATATACAATTATATCCAAGGGAAATACATGCCCTATCCAAAAAAATAGTAAATGATATAGAAAAAAGCATTACATTATGTTTTGATGAAGGAATTACGAGCGTTGTAAAAAACAAAAGAGGTTTTATTATTACCTCATCATTAAAACAAATACATTGTAAAAAACTAATCATTTGTGCTGGAAGAAGCGGATGGAGATGGGTTAGTGAATTATATAAATCATTAGGTATTATAACAGATAATAATACTTCTAAGTTTGGAATAAGAATAGAAACAACAGCTCAATCAATGAAAGATTTTAATAAATCTAATTGTTCAATAGTAAGTAATGAATTAGAGCTTGGACCGATGTCTTGGAACGGAACTGTGATACCTGAGGATCATGTTGATATGGCAATTTCTTCATTTAGAAGCAATGAGGTTAGATGGAAATCTGAAAATATGTCATTCAACCTAATAGGCAATAGACATTTTGAGAACGGTGGATTTGAGGAAACGAATAGGCTAGGTCAATTAGTATTTATATTAACTAATGATCGTATAATAAAGGAAAGAGTTTCCCACATCTTGACAAATAAAAGTAAAATCTCTATTATACCAGAATATAATTGGTTGCCAGATGCAATAAAACAAGTAAGTCAATTTCTACCAGAAATAATTAATAAAGCATATTTCCATGTGCCAACAATTTTACCATTGATACCAAAAATTAATGTAGCAAATAATATGGAAACAGATATAACAAATATGTTTTGCGCAGGCGAAGCATCGGGACAAAGTGGTATTTTATATGCTGCATTGACTGGATTAGTAGCTGCGGATTCCGCAGCTAAGTAAGGAAGGATAATGAGCCAAAAACATTATAGTGATTTTAATTCATCAGTAGTTCCAGAAATTGAATATGTTCATGACGGATCAAAGGTAAAACATACATTTAGTAAATTTGATTATGATTTATTTGATGAAGAGAAGTATGTAGTAGAAAAAGTTATTCGGGTCAAGAGGATAGCGTCGGCAAATAAAAATGAACGATGGAATATTTTTGAAAATAATAAAATTGTTTTCGTCCTTGAAGGAAGTAAAGTTTCTAAAAAAGAAAAAGAATATTTACGCACCCCCAGCGGATTTAGTTTTTTAATTTGTCAGGGAAAAACTGGGATTAAATCGCTTGCCGGATTAAGAAAAGAATTAAAGAAAGTTTTTGAAAAATAATATATTATAACTAAGTTGTATATAATTTTTTCCTACCTATAATTGTAGTTATGAAATATGAACTGTATATTACGGATTGCGAAACTAGCGGATTAACACAAGACCATGACATAATCGAAGTATCGTTTTACCGTCTTTCCAACCAAGATCAAAAAACTTGGTGTATTAAGCCCATCCGTACGGATAACATTCAACCTGATGCATTGCGAGTAAATGGTCATAATTTAGAGAATCTTTTGCATAACACAAAAGAAGGTAGGGAAACATATATCCCAGCAGAAAAAGCCACAGCTGAAATTGAAAACTGGCTGATGAATGATCTTCACGCATCCGAAGAAAGGCTTCTTGTCGGTCATAATATATGTGGATTTGATAAAGATATGTTAGTTGCAATGTGGAATAAAGTTAATGCAAATGAAACATTTCCGTTCTCGAAACGATACGCATTAGATACAATGCAAATTCAAGTATTTATGGATGTTATTGGAATAACAGAACAAAGCGAATATTATAACTTGAATGGATTAGTTCAGAAGTATGGCATCAAAAAAGAGAAAGCACATCGTGCCGCAGGAGATGTTCGTATGACTAAGGACTTGTTTTTGAAACAAGCTAATTTTATTAGAAATCTAGCTAAAAAATAATGCTAAAAATATTATACGCTGCTGGGAATAGGTTGGGTAGTTTTTACCAGCTAAAACGATTCTTACAATCAATACAGCATAAAAATTACATAATAAAAACTGCCGCCTTCAAAAAATCACTTGGCGATCTTGATGTTGATTATACATTAGACAGTTTATTGAATTTTACAAATATCAATGAGATTAGTTTCAATGGAAATTATTCGTATTATTCTAACGAGATAAAAAGATTCAGCCCTGACATAATAATTTCCGATTTTGAGATTTTTACTTCAACAATAGCATTAGAATTGAATATTAAGTTATGGCAATTTAGCCCAATCAATTTATATTATGCTATAAATAATGATATAAAATATAATTTAGGCATACATAAAAATTATTTTCATCTTCTTGATTCCAGCCCAAGAAAGAATGGTTATATTTTAAATCTACTGAATAATTCTAATAGAAGATTCATTTTGTCTTATATCGGTGATTCCAAATATAATAATATTGTTTCTGATACTTATGAATGGGTTCGCCCTAATTTTATTTTAGGCGATGGATCTAAAAAAATTGATTATTTTTTAGCATTACCAAAATCAAATAAAAACATTATAAATGAGTTGAAAAATAAAAACTCATTACTATTTTCTTCTTTTACATTAGAGCGTTTTAATGACATGAGAGTAAAAAATCTTTTAGAAGAAAATCAAATTAAAGAATACATTGAAAACTGTAAATATTTTATATCAGATGGAACCGCAACATTCGCGGCAGATGCGTTCTATAATCAAAAATATAATATCTGTAATCCAAGATATGATGACATAGAAACTGTTATTGTATCAATGATTAATAAATATTGTAATTTTGGATGTATATCGAATGATTATAACCAATCAAATAAAATAGAGATTCAATTGAATGAAAAAGTTAAATTTATATCGGAGCACTTAGGAGAATTATGAACTATTTAGCAGTTGATCTTGGTAATGTTATTTGTAATGTGAAGTTTGATAACTTTATTGATAAGCTATCTAGAACACTTAATCTTCCATTAGAAGATGTAAATTATTTCTTGCATAGAACCACAAAATTACACGATCTTGGGCTTACTCAAATATCAGATGAACTCAGAGATCATTTTAAAATAAAATCCCCTGTCATAATTAAAGATTTACTAAAAGAATGGGATATGGTTATAACAGCTGACGCTGTTATGATAGGTTTTTTAGAAGATTTATTAGATTTTGACATAAAAATTGCATTGCTTAGTAATATAGGTATAGAACACGCTGAACTGATAAAATCAGTTCTAGGATCAAAAGTATATGATAATAGTATAAGGTTTTTTAGTTGTGAAGTTGGAGCCAGAAAGCCCAGTTATTTATACTATAAAACATTTTTAGATATATACCCTGATTTTAAAAACTGTATTTATTTAGATGATAGAATTGAGAATGCTGTTGGCGGAGAAAAGCTTGGATTTAAATCAGTTCATTTTGAGTTGGATAAAATAAATAGGTCAGATCTAGAAAATAAATTAAAAGAAATTACATTGATGATATATCAAAATTAGGAGACACAAATGGATAATAAATTAGATAAAAGGTTCATAGCACAAGGTAAAACAAAAATAGTCAACGCATCAGTTTTAGCGCCAGAAAATGCAGGACTTCGTTTTATTCTTAATGTTGTTGGTCAAGATGGAAAATTCACTTCGCCACTAAGTTTGATATTAGCAAAACGGTGGGCTAAGGTAAAGGAAGATAATTCATATTGGTATGCAACTCAAATGAATTTTAAGCTTGGTTCATTAAACGAAACAGCTACGGCAAGCGATACATGGGTTATATCTATGTTGGTGCAAGATAAAACTGGTAAGGTAGATCAGAAAGCATTACAGACAGCTATTAAGAAAGTCAGTGAAAAAGCTAAGTACGAAAAAGCAAGTGTTCACGTATCAACTCTACTAACCTCTGCAATACCAGAGCTGCAAGATTTACTAATTAGCGGATTAGTAGAACAAGGCGTTAGCGTATATTTTTATAACGAGCCAACAAAATAGCCAATAATCCCGTATATAATATATGGGACTACATTGTTCACCCGGTGATAAAGTAGTATGCAAGATAAAAGATAATAAAATCGTAAATGTTTACGAAGAGACCGGTTGTGAAAAAAAAGTATTTGAGATTATATCCATCCACAATAATGGATATATGATATATATTCCAAGTAATTATTTTCTTGATGGTAGTGTATACTTATCATCCGATAACCTTCGTAAATATAAAATAGATAAAAGATTTACAGATAGCTATGTTTATTTTATAACGGAACATAATATCGTAGCAATACATAGCAAGCTTGATGGCATGCGCTGTTGTGAATGCGATGAATTCTATCCAATGGCTTGTGCCAATTTTGAAGAAACAAAACTGTTATGCTGGCGCTGTCGACACTATCCAATGTATAGATAGTTATTTGCTAATAATAACGGAATTAGTTGCCACATTGTGTGCGTTATTTTCTAGGCTACTAGAAAGATTTGTCCATGTGGTAGCAATTGGGGCTGTCCAAGTGCCACTGGTTTCGTCCCAAGCACGAGCAGTGGAAATGATACCATTATTAGTCGTATTGAAAGCGAAGTCGCCCATAGCGCCTGTGACAATGGAAGGTCCTACAAAGCAATTAACGCCTTGCCCGACTAACACGCCATATCCGTCGTTTCCAGTTCCCCAGGCGAGAATTGTTTGAAGCGGCTCGTAAGCACCGAGAGTAGCATTCGATGATGAAAGTGTTATGGCTGATGATAAACAGTCTTGAAATTGTGCACCACCATCGTTTCCGGTTTGGTTACCACCTTCTACACCCAATGTTATTATGTTAGATGGTCCAACTTCTATACCCCAACCTGTCACATAAACGTCGTTGGTAAGCGCTAAATAAGCACAAAAATCCGATTGATAAGATTGGTAAACCCCGGCTTCAAACTGGAATCCCTCTGGCGCTACTGATTGTATACCTTGATCACTAAAATTACCTGATGGAGGTATAGGAAAATTACCAACATAACAATTCTCAAGTGTAGTCGCGCAGGATCCGGCACTAAATACAAGAGGATCTCCAAATTTACATCTGATAAATATCATACCAATATTGTCGATGAAAGTTGGGATAGACACACTTGATGTACTAACGAAATTAAAATCTTGAAAATTAAGTTGTCCGGAGGACTGTATGAAGTTTAAAACTGTTAGTGCCTTAGGGCTTATGTTTCCTAACCTCATATCGCTACCAATGCTTATTTGATAAGTATCTCCACTATGATAACCGCCAATCGTACCAGCATTATAGTTGTATGCCCTACTAGCAAAAGCCTTATCAGCACTAGCAACACCGTCTAATTTGACGACCCACGCCTCATATCCATCTGCCGTTAAACTTGTTATAATATCTCCTACATAACCATCCCATCCAGTAGCACCCAGTGCAGTATCTTCTAATACTTGTCGTTGGTTACCTAGTGGGTTTATTGCAATAGTTCCAGATGTTAGTGTGCCAGAGTATTTAATTTGTGGGGTGCCGGCAAACAATAAAGTTCCACTTGGAGTTATGGTAATGGTTGAAAGATCGAGAGGATCATCACCACTTAGTATATTGCTCATTATGGTAACCGTAGTGGGAACATTAATGGTACGACCACGATATCGACGATTCAATTCGGCGATTGTCAAAATAGGAGTTGATGAAGTTAGACCATCATAACCATCGGAAGCTAGCCCGCTAACATTAGAAGGATCTACGAAGAAAGACAAACTAGGAACGATAATAGACGAGGTTTGATAGCCATCACTAATAATAGAACCACCGTCACCTATGGCTAATCCACCAAATCCACCCTGAATAACTGGTAAGTCCAAGTTAGCTGGAGTGAGGGCGCGAGCCGGATGCCAAACTCCCGGATCTTGAGTTCGATCATAAGCATTAGCAAAAGGAAGACCATCCATTAGCAAAGTAGGAGTTCCCTTAAACCACGATGTAGCAGAGCTTGGGTTGATATAGGTTAGTCTACAGGAAACCTCGTTCAAATTTAATTTATATTGACCATATATGCCGTAGGTATAATTGGTACCAGCATCACTGTCCAATAATAAATCTCCAATAATGTATGTAGTATTATCGGAAATAGCTAAGCTGGAATTGTCTATATAAACGGAACCAATTTGATTACTAAAAAACCCTTGTCCTTGAGCATCGCCAAAGGAAGTAATTCCATGAATAACAGCATCTCCGTCGACAAATCCGTTAATGCCAACCGAATTAACTAAAGCAGTACCAGCCGCTCCACCCACCATAGAACCGCCTAAAATACTCACACCACCATTAGCCCAAGAGTTAACTAGGGCAGAGACAGTAGCTTCTGTACTAACCAAATTGAATAGAGTGTAAACATCCATTCTGGTTTCATTACAAGACGAAGAAAGCGGTAAAGCTACTTCGGTATTTCCGACCGTCCCAGTTGGATCAACTAACCACAAATGAACGAAAAGAATAGTTCCAGCGCCAATGCCTTGGGTAAATCCGCTGACATAAATTTTGGTGGGCTGATAAATGGAAATCGCATCACCGTTAGTAAAGGTATTGACCTGATTAGGTGAAGTATTATATGTTGGGTAATTGGGAACGAACGGATTGGTCAACACTGCCATTCCACTTGAGATACTGTCAATCCAGCAAACGGCTCCGCCCTGAGTATTATTGATTAGCAAATACCCGGCATAACCATCGGCAGCGGTTGTTAAATTAGCTTGCAATAAACCGGCTGGATTAGGTCCAGTAGCAGTTGGATTCTTGGGTATGACTCCAGATAAGTTAGTATTAAATTGATGCTGTAGTGCACCCACTATGGTTAAACTGCCACCAGAACCAAAACCAGGATTAAGATAAACTGGATCATTGAAATTTAATTGATCAGATAAGAATGTAATAGTAACCGGTACATTGAACACCGGAGAAGAGCTTCCCCATCGTCTAACTAATTCAGCCCAAGTACGAATTGGAGTCATCGATGATTTACCATCATTCGAATCGTTACCAAATTGTGGATCTATACACCAGTTTGGTACTAATAATGCATCGCTTGGAGCATAATTATACCCATGTTGATCACCACCAAAAGCAGTTATTATTCCCCCACCGGGAATCAGTGCTGTCCCGGCAAAACCTCCACTAGATAGTGATGCATCTAATTGTGTTGGAGTAATTGGTATTCTGTTTCTCCACGCACCATTCCCGCTTGGATCAAAAGAGTATGCAGTCGATTTACTATTGATTGTTAGTGATCCGGTATGCTTGAAATATCCTTGTGCAGTGTTAGTTAGTAGATCATTATAAATATAAATTGAATCTACGTTTATACTGCCAGGTCCCCACACAGCACAATAGCCATCAACATATGATCCTAATGATTCTATTGTACTTCTTGGATAAGCCAGTAATCTTGCTCCTTGTTCAATATAGTAATATCCTGCGTATAGATTGCAAAATGCAGTTAAATCATATGCTAATATGATATCTGCATCTAATACAGGGTAAAATCCTTCTGTTATTTCTACAACAACAGCGTCACTAGCTCTTCCTAAGATACCGCCGTACAATAACGCCGTTGCACTGATAATAGCATTTCCTATAAAACAATTTAATACTGGTAGTTCGCTTGATAACTCAGTTTGATAAATAATAGTGTATCTATCCACTCTTGTTTCTGCCAGTGCTACATAATTACCGAGTATGGCGCTGTTATTATCATCACTATTAGCAGGATCAAAAATAACTAAGTTTTGTATAATAATTCTACCGGCGATATAACTTTCTTCTGATCCAGAAGATTGAGTTGTAATCTGCATAATGTTTACGTGTATTGGTTCGTATGCTATATAGATATCATTAGTGGCAGTGCTATCAATTTCTGATGGAGAAGCATTATCAGCAGCTAATGCGCTTACTGAAGATTCCATTGGTTGTGATAACGTTGCAACATTGGGGCTTGGATTTTTGTATACCCAGCAGTACCCATCATTGTTTATATCATGTACGAACCACCCGGGTACTGGATTATTGGTTAATGCAGCCGCTAGTAATGTTCCAGTATTTCTATTTTTAGCAATTAAACCAGAAAGCGGCCCGGTTGAAACTTGATTTGACGTATTTAGCACACCTGTAATAATAACAGTAATGCCAGTCCCGCCGAGGTAAGGCGTAAATATAACTGGATCAGTATTATCTGTATGATTGGATAAGAATGTAAATGTTGTATTTTGTGTAAGTAATGGAGAATAAGTTCCAAAACGAGAAATGATTTGTGCCCAAGTTTTTACTGGCGTGCTTACGGTGTATCCATCATTAGCATCATTTCCGCCAGATGGATCAATGAACCATGTTGGCTGACTCCATGATGGATTTGGTTGAACCTCAAAAGCAAATGTCCTTGCTGGTTCCCAGTCGCTATTGGTCGTATTCCAAGTTAGAACGTATCCGTTTTGAGGAGTGGTTGACGCTACTGCTCTTCCTTGTAATTTTGCTACAGTTGGATTAGGATAAGTTCCAGATAGATCACCGCCAGCAGCACCACTCGGTGGGAACGATGAAGATATTGTAGATGGTGCCCATGTAGATCCATTGAACTCTAAAACTTGTCCTATTTGTGGATTTGGAGCAGAAAGAACGTAGCCATCTAATTTTGCTACTGTTGCGCTTACTGTGGTTCCAGAAAGATCTCCGCCAACAGTTTGGGGAACTTGATTCCCAGTTGGTAATTGTCCAGTTATGGTGTTTATACCACCGGCAAGATTTATTGGCGCATACGTTAATGCCGATGCGCCGCTTACTTGAAGTACATTACCGGGCGTTAAGCTTCCTGCTGCTGGAACGGTTGCTGAATGTATTTTTGATACAGCTGGGTTCGGATAGGTTCCAGAAAGATCTCCGCCTGCATTGCCGCCTCCAGCGATTGATGGCTTGGGTTCCCAGTCGCTATTAGCTGCAACATATGTTAGCACTTGACCATCTGCCGGGGTAGTGGTTGCTACCTTAGTTCCTGCTATTTTGGCGACACTGGGATCTGGATAAGTTCCAGTAAGATCTCCTCCAGCGAGCCCCGGAGGGATTGCTCCACCAGTTCCATTAATTGGAACTTCAAACGAGTAATCTATTACTATATTTGTAAGATCAGCAGGATTATAGCCAGATTCAGCACCAGTTAGGTCTGGCGTATTTAATACAGCCCAGTAGATATGACCGGTTGGGACTGTTGTCTTGAACGCTCGCATTACATATTGAATCATATATGTATGCTAAAACTTTGATAGCGTTATAATAAATGATTTATTGTATTCTTTTTACGATCTAAATAAATAGTGGCGTCCTCGTATAAATATTTACTTATTTTACCTACAATACCATTGCCACAGTATTTAAGTGCATAAATATTTTTATATGGTGTTAGTTTTTTGTTAGTTTTTATACCAATACATTCTTCCTCAAAAGATTTATGAATATCTAACAAAAAACTTTTAGCACCAACAAGACTAAATATTAGCTGCTTAGATTTTTGCATACTAAAACACCCATCACCATCATTATATCCCCTAATAAAATGATGTTTCATTGGATGATTTTTTAACCACTCTGGCCATGTATATGTTAGACTTTTATGTGGTATTATATTAAATTTTGCAAGATCATTGAAAAATTTTTCTGAAATGCAAACTCTAAATGAACTCATCCATGTTGGATTAAGATTATATTTATTAATTTCTCGATGAATACGATGATCTTTTATAGGATGGTCTGAATTTAATAGTTTCTTTATTTTTTCTAAATGATCTGTGTCTCCCGTTTGTAAATTAATTATTAACATTCGTGAACGCCCTTTATTATCTAGATCTGTGACACAGCCGTCAGCCGCTATGAATCCAGCCAAATAAAACACCTCTTCAGTTTCTTGCGTGAAAAAATCTTCATTATATGAATATTTGTACTTAGCACCTTTTACATGTGAAACTTCTATGTTATATAACTTACATAATTTCAATATTGTTTTTCTGTCAATATAATATTTGGCAGAAATTTTACGCAGGCTACCAAGTTCCTGGTACTCTTGCATAAGTAATTCTTTATCAAAAGATCTTGTCATTTTTACCTATTAAATATTTTTGCTTCCGTCCATCCAAATCCTTCGAGTGATTTGGTAAAATTGCCAGTGTTAAATATAATTTCTAACATTTTTTGCGCAAGCTCTCTAATTTCCAATTGAGCGTCCTCGCTATTACGAAGCCCAACGAAATGCATAAAAGATCTAAAATTAAATGAAATATCCGCGGTTAGCTGATTTGCATATGGTAGATAAAATCTAGCGCTTTCTTTTGCGCGTTTCCTTGGTACCCCTGCTACCGTTAACCTTGCTAAACATTCGTGATATTTTTTTAATGAGTCTTCGCAATGTTGTATAAGTAAAACCTGCTCGTCATTTGCCCAATCAACTGGAATATAAAACTTGTCATCTTTTAATTCTTTATATCTTGCAGATTCACCATTAACTGAGACACCTATTCTATGTTTAAGGATTTGATAATGTGTTGGAATTTCGGTAGTAACTAAAAAATGTATCATACTTTTTTCAAAAACACTATGATGGTGCTGTTCTGCAAGCATTTTTAATAGTTTGCCCATTCTACCACGTTTATCATCGGTCAAATCTCTTGACGTTGAAGTCCATGCACTCAATGCATGAGTTTCGTCGCCACCATATGTTCCAATTAATTCTACTTTATTTTCGTGCATGTTTTTCCTATGGAGTTATTATTAATTCGTTTTTCTTTTTCCAGTCAACTTTTTTACCGTTTATGCAGTAGTTAGCAGAAAGATCTATAATTTTTTTAGTGATATATAGTTTTCTAATTTCTGGATGATCATCATAAGATAAAAGCCAACCATCTCTACTACATAATAAATCAGATAATTTTTTATGTTCGTTAGGTGTCATGCCTTCTCTATATAGCATATTACCTTTTTCAAAATATGGAGGATCACAATATAGTAAAACGTTACTATCACTCATTATATTATAATTATAAAAATCATCATTGGAAACTGTTGTTCGTCCAACCAATAATTCATGACATTTTAATATTTTATTTTGTAGCTTATCAAAATTATATCTACAATCTACTGTCCATTTGCTTTTTTGTTCTTGACCGCCTATTGGCCCACTGGTGAGTATGCCGGAAAACGCTGTACGATTGAAAAAAATCGCTTTATATGCACAATCGACCTCATCTATTGAAGTGTTTTGTCTCAATTCATTGAACAATGAAATCGTTGGAAATGATTTCATCATATCTAATAATTTATTTAAACTATTAGTATTTTCATCTGAAACTATTTTCCAAAAACAATATACCCAATAATCTTTATCATTAGCAAATAAATGTATTTTTTGGTACTTGTTTGCTATGCCTAACAAAACAGAACCTCCGCCAACAAATACATCAGCAAATCCTATACATTTACTGGTATAGATTACTTTATCTATTTCACTGATTAGAATTGGAAGTAATTTATTTTTAGCCCCCGGGTATCGGAATGGTGTTAGAGTTGCCATAAATCATTCTCATACTTCAATAATTCATTATAATAAACTGCTTGCTTGTTATTTTGTAAATATGCTAGCTTCATTGGCATAAATAATTTATTCTCATGCAGCCATGACACTTTTACTATAGCTCTTATAATTCCAATTTTTTTATCTAAATCGATCAACGTAAATGCAATGTAATTATTATTCTCGGTTTTACCGTCCCCATGTATTCCTTTATCTTGATTTTGAAATACCCAGGATTCACCATACTTATTTGCTGATTCAACTGTCTGAGTTTTCACTCCAACTTTCGTATCAGATTTTATATCTCGTAAATCTTTTTCCCACGATTTCCCGCGTGCTTTATATATAGCGTAATCAGGTGTTGTAATATTTGGGAATATTGTTTTCAAATAAGTATAAACTACCTCTTCACCTATTTTGCCAATTTTATTGTCATTAATACCTTTTTTTATATTGGGTTGATTTCGTGCAGCATACATACCTATGTTTGTAGATATAGATTGCTCTGCAAAATCTCCCGCATCTTTTATCCACTTGTCTGTTATATTTATAATATTATTCATTTATAACTTTCATTTTTACATATTCCGGAAATAAACCTATCGTAGATTCTTTGAATGGAATATCCTTTATTACATTATTTTTTATAATATATATTCTACTCCAGTTGGCTTGTCTATTGTGAATCAATTCATATTCATCATTACCATCATATATTTTTATACCATAGCAATAATCGTCATCATATGTGCTGTATAATGTGCTTTTGGGAAAAGATACTATATAATTTTCAAATCTAAATTCAATCATCTTATCACCACATCATGTGCATGGCTTTCTATAATACCAGCGTTTGTTATTTTTACGAACTCGGCGTTTGTTTTTAGTTCATGGAGATTATGCGCGCCAACATATGAACATCCGCTTGATATACCTTCCAACATCGATTTTACAATGTTAGTTATCTTTCCTTTTGCTGGAACCATTGCTTTCACCCCTTCGATATAGTCTGATTTATGCGTAGAGCTTCCGTCGTATTGTTTATATTTATTTCCATCAATTTCAATTTCTTCTCCAGGTGATTCTAATGCACCGGCAAACATATTACCGCTCATTACCATATCTGAAAAACATAAACTTTTTACCAAATCTCCAACCTTTGAACAACCACCATCTGCAATTATAAATTTATCTTTTAGTAGTGGGTTATTTGTTCGTGTTTTATGTACATCAATTAAAGCTGATAATTGCGGAACTCCAACGCCAGCAGTAATTCTTGTCAGACATATACTACCTGAACCGACGCCTACTTTAACTGCATCAGCTCCGGCTAACCATAATCTAAACGCACCGCTTCCGGTAGCAACATTTCCTGCAATTAAAAATACATCAGGGAAATTTTTAAAAATAAAATTAGTCATATTTACACAGTTTAGGCTATCACCATGTGCCACATCAACGCATATAATTCTTATTCCAAGATCATAAAATATTTTTATATTTTTATAATCTTCATCTTTAACGCCAACTGATACGCCGATATAATCGAATACGTCTTTGTATTTATTATGAAGTGTTTTCAGTATATCTAACTGTTCATCTGTGGAACAAAATCTATGTAGCAAGCACATACCACCAAGTTTATAAAATTCTTCTGCAACTTGTAAATTTACAATAGTTTTCATATTTGCAGGAAACACTGGGATAGAAAAATTAAGTCCCTTAGATAGGTTGACAGATAGATCTATTTCTGAACGACTTCGTATCTCACTGTATGATGGTTTAATAAGAACATCATTGAATGTTAATGTTTCTTCAAATTTCATATGTGCCTCATTTCATCCTATAAACAACACGACCCTTACTTGTATCATATACGCTCACCTCAACACGTACTTTATCCCCAGGAATAAGTTTTATTCCGCTTTGTCGTATCTTCCCGCTAACCGTACATATGACTGTATAATTATCATTTATTTGAACGAATACTTTATCTCTAACTAAATTTATAACACTACCTTCAAACTCTAATACACCATCTTTATCTGCCATTTATCTGCAATCTCCTTTTATATGTTCTTTCCATCCGGCTGGCTCCCAGCATACAGTATAATCTAAGACGTCAAATTTTATGAGCAAATCCATTTTATTTTTATCAATATCTCTACGCAACACACTATTTATATTTCTAAATAGCTCACGTAAGGTATTTAATCCTAATAAAATTGGCGACACCCTTGCTAATTTTTCATAGAAAAAAAACGATCTAATATATTCGTCCTTACCATAAAAAGAAACAAAATAACAACTTTTATCAAACTTTCCGTTTATTATGAAAACACATTTACTGTTTTTCGCAATAGCATCTGTAGAGTTTCCGAAAAATAAATCAGTACTAATTTTAGTATTTTTACTTATCTGAGTATCATTCATTATGATTCTTGGTATTTTATTTTTAATTTTTAATGAATTCCCAAACTCATCAACCCAATATTCTTCAAATACTAATTTAGATTGATAGTCGCCAGAAAATATTGAATAAGGTTTAAGTCTACAGCTTTTTATAATTTTTGGTAATAGGTCTACATCACCTAACATAGTTCCAACAAGATCTATTCTACCAGAAATTTTATTATATAGTGTTTCTAAATCTGTATTTTTAATCATTGTTTTCTATATGAGGTATTCGTTTTATATGTTCTAAATGATCTACTTTTTCCATTAATTTTAACCATAGCAAATAAGCATTTCTTGTATCTGATTTAGCGTTATGTTTACCGTCTTGTTTTTTTACTCCAAGAAGATCACATGCTGCTTCTAGTTTTAATGATGGCTTCACTAAGCCAATTTTCTTTGCATGATCTTTTGACATATTTAACGTATCTAAATACAATGATAGCGGAAATTGTTTATTGAACATTTCCCACTGCTGCCAGAGAAATTTTCTATCAAAATTAACTACGTTGTGCCCAACTAAACATCTATGCTCTGGTGTTGTATTATCTTCTGACAAAAACTCTTCAACATCATTTATTAGTTGTTGTTTTGATATACCTTTTTTCAAATCATCAATAGTTTTACCTGTGATTTTTAGTGCATCAAAACTTGAATGTTCAGGGAAATTAACTCTCACCTGTCTAGATAGTTGCATTCTATCTTCAGTTCTAAGAATAGATAGCTCTGTAATTTCATGGAAATTATTTTTAAACATAAGTCCATTTGTTTCTATGTCAAGACAATAATATACAATACCAGGCATTATCGCACCATATAGTTTTTTACAAATTTTATCATACTGCTGCCTGATGTATATACCGTAGCTTTTATTATTTTCTTTAATAAAAGATTTGGCTTCATTTGTGTTGGTGTTTTTTTAGAAAATAACTCTAACGCTTCTTGTTCATCATCAGCTAACACCTTATATATTAATGTAATTGGAACCATACATTCTACTTTAACATCATAATATGATTTTACTTTTGGTGCAACAACTTTCTTTTTCGTCTCAGCTTCTTTTTTGCGTTTTTCTTCCATAGCTTTTATTTCATGTGGTTCGCGCCCTTGAACTACTATTTTAGACATTATTTTGTTTTCTTGTATAGTTCATAAAATCTTTCTAAAAACATTTTTTCTGCTTCTTTTGGCTGTACCGGTTCTATACGAAAATTATATGGCTCTATTGGTTGTTTCCAATCTGCGTGTAGAGGAGACATTAAATCTCTTGCTTCTGTGGCAAGCATTTTTAGATCCACAAATTTAATTTCTTCTGGCTCTTCTTTAGGTAATGAAAATTTATATCGTATTACTGATTGAATATTTTCTCCAGCGTTTCTGAAAAACCCAAACTCTTTCAATCGTTTTATTGGTCGGGCAAGATCATTAGTATATGCTTCTTCTGCATCATGTAAGAGCCCGGCTAACTCGTTTTCTTTACTACACATCTTACTAACATAGATTGAATGTTGACCAACGGAATAAAATTCCTGTGAATGACCGGTAAATCTACATAGCATAGAAAGACTATGTGCAATATCTTCTATACATATATCTTCTAATTGTGGATTCAATGGAAAGAATTGTTTTCCAGTATATGTTTGAATCCATCCTGTTGGTTCTATATATGACATTTATCCTGTACTTCCTATACCACCGGTTCGCGGTGCATTTCTTTCTTTAAACATTTTATCCATCTCTTCATTTGAAATATCTTCAATTATTGCATCTTGTCGTCGCACTGGAATAATTTGACCAATAGCATCGCCAAATTTTATAGTTAGATCTTTTCCTAACGATCCTAAATCAGGAATATATTGACCAACAATCTGGCATTCCAGGGGAAATGTTTCATCAATTATTCCAATCAAGTTGTGCATTGATTTTTTAGCGAATGAACTACTTCTAGGATGTAATTCATAGCCCCAACCCGATGGGCAAAAAGATCTAAATCCAAGTGGAATTTTAAAATATTGACCAGCACGTAAAATAATATCTTTTTTATCTTTTGTTGCTGCTCTAACATCGTATCCTAATGCAAACGGTTCTGCTCGTGTTGGCAGAAACCTTTTATCGTTTTTTAAATCTTCTCGTAGAGCAAACTTAAATGTTGGAACGGATTCTTTGTATGGGATTATGGTATCATTCATTTATTAGTTCCTTTCTAATTTTATTCGGCATTATATGTTATATTTATATGGCTATTATCACTTCTCCACCAGCTATTATATTCATCAATAATGATTTGTCAAGTGAGGTATTAAAAACTTTTGTTCGTCAATTGTTTATTACGGAAGTTTTAACTGCAGCACAATTTGACGGATATGTGGCATCAGATGGTTATTGGCCAGCTGAACAAATTGCCAAGGGTTATCGTGTTTTAGTCTTACGAGATCTTTGGGATCAAACAAATCGAAATAATGCTGATATGGTACTCTTTGCAAAATCTGGCTTAGTTTCCGTGCTTTGTAATAAAATTGGTCCTCCTGATATAACCCTTCCAATAAATCAAGTTTATCTTACAGCATTGATAGAACTTAAAAAATGTTTTACTCGTTGCTGTTTTTGTCATTGTTGTTATCGCTGTAATTATTATGATTTATTCGTTGGTGAAAAACGAACAAGAGATTACAATCCTTGGCACCTCGACCCACCATGTATTAGAGATGTAGAGCCAAACCAGTGATCCTACCTATACCCTCTGTCATCATTATACCTATCCTCACTAAATAAATCATCATCTGTATATCCTATGCTCTTAGCACGTCCCCTTAATTCATTGGAATATATAGTCTCTGTACGAGTGTATGATGATTCTTCCCACACATCTTTTTCAATTATACCATTAGATTCATTTTCATCTTCTCTCAGATCATAGTATTGAATTATACTTGAAACATACTGCATTGTATCTTTTGCTTCCTGTATATCAATATATTCATTTCTCTGAGCACCAATTGAATTATGGTATCCACAAGTCATATTTACAGCGTCCTTACACATATGATTCATTTTCAGTGCTAAAACATCTGTCAACATACCATCAACAATATAACGAGGATGATTTATATTTTTTGATATTTGTATCAATCTATTAGCTGTAACATATGAACACAATTGTTCTCCGCCAATACTATTTACTAATTGATGAGATCTATTACCACGATCAACTTGTAATAAAAGATCAAAATCCAATAGTTCTGGAAAATGAACATATTCAGCGCTGACAACACCTACCTCTTCATCTGTCGTAAATAACAACCCTAAATCATATCCTGTATTTAATGCTATCCAACTGTTTATTGCAACACCAAGCCTATCATCACCGCCAACTTGAACATCACAATCTTTATCTTGAATTATTTGTTTCAGCTCATCATCAATTTCCATTGTTTTTATTACTGGATTAACATCTGGTATATCATTACCATGATCTCTACAAACATCAGTGTGTGCTACCAAGCATATCCTTGGCTCTCCTCTTATAGCTAAGAGGTTATGTACTTGCTGATACTTGCCCTTTCTATAAGATGAGTAGTCATCTTCTATAATTCTGAATCCAGCATCAATTAATTTCTTTTTTAGAAACTTCCGTAAATTCCATTCACGAGATTTGCAACATTGCATTATATAATTTTCAAACGAGTAGTTGTTCATTTATTTGCCTCTCATACAATTTAAGTCTTAGCTAAAAGCTGTCAACATAATAAAATATAAATAATTTTCACTAGATCTGATATAATATTCTTTGGGAATAATACTGTATTATAATTGCAGACTCATATCGAGTCAATAGGAGATTTTGTTATGGATTTATTTGATAAAGCTAAAAAATTTGAAAAACTAGCTACTGCTAATAAAGAATACGATTTTTCTAAATCGATCACATTAGCTAATAAATTTGATAAAAAATTCAACAAAACATCTCAAACAGCAAGTTCAACAGAACCTGCCAGAAAAGCACTTGTAAAATTGTTAACTAATCAGTGGACTGCCGACCAAGCCAATTTCCCTGCCGAAGCACGTAATCTATATAGTTCCCTAAGATATCCTCAAGGTGAACTATCATTCCAAAACCTAGCAGATACGGCAACAAAAATATATCAAGTTTTAACAAAATCAAAAAACCAAAATACAATAAATTTTGCCACAAAAAATTTGATGCCATTCATAGATTCATTAAAAGCTCAATCGGCTAAACAACCATCAGTTCCAGCGCCACAACAAGAGTCAACAGTTCAAGTCCCAGAACTTAAAATTACTCCATCAAAATCAAAATATCCATCAATTCCAAAAGACGTTCAAACTAAACTAAATAAAATTTTAGTTCCAACTGGTGATATCTTTCCACTAAAAGAACCACCAGATGGTATCTTAGGACCGGAAACACAAAAAGCATTAGACGCATTCAAAACAAAATATAATTTCGAAAACCTACCATTACCAAAACTTATTGAAAGAATAAGAGAACACGAAGTACCAACAGTATAATTTATTGATATATACTTTTAAGTGGTAGTTCAACAATTTAATAACTTATTCGATTTTTTTAATTATATAGAATTTTGCCCCTTGTGCAAAAAACGCACTGAGCCAACAATTACATTTGCCGGGTTCCTGTCAGGTAGCTTAGATAATAACAACCTAAATCTTTTACCGGCATCATTGTTTAATGAGTTTTCAATAAATTTATTCAACAATAAAATCACGGAAAATTATAATTATAATAATTGCAAAAACTCATCTAAATTAATTATTGGTCGCCAATGTCGCAAATATCATTTTTTTTATTCCGGCACTTGTAATTTATTAAAAAATCTTCTATATATAGATAGTATAATGCTTGAGAAAATCCACTTCATCAGAATGATGCCAGATTCGGTACATATGGCAGTAAATAACGATTTTACAAACTCGCTGTCAACCATACACATAACAGTAAACTATTTTACTAAATTAATAACATTACCAGTAATTGATTTTGATTTTTCTTCAAAAAAAGCAATAGATAAAAAATTAAAAATTATACAGCTTTTAGGATAAAATGCCATCACGAGAATTTGAAACATTTTCTAAACTAATAGAGTATCGAACCAATTGCCCAATATGCTCAAATGAATTAACTTATAAAATATCAAATACAATATTTGGTAATAATAATGATTTTAGTAATGTAGGGTTAACTGGTTCATTGCAAATATCTTTTGATATTACATTAGAAAATGTTAAACAAGAAACCATTGTAGAAGAATTTAAACCTACAACTACCAAACTAGTTCCAATTAAAAAGCTATTCACAACAATAGATATACCAAACAATACAATATTCGGGCACTATACAAATAGCTCGTGCATCTTCGATTTACAAATTTATTGTGATAATACTACTTTCCCACATAAATATCTCGCAGTTGGAGATTTTTCAGCCGATGATGATTATTGTCCAAAAGACGAAAAAGATGAACAGTTTAGTTTCAATATCAAATATATTGATATATATCATGAGATTTATAAATTATATAATATTTTCGAAAATAAAGAAGGGAATGTTATAAATATTATAAATGATTACAACATATCTAAAACCTCTTTCTCCGTTGCAGAAGCTAATATTGATGGATCAAACAAATCCTATAAAGAAAAAAGAATTAATTTAGTCAATGATGATTACTTCAGTTTTGATAATCCCAAAAAAGTATCCTCCAGAATAAATTCAATTTTCCTTCTCGCAGATGAATAACATGAATCTAAAACAATTCATAGATGAATATAAAAATTGTCCATTCTGCCATCACAGCCTGGATGTCTCCTCCAATCAAGCACATAAAATACTAGTAGCAAAAAATAAAATAACAATATCTATGAAAAGCGATTATTTTGTAGAACCAAATCTAGATGTGTTTGAGTTCTCTCTTTCTATTATAAATGGTAATATATTATATACAAACTCCGCAAATCAGTTTGTCTCTCTATACGATCTCAATATCTTTTTACAAAAAGATTGCACATGGTGCGCGGTATATCCAAATTCGTTCAGTAGATCTATTAATATTTTTTATGATAGAACGAAAAGCTCTTTTTCATCTGAACCATATATGGAACATTTTGGCTTTACATATGACGATATTCAATACATTATTATAAATAACTACAATACTAGAGCGTCTAGCTTACTTACAAGCAACGGAAACACACTAAAGAAAGCAACATTTAGATCCGTAAAAATACCATATATACCTTTTGAAAAGTTTGATTTTTCCAATAAAGAAAAAATATTTTCCAAAATCAATTCTATTCTACTTCTGGCATGAAAAAATATATAATGAATCAAATAATAGGTATATGGGATGATGTTATTTTATACAAACTTGCAGCAGATCTTATTGATTGTACTGAGGATTCAGATAGAATTAAAGTATTCATTGTTTATATAAAACAATACAGCGAATCTGCATCTGATCTACTTGACGTTGCAACCTACTATTATAAACATTTAGAGGAATCTTTTAGAAAGCTTCTTATATTAATTTAATTTTCCGCCACTTACAATAACACCAACAGAATATACATTATAATCATGGCTAACACAAAAATCCAAACACTAATCAAAAACTTCAAAAAATCAATATGCAAAACTATGTACGACGCAAAAGATATTGAACAGCAAAAAATCACAATGCGCGCAATGATCTCATCTTTCCATATGATTGGAAATGATAGCGGAATTCCAATGGTAGAATATGCAATCGAAGTAATCAATACAGATTTTCCACATCTAAAAGAAGATTTAGATAAATTATTGCTGCTAATATGAAAAAATATATAGATGAAGATATTATTGATAAAATAATTCAAACAAATGAAACATATTCAATATATGCTATATTTAGCTATGCTGAAATTACTGGAGACTATGATTTTCTTTTATCAGCTAAAGATTATATCAAAATAGTCAATGATAGTTATCGTGGTAGTAGTCTTAATCATATCATTAGATCTGCTACGTTTGGTAGAACAAAAGATGATATGCCATATTTTTCTATCGCAGGAATAACATTCACAATGATTACGGAAGAGGAAGCGGATAAGTACAGGATATTAAAATGAAAACATATGTTGATTTAGATGTAATAAAAAAAGCAGTTGATGTTAGTAATGCTGGAATTTTAATGCGAGATATTCTTGAATATATTCAATATTCACAAAAAACTAATTTTATTATACCATTGAAAGATTATGTAGATATGCTTAGACCGTTAACTTCTGCAACCGGCTCTGTCATTATGTCCGGAAGGTCTGAAAACGATATGCCGTTCTTTTCCATTGGCGGAATTATTTTCCAATCTATAACCGAAGAGGAAGCAGATAAATATAGAATGCTAAAATGATTTTATGTCTTTTTTAGTTTTGTTTTTATGACACAATCGGCATAATACCTGAAGCCCTTTTGTATCACAGAATAGTCTTTCTACATATGTGTCAAAATCAATAAATCTCCCAACAGCAACCTTATGATCAACCTCTATATCCTTCCGCCTAAATACCTTACCGCAACATGCACACCGATACTTCCCCCTCTCAACCTTAGCACTCTTCAACGCACCATTACGTTGCAAACTCTTTCCCCACATTCTTCTCAAACCTTTTTTCACATACTCAATAACAACTTTTCTCATATAACATAATATAACAATGCTATGTAAATCTCTAAATATATCTCTCTGCTATGTATGTTCGTTCAAGTCAGCTCATCCAATGGTAAAATTACATCAGTCCATATGCTGGATCGAATGGTGGGGTAATGAATTCGAATCTTGGGAAAATATAAAAGCATCCCTTGCATCAACCATAAAAACAGAAGGCTTCGAAGGCAATTATTTTATATATCTAAAAGAAGCAATAAAACTATATAAACCAGAATACAGCGAATACTTAGACAAGATATCTCTCCTAATATGAAAACCGCAAAATATTCCCTAAAAGAAATCAAACCAAATATATTTTACTTAGAGTTCTCAGATCAATACGATCTCTGTATGCACTTCCTACGCTATCAAGAGTTCTATGAATCTCCATCCACTAAGTTCCGCAATAAGTCTTTCTCCATTCTTTCTTTCATCCGCTGGTATTCAAAGAAATATGGCAATGGTAATTTTACATATACATCCGATTGGTCAGGCTTCAATATTCCAGATTATATAATCCCAAATGTTCATAACAATCTCATTCCAGATCGGAATATATATGATTATGAGATGCTCAATATCTACATGCATTGTAAAAAATCCTCCCAAAACTTCTACATTATCGGCGCATCAAAGAATGATAAAAATACATTAAATCATGAAATAGCACACGGACTCTTCTATACAAATAAATCCTATAAAACCATTATGACAAAGCTTGTTAAAACTATACCAGCAAACATTCAAAATCAAATCAATCATTGGCTAAAAATCAAAGGCTATACAAAAAAAGTTTTCATCGATGAAACTCAAGCATATCTGTCAACCGGTATGGTATTCCTAAATAAAGAACATTCAAAGATATTCAAACTATCTAAATCTAATAAGAAATCCCTCATTACTATTAGTCTTGCATTCATTAAAGTATTCAATCAATATAATAATGAAAACCTGCAAAGATCTCCTTCCATCAAAACCATGTAATTCCTGTTGGATGAACTCCGCAAATACCGCGTTATATAATAACCCTTCATCTGCAACTTGCTATATCATACATTCAAAACAAGAACTAGAACGCTGCTATGATAATGATAGAGTCAAAACTTATATTCTAAAATGCCTCTCATCTAAGTATAATGATAAAATAGAATACTGCTATTTAGCAATCATAAACTACTTCCCAGATTTTTTAGATATATATAATATAACCCTTTTACTGATGTAATATTTTACCATTTATTTATATGTATCATGATCTCTTAAATAAAGCAATCGCGTTTCAAAAACAAGCCGGGCTTCTTCAAGTTCCACAAAATACTCTCAAAGAGATAGAAGATTTTGCTGTTGGCACGTATTGTTTCTTTATGGCGGAAAAATATAAAACTATATTACAAAATTATAAAAATTTAAATAAAAAACAACGTCAAAAAGTAAGTCAAGATCAGCTTGATGATATAAAAATATGCTATGGATATTGTAAAAGACTATCAGCCAATATCTCAGCCGAAGATAAATCAAGAAAATCTATTAGAATTAAAGGTTCTGATATACCATATGCTCCAAAAGCTGCAGCAAATTCTGTATTCAAAATTATATTGATCTTTGCTAACGACGATAAGTCATCTGAAATGTTCTTTGCAGAAAATGTGAATTCCCGCGGGTTGTGGCAACCAAGACTCCAAAACCATATAAATGATAAAAATGAGATCCTTATAGGTAGGATAGTAATTAAAGAAGATGTCGACAAAAGTCTCAAATATGTGAGAACGTTAGAAACATTACAATATAAAATTGAAGATGTAAAAAGTCTAGCGAGACATGAACTACAACATTTTATGCAGTCATTTATAAAATATATGATAAATCAAATGGGAGGATTACCATCCAAAAAGATCCGAGATACAAAATATGATGAAGATCTAAGTTCCACTGTTGGTATATCTAATAAAGAACACGTACTAGCAGATGAAGAGTTCTATACCAATCTCACAGACTCAGTTCATCAATTCAATCAATATAAAACATTAGTCCCAGCCTCATTTCATAGAGATTATATGCTTGCTTGGGTAAGACATATTCCAGTACAACGGTTCTTCGATCTAATGGAACAAAAACTTATACCAATCTTCAAACATAATATCAAAACCAAATCCCTCAAAACTAAAGAACAAAGAGAGGTTGAATGGGATAACATTACAAATTCTTTCGGATCTGCATCAGAAATGCTAAATCATAGTAATATGTTCAATATCCTAAAACAATTTAACCCTAATAAATATCGTAAAGCTGTGGCAGAGTTTTCTAAAGCTGTTGGATTATAAGGAAATATCTTATAAGAATAATAGAGATCCAAACGTAATTTTGGTACCAATTAGAAATTGATAAAAGTTTTTATATGTTTTGTTTATAATGTTATGTCATTATAATAAAGGATTTATGGATAAAGATTTAGATCTAGCTGGAATATCAACACATAGACATTATGATAGAATAGAGAATGAACAATATGCTTATATTCAAGAGCATATGCTGTATGAATTAACTGTTTATATTATATCGAATAATATAAAAGAGTTCAAGATTGCAATGGTTCAGTTTTTATTGAATGATGATATATTATATAGAGAAGCAGCGGAAGATCTATTGAATACCCAGTTTGAGATGTATAAGGTTGATATAGAGAAGTTGTTGAGTATAGGATGAATATATTAGAAAGACTTATACAAGTCAACCCTAACAATAGTGTGTGTAAATTGGGTAAAAATATATATCAAGTTATTTTTAATAATAGTTGTATTACTTGGAATATGTCAGAGGAGCGAACATTTATTGATTATAATTGTTATGATATTTATTGGTATAAATCAAGTTTTGTGTTGAATTATTTATTACCATTGGAGATAACGGAAGAGCGGTTAGATAAGTTGATGTTGTTGATGTAGTGTTGTTATTATGTTTTGATTGTGTATTAGTGGTATAGAACACGTTTTAACTATTGTATAGAATACGTTTGAGATTGCTGTATAATACGTTTTGATTATGTTTTGATTATTGTTTTGGGACGTTTTAGTAGCTGGGGGAGCCCGCCTACATCCCCCTACACCACAACACATCACGCGACGTTTCCCTACATTACCCCCTCTTACCCTACAGCCTTTCCTACAATTCATTACAACATATTACATCTTTTACATTATTCCACAATGTAATCAATTCCCCTATCTTTCAATACATTCAATCACAATGTATTATTCCTCCCATCCCCTCCCCGTCTCCCCTACACCACATCACCTGAACAGCTCCCACCTCTCCCTACATTTCCCCATCGTTATTCCTATTCAACTATCCTACTCCTCCCCACCATCCCCGACAACCCCCAAGAACTATGCCCCCGTTTCCACTGTAATTCCTCCATACCATTCCAAACATCTCCCTCTATCATCCCACATGCTGTTCAGGTAAGACAGTGTAGTTGAGACGTTTACTACTGGCTATTCGCCCTACATGTAATACATTGACCGCTCAATGATCCATACTACACCTAAGCATGATCTATACATGACCTAAGCATGATCGGCACTTGATCGCTCAACTATTATACTAGAGCGAAGCCTAAAAGCTTCGCTCAAGCGAAGCGCTACATCATACCACATACAATACCGCTCACCCCACCTATATGATCATAGGTTCAACACTTACTGTCCGTTCAGTATGTAGGATGTTCAGCGACTGCTGTATTCAAGTCTCCCACCTGAACCTTGCAAGAAACATGCTAGCACCTTGGCATGGTCTTTGCTAATTCAAGAAACGATCCATAACATTGGCATACAGTTTGCCTCCGCCTACACTATGCTCCAAGCAACTACTACCTTCTTCGAGGAGCTCCCGCCCCCTACATTATCCCACATCCTTGCAGAGCTCCCCTTCGAGTGCTGGCACCACTGGGCGCAATGCCCGTTTCCAGTCGCCACAATGGCGCCAGACGCATCCTGCTAGCTCGCCTTGCCCGTGGCACCCCTAACGCTTCCCTAGCCGTTGCTGGGCGCCCTGGTAGCGATCCCTGCTTACTCTGCAAAAAGTAGCCTACCCCGCAAACCTTTCTTGTCTCCTAACTCTATGAGATCATTCAATACACACATCATCACACCGCAAACCGTTGCGTAGCGTGCAAGCCGTGCCAGCGGCGCCCTAATGATATCATATAGTTAGCACTGCCCAAAGCTTGGCATCCCTCCTGCAATGTACCCTAATTGTCGAGAGTGAACGGTAGGAAGAAAAAAAGACTTCCGCGAGGCTAAAGTAATTCCAAAGCCCGCCGTTCTCTCTAGATAGCACCCCGCAGTAGCTAGCGGGGAAACGGAACAAGTAGGTAGCTCCTACACTAGCGTTAGAAACCTTAGAACGGTGTGGGTCTGCCACATGTCGCCTAAGGTAGAGCATACGACGGAATACCCGTTTTAGCAGGGCGAAGACTGGCAAGCAGTCTGAAAGCCTTATCCCGCTACAGTGCCGACCAATACCCCTTGGGGTATGACCTTGTAAGGTCTAGTCGCTGTAGGTAAGATAGGTAAGGCAAAGTCGCTAATATCGGAAGTGTACCTAGTAGACAGTCTCTATTCTAACGATACGACATATCGCACCTAGAAGGTTTATTCTACGGTTCGGCGATTGTCTTACATGGTCCCCGCTTATGCCACAATGTTGTCGTTGTATTCCCAAGGGAAGCAACTAGACTACATTATCGGCTCTGATAGCGGAAAGTGATAGTGTAAGCCAAAGCGCGACGAGATAGGGAAGTAAGAAACGCTAGGCGCGAGTGCAAAGAAAGCAGATAATACCACAATCTAATACTATACCATACGGCTATCACAAGTAGCCTATACCGGCTAGACGCTAACAACGTCGGCAAGATCGAAACCGCTCCTAACACTGTTAGGGCGGTATGTGCGTTAGGCGCACACTGAAGAGATCGGAGCCAAGGTGGCAAAGAAGAAACGGCTAACCTTCAAGAGAGCACATGTAGCACACTGGAAAGGTGGTGTGCGCCCGAGCAAGAAACTACGGCATACGTTTACAAGTAGCCGATGGCTGCACAAGGGTGGATGAATGAAGTGTCTAATTCTACAATCAAGCAATTGCCTTTGCGAAGTCTGCAAGGCACTCACAAGTAAGCAGATACGGGACATTCGCTACCATATGACGCATAGGGTAGGAATGAGCGGCAAGGCTACCAAGAGACTTAGCGGGAAACGAGCTAAGACGAAAGAATACACTGAAAAGAGCTTCATCCTGTAAGGCTTGAGTGTCTGCTAATGTGTGTAAGATCATAGTCTTGCATACATTGTCGGGCAATAAGCTCGAAGGTCAAACAACACAACATAGGAGATACACCCACATGGATACCATCAATACCGCAACTGTCGCCGCTGTCGCACAAGAGACCACCAAGACGGCAAAGGTGCTGAACGGTGAGCAGATTGCTACCATCACCGAATGCCTGCGCACCTTGCACACCTTGTGCTGGGATGCCGGCAAGGGTGAGCATCTGCCGACGAGCTTCGAGACGCTTACATTCGACCAGATCGGCTCCGTGTGTGTGCGGGCAATCAACGCACTTGCAACGGTACAGCAACGCGCGAAGAACGAAGCCGAGCAGAAGGTGCGACATGCACTCAGCAAGGTGCTCGAAACCTACATGGCAACGGCGCGTGCGGAAAAGGCAGAGTACGATGCTCTTAGTGCGAGCTTGAAGGCTCGTTTGGGCGCGTTCGATGCTACGGCAAAGGTGCCAGTGGAAGCGTTGCAAGGCATCCTTGGCACGTCTAACCCGAGTGTCATGGTCAAAAAACTGCACGATCTTGGCTTGAAGATCGATGGGCGAAGCATCGCGAAACAGAAGAACGTGTCGCACATTGCCATCCCACTGTCTGTCTAAGCCACACAAGTAAGAACGGCTCTGCTAATATCCCACACTGTCATAGGTATGGGATATTGTTGGGGTTTTTCATACAATGAAAGGACAACGGCATGTTTACTCGTCAAGAACTCTTTATCCTACAAGGTGCGCTTATGCAACGTATTGTGGAAGCTAACGAAACGCTGGAAACAATCAAAGATTCCGGCGCTACTAAACTGATTGCCACAATGAAAAAGGGCATTGCTAACTTGAATACCTTACGGGATAAGGTGCGAAAAGAATTGAGTGTCAACACCCTGAAAAGTAAGACAATGGAACACGTCGTCACGGATTGTGAGAGCAATCGCACCTTCTGTCTCTTTGTGGAGAATGGTGCTCTGGTAGGTCTACAGGAACTACATGCCGCAGGCAGGGATTCTCGGTGGGTCAATGTGGACAAGCTGTCATCGGATGGGGGAGATTGGTGGGAACAGTGGGAGGGTGAAGTCAAAGCAGGAAGGTTCAACCGCAAGTCGCACGATCCTAACCCTTGTGTGGATACGTCCTGCCTTAACCGATAAGTGGTCTTATTAGGGGGAAAAGTATTGATCGCCCCCAGAGAAAGTGTCATATCCTACATACAGCCTCATGTGAGTAATCATATGGGGTTGTGAGGAGGTATACGACAATGGATATTGGTAAACGAATTGCACTCAAAAGGTATGTCGCTGCCCTCATGGACTCACAGGCGGTCGATCTGCTTACATTGCGGGACGATCTGCGCAAACTTGCAGACATTGTGCTCGACACCTACATGACACCTCAGCTCTACAAGCATACATGTATGGAATGCCATGTGGAGTTCTCTATCATGTGTTCTCCCAAAGAAGATCGTCGCCCGGATACATGCGTGGAATGCTACGAGGGGGACGGCAAGGTGCAAAGTATACTTCGTGAGCCGAAGTACGAGTATACGCGATATGAGAACGATCGCAATACAATCATTCCAACTGGCTGACATGTCTGCTAATATCCCATATGACAAGTGTGGGATATTGTTGGACAATTCAGGAGGTAAGACAATGAACCCCATTAGCGCATATCTACTAGCACAATGCGTTGTATCCGACAACGGAAGTCTTTTCCTTTCATCGGATGCCGTGCTTGAATACGCACACATTGTCGTCGGCGATAAGTTGAACGATGCTATTCTTGCATTCGGCGATGAAGTGGTCAAGTGTGCGACGAAACTTGGAATATGGATCCTGTAATGCAAGATAACATCATTCATATCATGCGCGAACATGCTAATAGTTGTATGCAAGCGTATAAGAAGAATCCGAACGAAACTAACTACATGATGTGGCTTAGCCTACAAGATGTGGTATGTGCTCTGGTTCGTAGACAACTACGCAAAGTCAAGCGATAAGCGGAGGAAACACACATGTACGATTACGACGAAGAAGAAGGAATGGTTCCAGACATCAGCATACATGCTGAGCCTCGTCCTTGCACTCGGTGCAAAGGTGAGAAAAAGAACTTCCGTGCGGGATTCACATACGAAGGGACTACATATCCCGACAAGTGGGAAGTCTGCAATGGCTGTAAGGGCGAAGGCTTCTTCGCTGAGCCTGACTACGAGGCGATTACATCACTTATGACTACTGGTAAGGGCGATAAGTACCGTATGCGGTCAACGATGACAAGTACGAAAGCCTTTCAGAGCAACGATAGGAACCTACGTCGTGCTACATACGTGCATAGGCTTGCATGTTTCCACGGTCGTCGGAAAGCAGGCGACCAGTGTATGCCAGTTATGGCAGATATCGCACTTGGTACGGATCCGTGGAAAAAGGAATTGAATACCTTTGCCGAGTCAATCGCTAAAAAGTTCTTCGGAACCGACATGGTGGGTGTTAGTCGCTGGGCTCGTGCATTAGGCTACTAATAACTGACGTATCTGCTAATATCCTATACAGTCATATGTGTAGGATATTGTTGGATAATTCAGCAAAGGAGACTGCAATGTCTAAGATTGCATACATTACCCCACATGTATTAGCGTGGTGTGGTTGGATGTTTCTTGTTTACTACATGGTGAGCCGATGAAAGCGCTTGTCATGACAACGGGTCAAACAACGTTGGAAGCGTTGGAAGTAAGCAGGTTGCGTGTGGAAGCGCGCATGCTCGCATA